GGATAGACTAGGTCACGACTTTAGATATTCCATAGATAATAAAAAAATTAAATCTCTAGGCATAAGCCTGGATACAGACTTTAATAAAAACTTGCGAGAAACAGTTGAAAGTATGTTAGGAGCGTGCAAGTGAAGGGAATAATTCTTGCAGCTGGGCTTGGTACAAGATTGTATCCTATTACAAGCTGTATTTCAAAACAGCTCCTGCCAATATACAATAAACCAATGATATACTACCCGTTGTCAATATTGATGCTAGGGGGAATAAAAGATATACTCATTATAACAAATCCCCACGACGCAGATAGTTTTAAAAAACTACTAGGTGACGGATCCTCACTTGGTTTAAAAATACAATATGATATTCAAAAAGAACCAAGAGGGATCGCAGATGCCCTTATAATAGGCGAATCATTTATTCAGTCTGATTCAGTATGTCTTCTTCTTGGAGATAATATATTCTATGGTCATGAAATGCCAGAATTGTTAAAAAATGTTGTTAACAATGTTGAAACTGGAAAGTCAAGCGCAGTTGTATTTGGATATCCAGTAAAAAATCCAAGAAGATACGGTGTAGCAGTTTGTGATAAGTCTGGTTATGTTCTAGATATTCAAGAAAAGCCAGATAACCCAAAGTCTGACTGTGCTGTAACTGGTTTGTATATGTACGACAATACATGTGTTAGAAGGTCAAAAGAGCTTGAACTATCCGGAAGAGGTGAATTAGAAATAACAGATTTAAACAAGCTATATTTAGAGGAAAAAATTTTAAATATAGAGATGTTAGGTCGAGGTCATGCGTGGTTTGATACTGGGACATTTGAAAGCTTTTATGAAGCTAGTAATTTTGTTAGAAGTGTTGAAAATAGGCAAGGCCTTATGATATCAAATGTTCATGAAATAGCTTTTAGATGTGGATATATAACGCGAGATGAATTGTTAAGCTTTGTTGAAAAGTGTGGTGAAAATACATACAAGGAGTATCTTATAAAAGTCTTAAGCAAGAGTGATAAAGATGGATAAAGATTACCAAAGATTTATATCTGACTTTGAAATTTCTAGCTTTACAGACTATATTTCTAAATCTAAAAAAAGTGAAGAGAGAACATTTCATACATCAAAAGGTCAAAAAAAATATGCTGACTCTAGCTTAATATTTGAAATAAAAGATGAGTGGATAAAAAAAGATATAAGTCCAAAATTTTTATTTGCACACTTTCCACCTTTTAAAAATGAGCTAGAAGCTTTAGATTTTCCACTTTTTGTAAAGACAATTTTTCCTAATTCTATAGTAGATATAACATATGATAAGGGAACAACTGACTTTTTATCATTTAGAATTTCTGATAATAAAATAATAAACCAGACTTCTAGTCTTGAGGGTGGATATGACTATGTGATAGGTCGTTCTGGTGTTTTTTCTAATATGCTTCGCAGAGAATCTCATAGGGATATGTTAAAAAAATCAGGTCCAAAAATTCAAATAAAGCCAATGGGTCTTAAAAAAAATAGAGAGAATTGTGATATTTTATTTAATGATGATTTTCTTTTCTGCCCACCATCACCATATTTTAGAAATAGATGCAAAGACATATTAAAAGAAATTGATAAGAAAAACATAGCTATATTTTTAGGAAAAGTTGGAAGAGAAAAAAATCAACTTGACTATATTAGAAAGATAAAAAATGAAAATATAGGCGAATATTCAATAGTTTGTCTTGGAAATAATACAAGCGAACCAGTTTATGCAAATAGAATTAGAGAAGAATGTAGAAATAGAGGGCTCAATCTTTACATGATCAATCAAGTTGATCACAACGTTGTTCCCGTTTTTACGTGTATAAGCAAGATTCATATTATAAATTGTGACCCAAGACCTTTTGGTCAACCATATGATCCCATTCCAAGATGCATAGGGGAGTCTGCTATATCAAATTGTCATTCTCTTGTTTCAAAGACTACGCTTTACAATAGCGAAATGAGTCCATTTTTAACTGAGTATGATCATGAATCTGAATCTTCCATTAATAGCAGATTTATATTATCAAAAAATATAAATACTGAAGAGTATTTTAAAAATCTTTTAACTATGGAAGAAAAGTGTATGATGATTATGAATAGGGTTCTTAGTTATGGCAAAGCATAAAAAAGAAACTGTGCTGCTAATAGGTCCTCATCCTGATGATGTGTTTATATCATGTGCAGGATTCGTTATATCAGCTATTGACAAATATGAATTTATTATCTGCTGTATGACAACAATGGGTGAAGATGACTACAGGGAGCGGCTAGATGAAGAAAGTGCAGCGTGGTCCAGGGTTTCTAAGGATATAGATGTTATCTTTTTTAATTCTGGCACTGATACAGAGCTTGAAAGTAGTAAAAATATCATTATACCTTTCATAGAGAATATTTGTAATGAAAGAAATCCTTCAATGATTTTTATACCATACCACACTGATACACATCAAGACCATACAGCACTATCGAATGCATGCCTATCAGCTTGTAGATATAGAAAAAATATTATATTCTATGAGACACCGTCAACATATAATTTTCAACCAACAGTGTTTTGTGAACTATCTGATGAAAACATCGATGCAAAGAAAGATATATCAAGAGAGTATAGATCACAAGTATTAGGTGATAAAAATTACAAGATTACACTTGCTGAGATAATAGAGTCAAAAGCTCTATCTAATGGTGTGAAAACAAGGGCGTGTAAATATGCTGAGGGATATATGCCATTTAAATACTTTCTAAGGTAGAAACATGAAAGATCTCATAGTAACAATACACCAGCCTGAACATTTTCCATATGAGGGTTTTTTTAAAAAAATGGAAATGAGTGATATTTTTGTAATATTAGATAGTGTAAAATTTAAAAAAAATAATTTTCAAAATAGAAATAGGCTTGTAAACAATCAGGGAAAAGAAGAGTGGTTTGGATTCCCAGTTCCAAAGAAAAGCAATAGCATGATTATCAATGAAGTAGTAGCATGCGACGAAAGTGTCAACCCGTGGAGAAAAAAACTTTTAAAAAATCTAAAATACAATCTCGACATAGAGGCTGATAGATTCTATAACCATGAAACACTAATTGAAATAAACATGTCAGGAATTAACTGGGTAAGAGATCAGTTAAAAATTAACACTCCCATAGTATATTCATCTCAACTCGCTGCCGCTGGAGCAAAAACTGATTTATTAGTCGAGATATGTAAAGAGCTAGGGGCATCTGAATATATTTCAGGAAATGGCGGTAGAGAGTATTTAGATTTAGAAATGTTTAAATCTGAAGATATTAAGGTAAGCTTTTTTCAATCTAAAGTTTCCAACTACTACTCAATGCTATATAATTTATCAAAATAAAAAAGGCTGGTTTTATAATGAAAATTGGAATAATAGGGCAGGGATTTGTTGGATCTGCAATCAAAGCAGGACTTGAAAAATTCTATACAGTTCTTACATACGATATCGATATCTCGAAATGTAACAATAGCCACGAAGATGTATGCGAAAATTCAGATATTATTTTTGTATGTTTGCCCACACCCATGAGAAAGGATGGGTCTTGTGATACAAGAATACTAGAAGATGAAATTAAAAAAATAGATACTGAGTGCTCAGGTAACAATAGAAATAAACCAATTCTTGTAGTTAAATCTACTGTGCCACCTGGTACAACAGAGTCTATAAACAATAAGACTTTTCTTGATGTCTGTTTTAGTCCAGAATTTTTAACAGAGGCAAATTCATTTGATGATTTTAAAAATCAAACAAGAATAATAATAGGCGGACCAAGACCGGCAACGGGAAAGGTAAAGCGAATGTTCAGAAGAGCATTTCCAACAACACCTATAATAAAAACTGGTCATAGAACTGCAGAAATGGTAAAGTATTTTACAAACAGCTTCCTTGCTTCAAAAGTTATTTTTGCAAATGAGATGTATGATATATGCACATCTCTAGGAATAGATTATGATAAAGTGACTGAATATTCTCTCTATGATAAGCGAATCGGAAGAAGTCACTTGATGGTTCCAGGGCCAGACGGAGATAGGGGATATGGCGGACACTGCTTTCCAAAAGATGTAGAGGCTATAATTAAATTTTCATCCGAGGCGGGCGTGGATGCTAGTCTTCTAAAGAAAGTTAATGATATAAACAATACCATACGATCAAATAGAGATTGGGAAAATATGAAAGGAAGAGCTGTAAGTGAAGACTAGCCTAGTCACCGGTGGATGCGGCTTCATAGGAAGCCACATAGTCGACAGGCTTATAGAGCTAGGGCACAACGTAAGAGTTATTGACGACTTATCCGCTCAGGAAAATGAGGAGTTTTATTATAATGATAAAGCAAAATATTGGAAAAAAGATATTTCTAAAGATGACTGTTGCAATATTTTTGACAATGTTGATTACGTATTTCACCTTGCTGCCCGTAGTCGCATTCAGCCTACTATTAAAAATCCTGGCTCTTGCTTTGAGGTTAACGTAGTAGGTACACAGAGGGTTCTAGAATGGTCCAGGTTGAACTCTGTTGATAAAATTGTATATTCTAGTACGTCATCTTTATACGGACAACAGAATTCAATTCCGTTCCAGCCGAATATGCCTTCTTACTGTCTAAACCCATATTCAATGTCAAAATGGATGGGAGAGCAGGTTTGCAAGCTATACTTTCAGCTATATGGAGTCAAAAGCATAGCGCTAAGATATTTTAATGTTTATGGACCTAGAGAGCCAATTAAAGGGCATTATGCTCCTGTTATTGGACTATTTAAGAGACAGTCATTAGAGGGTAGAAGAATGACTATTGTCGGAGACGGTCTACAGAAAAGAGATTTTACCTATATTGACGATGTTGTCTCTGCAAATATTTGTGCTATGTCATCAAGTATTAATCACAGTGTGTATAACGTGGGAACTGGTAAAAATTATGAAATTATTGAAGTTGGTGATATGATAAAAAATAATTCTGGGTTTGAGCATATAGGCGAAAGGCCAGCTGAGGTAAGAGAGACCCTTGCAGATATTAGCAAGACTACATCTGAACTAGGGTGGAAACCTGTATGGTCACTTGAGGATAAAATTAACGAGTATTGATAATGACAAATAAAAAGAAAAGAAACTGGACAAAAAATAGAGATATTCTTAAGTCTATTTCGAATCCTTCAAAAGATTCCTATGAAATTAAGATGAAAATTCCAGAGCTTACATTTGAGGGAGTACGTGGCCAACCAGATTTTGCAAAGCTTTATATCACATTTTACCCTGGCGACAAAGTTATAGAGCTAAAATCTTTAAAGGAGTATTTCTTTGCATTTAGATCTCAGCTATATTCTTACGAAAGAATTATCAATGTTATCTATGATGATATGATGGCAGCCTACGAACCCTCAAGACTTCGACTTGTTATGACTTGTAATCCAAGGGGTGGTATATCGTCTAAGCTTACTGTAGATTCTGATTGGGGAGTAAGGGGCGGAAAAGATATCTTTAAAGACTGGGTCGGTCAAACTGATGAGTGGTGAAATACATGAGTGGCTCGTCTATATAGTTGACAAGCATGGCTTCCCGGGAAGTGTTGCAAAAGAGTTTCAGGTGAAATCATATACGCTTCTTGGGGCAGCAATGAAAGCAGATAGGATAATTAAAAAAGAACATCCAGGCTGGAATATACAAAGGCTGTGGTGGCTTAATCCAAAGATGTCAAGAAGAACTGTATAGTTTTTATCCTATATTGTGAAAAAATAAGGTTTTTTGTGTAAAATATATGTAGGAGAAAAAATGAAAGACACTACAAAGAATAGCTTTCCAACTGGAAAACCTCATATTTCTTTTTCTGAAATAAAGATATGGAAAGAGTGCTCATGGCGTCACAAGCTAATATACATTGATAAAATAGATATGTTTGAACCTTCACCCTATTTAGGATTTGGAACAGTCGTTCATGAGGGATGCGAGAATATTCTTGAAGGAAAAGATCCAGATAAGGAGATTCTATTAAATAATATTAGAGATGATTTTAAAACACACGGATTTGATGATCCCGAATGGGTTGAAAAACAGCCCGGATGGTATAAAAAATCATCAAATGTCGGCGTAGAGAAGTGGTGTGAGTGGGCTGTGAATATGTGGACAGAAGTTCCAGACTTCCTAGATAAAACATTCCCGGGCTGGGAATGTTTTGATGCAGAAGAGTCACTTTATGAGTCAATATCGAAAAGAGATATATCCTTTAAAGGATATATTGATGGAATTATAAAAGTTCCAAAAAAGAGAGGGTCCGGGTTTAACTATTGGATTATAGACTGGAAAACTGCTGGTACATATGGCTGGAGAAGAGATAAAAAGCAAGACTTGGGAATGACTGCACAGCTAATTCTCTACAAGCACTTCTGGGCAAGAAAACACGGTATTGATATAAAAGATGTTAGATGCGGATTTATTCTCTTAAAAAGAGGCGCCAAACCTGGAAAGATATGTGAGCTTGTGACAGTTTCTGTTGGTCCGAAATCTCTGGATAGAGGAAAAAAATTAATGAACAACATGATAGGTTCCGTTAAAAAAGGAATGTTTTTAAAAAATAGAGATTCATGTACTTATTGCCCATATTATCTTACAGACCATTGTAAATAATATTATGTTCAATCTTTAACAGATTTATTAATTTGTGTACTATTTGTTAGACCGGAGTTCACTACAAAATGAAGAAAAAAATATTAGTTTTATCTGATCATGCACTTTCAACATCTGGCGTGGGAGTTCAGACTAGACATTTAATTGAGGGTCTATTAAAGAAAAACAAGTACACTTTTAGACAGTTTGGTGCAGCACTAAAGCATGCAGACTACAGGACTGTTGTTGTAAATGATGACTTTATTATCAAGCCAATAGATGGATTTGGAGATAGAGAGACACTCAGGGTGACACTGGCAACAGAGAAACCAGATGCACTTTTAATATTTACTGATCCCAGATTTTTTATCTGGCTTTTTGAAATGGAAGACGAAATACATCAAATATGTCCAATTATATGGTGGCATGTATGGGACAATACACCATATCCGAAGTTCAATGACCCGCTGTACAGAGCAACAGATTCAATTAACTGTCACAGTTATCATACTTACACACAGCTTAGTGAACACCATAGTGAAAAAACAAATTTTATCCCACACACAGTTCCAGAAGAGATATTTAAAAAACTTCCAGAAAATGAAAGAATTAACAGTAAGCGAGCTCTTCTTGGAAATAGCAAAGAGGATGACTTTGTAGGAATATGGATTAATAGAAACGCAAAGAGAAAGAGATCGTCTGATGTATTAGAATCATGGAAAATTTTCCTAGAAGATCTTGAAAAAAATGAAGGTCATAGAAATGCAACTCTCATTATGCATTGCGACCCGCATGACCCAGAAGGTGCAAATTTATTAATAGTATCAGAAATGATGGGAATACAAGATAATGTACTATTCTCAAGGGATAGAATAGATTTTGATCAAATGAATATTCTTTATAATATATCTGATTTTTGTTTAAATATTAGCTTTGCAGAAGGCTTTGGACTATCAACTCTTGAGTCAATGCAAGCTGGAACTCCAATAATTGCTGCAAAAACAGGAGGCTTAACACGACAGGTTGTTGATCATAGGGATGGAACTGAAAATGGCGTTGCGCTAGACATAGATTTCAAAACCCTTGTGGGATCGCAAGGTGTGCCGTACATACATGAAGACTATGTCTCTTCTGAGAATGTAGCAAAGGGAATTATGAAAATGTACAACAAGACTGATACTGAGAAATCTATGCTCTCAGATAAAGTTATGAGATACGTTAAAAATTCATTTTACTATGATGATATGATAGATTCCTGGGATAAAGAGTTGACAGCTACAATCCAAAATTGGAAAAATTCATATAAAAGATACAGCATTAAAACAATATAGGCAAGTTTAGATGATTAGAGCAATTATTAGAGCACCAATGTTATCCGTTAGCGGATACGGAGTTCACTCAAGACAGATATTTAGATACTTAGAGAATTCTAAGTTTAACTTTGATGTAGAGACTCAAATAGTAAGCTGGGGAAATACACCGTGGCTAATAAATCCTAGTTTTGAAAACGGTATAGTAGAAACTATAATGAGCAAAACTCAAGGCAAAGAGTCAATTGCTGATATATCCTTTCAGGTACAGTTACCTGATGAGTGGGATTCCAATCTTGCTCGTATCAATATAGGAATTTCTGCTGTTGTTGAAACTGATAGATGCAGACCTGAATGGGTTGATGCATGTAATAAAATGGATGCCATAATAGTTCCATCGAACCATGCAAAATCTTGCCTAGAGCTATCTGGAAATCTAAATGTAAAAGTCTATGTTGTACCTGAATGGTTTTTTGAGCAAATCACGGAAGAAGATTTTTCAGAAAATGAATTTTCAAACAAAGACTTTGGAACAGACTTTAATTTTTTAATATTGTCCCAGCTAACTGGACAAACACCAGAGACTGATAGAAAAAATATATTTTTTACAATTAAATGGATTTGTGAGGAGTTTAAGGATGATCCGGATGTTGGAATTGTCCTTAAGACAAATCATGGAAGAGGAACAACGATTGATCGAGAACTAACTACAAACCTTTTGAGAAAGCTTGTAAGCGAAGTTAGAGAAGGTCCGTATCCTAAAATTCATCTTGTTCATGGAAATTTATACCCGGAGGAGATTTCCGGATTATACAGGAACGATAGTATAAAATCGCTCGTAAGCCTTACGAGAGGAGAAGGCTTTGGCTTGCCTCTATTGGAAGCTGCAGCATCTAACTTACCAGTAATCACAACAAACTGGTCAGCACATACAGAGTTTCTATCTCTTGGAAAATTTTTAAAAATAGACTATGATTTAATTAATATTCCGAAAGAAAAAGTTGATAATAGAATATTTGCTGATGGAGTCAAATGGGCAGATCCCCACGAAAAAGACTTCAAGAAAAAAATTAGAAAATTTAGAAAAAAATCAAATATTGCGAAAGAATGGTCAGGGTTACTTGGCGAGAGAATTAGGGCAGAATATTCAAAAGAAGAAGTTTGCAAAATATATGACAGAGTTTTGGGTGAGATACTAAAACAATGACATCTTTGTATTTTTTTATATCTTTATCTTCACTGTTTTTTCTGCTTCTCTCTGCATCAATTTATCTTAATGTAAAAATGGGATTAACGATACTAAAAATTGAAGATTCCATAGAGGAGTCTCTTGACATAATTGATGAAAGATATGAATCGATATCAAAAATACTTGAAATTCCTATTTTTTTTGACTCTATTGAAGTTAGACAGGTCGTAGAAGATATTAGGAGAACAAAAGTATCTCTTTTAAAGATTGCAAACTCACTTTCAAACGTTAATTATGAGAATGAAAAAATAGAAAATAGAGATGTAAAATGATAAAAAGAAAAAGAACTATAAGAAGGGGAAAGAAAAAAAGTAAAAATAATTATTTTAGTCAAGATACTCATGACGCTATTAGGGTATATCAAAATACTGAAAAGCTTGCTGGTAAGCATGCAATATACATAAAGGATATACTTCCTGCGTTTAACAAACTTGCCGAGAATTTAATTTTTATACACAAGTTTGCAAAAAGCCCAGAAGCATTTGAGAGACTAAAGTGTGATTGTGTAACTTTTTTATATGAAACACTTCATAAGTTTGATCCAGATAGAGGAACAAAAGCATTCTCTTATTTTAACGTAGTTGCAAAAAATTGGCTTATTATCCAAAGTAAAAAAACAGCCAAGCAAAGAAAGAGAACTATAAGCATAAGCGATATTGAGGAGAGCACAGGCGCAGAAATAAGCTTTCACGAATCTTTTAAAGTTCAACCATCACAAGAAAAAAATATAATTAGAAAGGAATCAAAGCAAGATCTTGATAATATCCTAGTACAGATAAAGTCAAATTTAAAAACAGAGAAAGAGCATGCATGCATGGATGCAATAATATCTCTTTTTGACAGGGTTGATGATCTTGAATTATTAAACAAGAGAGCAGTTTTTGTATATTTAAGAGATATATCAAACTTATCACCAAAGCAATTATCTGTAACGATGTCTAAAATAAGAAAGCATTATAGAGAAATTTCTGATAAGGGCGATTTCTTTTTATTTTTCGGTGAGTAAAATGGATAAAAAAAATAAATCATTTATGCAAAAAGTTAAGGAAAAGGAAGCGAAAATATCTAAATTCTCAGAGCTTCTTGACTCCCTTGAGAACACGGAGGACAAGAAAAAACTTTTATGGCGTGAGATATATGAAAATGCACTTACTGACAGGGAGAATGCAAATATTCTACTTGTAGATCTGCTAATGCAAACAAAGGGAAGCCTTGCAAATCACGGATCATACGGGACAATACTATCAAAATATCTAGAAAGAATGTCAAAGTGCAATGATCAAATTTTAAGACTTGCAGAGATTATAGGCAAGGAGCAAGAAACATCCATTGATATAAACGATATTTACGGAAAGATCAATGAGTCTTAAAAGATTTAGAGATTCAACTTCGAATAGTACCAGTACAAATCCAAATGAAAGCCCTGGTCAGGGAAAAAGTGTTGGAAAACGAGGAAGGATTCTTTATGAGGCTGTTGTAACAAACTTTTTCTCAAATCCTTCATTTGATTTAGAGCAAAATCCTCCAAATGATCCTGATAAGACTTATGCAGAGTCAATGGAGAAGGGTGTAAATCAGGTAAAAAATACATCTTTTATTAGAAAAATGCCAAGATCATCTGTCTCTGCCATTGTTGTATCTGACAGGGAGGGTTGGAAAACTCAAAAATCTGAGATATTTTATCCACTCTTTCCCCATCTCACAATGCCAGTAAAGCCGGGTGAGAAAATATGGATTATATATGATACTATAAATAGAGAAAAATCAAGAAGGGGATACTGGATTGGAAGAATATCATCAAATATTAATATAGATGATCAAAACTATACGCATTTAGATAGAGAATTTTTATATTCTAGTGTGGGTGTTTCAACTACAAGTGCCCTTGACGCAGCATCAGGAGGATCATCATACGAAGATACTGATATCTATAGTTTTATAGCCGGTGCGGGAAATAGAAATAACAATACCCTTCCAGGATCTGCGCCGTATGACTCTATTGTTTCTAATTCTATGTCATATGTTGAACAATTTAACGGTGAGCCAGTCCCGAGATTTTCGCCTAGGGTTGGAGATTTTATACTTGAAGGATCAAATAACACTCTCATCTCACTTGGCCAAGATAGACCATCTCTTACTGGACCAGTTGATGAATCGGGCATAAAGGGAATAGGGACGATTGACATAGTTGTAGGAAGAGGACAGTCAGAATCAACAGCACCTGCAGGTGATCCGATTGAACTGGAGAAAAGAGGAGAGAATTTAGACCCATATAGCGAGACAAATAAATGGCCTCAATTTCAAGATACACCTCCAAATGAAGGTGAGGGTAATCCAGATTTTGCAACTGACTTGTCGAGAGTATATGTCTCGATGAAAACAAACGGTGATGCAAATTTTGGGCTAGCATCTATTAACTCTCTAGGCTCTACGCCTGAAGTTAGTGAGGCACCATATATTATAGGAAAGTCAACAGAGATCAGGCTAGTCTCAAGAGATGGCGGAAGCATAAGGATGATAAAAGAGGGCGACGCCCAAGCAGAGATTTGCATCGCATCAGATGGAAAAATTGTTATCGAAGGTACAAATTCTGCAAGATCTGCACAAAAAGTTATACGAGGCGAAGATTTAGCAAAAGCTGTTTCTGACTTTAGCACTAATATTGCATCAGCTATGATAAAAACATTTGGAAATATGGGCGGAATGATAGTCGATGGCGGAATAGCATCGTCATGCTCAACACTAGCAGCAGATGTAGAGCTTGCACTAAGCTCAGAAGTATTTATTAAGTAGGAAATTATGGGCATTACATCACCAATGGCAGACTGCTTATCTGCTCCAGATGAGATATTTACAGCATATTTTGATCCAATAGTTGAAGCTATGATGATGTCTGTAACTCCTATAATAGAGCCTTTGTGCATAGCCTTGTGGAATAAACCAGACATAAAAATTGCGTTTGAGATCATTGCAGAGTTTGGATTAAAGCTTCCGGATATAGCATTAGATCCCCTTATACTATTTGAACTTGCAGGAATTGAGCTGCCTAGTATTTTATTAGGTTTTGATATAAGCATGGAAATAGCCATAGATATTGACTTGCCTACATTGCCAGCTTATAATATCGCTATTGGAATGCTACTTATACCAATTGACATAGTAATAGGCTGGATAGATAGCTTTCCAGTAATTGAGCTTCCAACAATAGATCTTATAATAGATCTTCTAATCGATCTAGGGTTTGATCCAAGCATAAATCTCGAATGTGTTGCACAAATTATTATGATACCTTTTGAAGTAATAGGCGAAGTTATGGCAGCTACAGACAAACCGTCTATATGTGAATAAAATGAGTGTAAAAGATATAAAAGAGGGCTGGCTTAACTATATGAAAAGAGCCATAGGCAGAAGATCGCTGGACGAAAAACTATCGCTAGAGGTTGAAAAAAGAGCTAAAATCTGCTCTGATTGCCCGTATTTAAAAGTAATTTCAAAAAGTAATAATAGAATTTTCTGGGGAATGTGCAAGAGATGTGGGTGTGTTTTTCCCGCTCTTGTCTATTCTCCTTCAAAATCTTGCCCTGAGAATAAATGGAATAGTATACCTGACGATAAATTGAGTTAGAATACAATTGTGCATTTGCACAATTTCTAATATTAAGGGGTAGAAATGAAACAAGAAGAAGTAAAAAAGATAGCAGAGCTTAGAAATTATATTATAGGATTCTATAAATCAATAGAGGGCACAGAGTCACCAGGATCTGCTGTGATGAAATCAGCAGATATTGCATATTTTTGCGAAAGTGTCATAAGGAGCGCTGATGATATATTAAAGCCGTATGTAAGCTTTAAAAATTCAAAATAGAAATAATAATTGATACTGCGTCTTTCTAAATTTTTTATTCAATATATTTAGATACTAGAGGTGTAAATGGGTGCATACGAAGATGAATATGAATGGAAGTCATCTGGGACTATAACGGCAACAATGTCTGGGTCGGAGTTTACTCCTTCACCAGCGCCTGTCGGTGTTGTAATACCTCTTGCGCCGGGAACAGATCTTTCAGGAATATTTGAAATGACTTACAACGGTGCTAAGCAGATTGCCTATAATTTTCAAAATCTTGTAAGCACGAATCACGGAGAAAGAGCAGGAAATCCGGGATATGGTGCAAATCTTAGGCCTCTTTGTGCAGAATATTCAAGACTTAGCTTGAGTGAGTTTGAATCTGAGGCAATGAGTAGAATTAAAATTGCTGTAGATAAATTTCTTCCTATAGTTGAGCTAGATAATTTCACAACAAGTTATATTGAGGATGATGATCCTGCACTTCTTAGGATTGATATGAATATAAAATTTAACATACCAATGTTATTTTCAATGGGAAATAACATAAAGGTATCGTTTGCCCTACTTTAAAAAAGAGATAAGATGTCAAGTAAAAAAAATAAATTAAAAAGCATTAGAGAATCGCAGAGATCATATTTGAACAGGGATTTTAATTCCTTCAGGGCAAGTCTAACTCAATATGGAAGAACATTTTTCTCAGATAAGATTTCTGACTTCAGTGAAAACGGATTTGCCGGAATGATGATAGAGTTAAATGCATATGTTGGTGATGTAATGTCATACTATATGGATCATCAATTTCAAGAACTTGATCTTAATCAGGCAACTGAGCCTAGAAATATTGAAAGATTAATAAGAAATACAGGCGTCAAAATAGAAGGGGCATCTCCAGCTGTTGTTGATATTGAGTTTTACATGGAGATTCCAGCAAAACTAGTATCAGGTGAATATATCCCAGATCCCTTTCTTCTGCCTATTATAAATGCAGGAACAAAGCTTTCTTCATCATCAGGTATAATTTTCTCTCTAACAGAGGATCTTGACATGGGTGAGAGAAAATTTTCTGGATCTCTGTATGCATCTTATGTTACAATGAAAACAGATGATAGTGGAAATCCTACATCATTCTCAGTAATGAGATCAGGAAAATGTGTATCTGCTACTACTTCATCGGAGACATTTGCCATTCCAAATAGATTTAAACCGTTTAGGACTATCATTCTTAAGAAAGCAAATGTCAATGAAGTAATATCAATTATTGATTCAGAGGGAAATGAATATTACGAAGTCGACTCTCTTTCTCAAGATACTGTCTACAAGAGGATATTAAATTTATCAAATGACAAAGATGACGTTTCAGAATCAATAGAGCTAATACCTGCACCAAGAAGATTTATAACTGAAGCTTCTGTCGTAACAAGAAAGACAACAGTTAGATTCGGGGGAGGATCAGCTCTATCAACAGATGATGATATAATGCCAGACCCGTCAGACCTCTCCCTGCCGCTTTATGGAAAGAGAAAGACATTGTCAAACTTTACAATTAATCCAAATAAGCTTCTCTCTACAACTACACTAGGTGTTGCACCTCAAAATACGACATTGACAGTTATATATAGACACGGAGGCGGTATATCACATAATGTAGGAGAGGGAGACATAAGATCTGTAAACTCTCTTTCAACAAAGTTTAAAAAATCAACATCATCAGTAAATGTATCTTCAATTAGATCATCACTGGAGGTGATAAATAGATCTCGCGCCGCTGGCGGAGAGGATGCACCGAATATAAATGAAATGAGAGGAATAGCAATTTCTCAAAGAAATGCTCAAATGAGAATAGTAACAAGGGAAGATTTAATAGCAAGAATATATTCTATGCCAAATAAGTTCGGAAGAGTATTTAGAGTGGGAATAAGATCAAATCCATATAATCCGCTAGCATCAATGATATCAATAGTTAGCAGAGATTCTTATGGAAATCTCTCGATATCCCCTGATACGCTAAAAGAAAATCTAAAAACTTTCTTAAATCAGTCACGATTAATTTCAGATGCAGCAGATATAGTAGACGCATCCATTATAAATCTGGGAATATCGTATGGTGTAACTGTTTCTACAAATGCAAATCCAGAATCAGTTATTCAAAAAATAAACAGTAATTTAAAAAATTACTTTCAAATTGAAAATTTTCAAATTGGACAACCAATTGTAACAACAGATGTTGTAAATATTATTATTAATACTCAGGATGTAGTATCTCTAGTAGATTTAAAGTTTTCCAATAAGACTGGAGAAATAGGTGGAAATAACTATAGTGATGTTAGTATGTCTATTTCATCAAATACTTCTAGAGGAATTATATCATGCCCGGGGGGTAGCATCTTTGAAGTTAAATTTCCAGATGACGATATAGTAGGAACACAGAGATAAAATGTATAGAATATTAACAGCAAGCAAAGACACTTATATTACAGACAAGATAATAAGCAATACATTTAGAGCAACTGATGCCAATGTTGGAAGGGCTTCTACTCTTGATATATTCAAACTATATGGCGAGTCATCGTCAGGATCAGCTGAGAATCCATACGAAATATCTCGTGCATTAGTAAAGTTTGATTTAACCCCGTTAAAAGAGCTAACATCTTCTCTGTTAGATATTGGATCATCAACTTTTAAGGCATATCTTAGACTTTCAGATGTCTATGGTGGTCAAACCACGCCAGATAATTTTAAGCTAATAGTATTTCCACTATCAAAGTCATTTGACGAAGGCATGGGAAGAAACATAGTCGACTATTCAGATCTAGATTCTTGTAACTATGTTACAGCATCTGTTTCATCTGGTACACCAGATCTGTGGTTTACAAGCGGGGCAATGAAACAAGGGCTTTTAGGATCAGATGATATTGATATAATATCAAGTGGAAATCTAAATGACGGGGAGGGCCTAGTTTATCTCTGGAAAGAACAAACATTCTCAACAGGAGAGGAAGATCTCAAAGTAGACGTAACAAATATAATATCTGGTACAATCGCTGGGCAAATACCAGATCACGGATTTAGAATATCGTACTCTGGATCATTTGAAACTGATCAGAAGACCTATTTTGTAAAGAGATTCGCATCACTACAGACAGATAATTATATTAAAAAACCATCTCTTATAGTTCACTATGACGATACTACACAGGATCATCACGGATCATTCTTCTTTGACATGACTGGAAGTCTATTTTTAAATAACTCTGCACGCGGAGCAAGAAGAAATTTAGTAACTGACAAAGGAGGCACATCTCTTACAGGTGAAAATTGCTTGCATTTAAAACTTATAAGCGGATCTTCTGAAGCTGGTACGCTTTTTGAAAAAACAATAGTGGGATCACAACACACTATTGGCGATAACAATATACCCGGAATATACTCTGCAACATTCTCAATAAGTGAATTTGAAGATTCTACTTTGACTTCTCACATAAGGAGAGCACATAGCGCAAGCTTTACTACAATATGGACACCTACAGACGAATCGTTTGCATTTCTTACTTCTTCTCTAGTTATAAATAGAACTACAAGAACATCATTTGACAATGATGCTGATAGAATTATAGTAAAAGTTACAAATATGAAATCAGTATATAAGAAAAACGATAAAGTTAGATTCAGGGTATTTGCAGAAGATATAGATAGAAAAATAGTTTTTAAAAAGTTGCCTCTTGAAACAAAAAGCCAGATTTTTACAAAAATGTATTACAGGATTAGAGATTCAATATCACAAGAAATAATAATACCATTTGAAAAAAGCAGTAATTCGACCCTTTGTTCAACTGACAGTGATGGAATGTATTTTGATTTTTATATGGACTCTCTTGCACCAGGAAGATTATATACAATAGAATTTCAAATAAACAAAAATGGTGAAGACTTACTCTTTGTAGATGCAGCGACAAAGTTTAGGCTAGAAGGTTGATATGTCTACAAGCAAGACTAAAAAAATAGTTTCAAAGAGACCCTTACTATTTTCAAAAGGTTCCTCTACAGATTCGTCTAGCAAAAAAGATATAATCTTAAAGCTATTAAAAGATACAAACTTTGGATCTACATCATCGTTTAGATGGGACGCTCCAGGTGTCGGAATTAAAAATACACAGCAAGTAAGCGTTGACTGGTCAAAGCTAGAGAATCATGTATTTTTTGATTCAGCACAGTCTAAGATAAATGTTGCATTTGATATTATAGTAAATAGCTTTCCCTTCGATGGGTCTAAAAAAGAAGTTGAAGCATTCTTTGACAGTCTTACGGGATATGAAAACTATATTTTTTCGAGATTTCCAAAATATGTAGGATATCTATCGCTTTCTGGCGCACGCGGTGTAGCACCGGACACAGATGGAAACTGGATAGAAGTTTTTGACTCTACTGGCTATGTTTTTCCAAACTTTTCATCAAAAAGAGATGGATCTTCACCAATTGATTTTTCAATAAACCCTTTTACAATTGAATGTCAACTATATGTTCCAGATTTGGAAAATGATAATCAGATACTTTTTCAAAAGAGAGACTCGTTTAAAAATGGTGTAACTGTAGCTCTAAGCTCGTCAGCTTCAACTAGTGAGTGCGACATTGTTTTCTCTATATGTTCAGGATCATCTTTTCTTCTTGCATCAGCCTCTGTTGAAAAGGGTAGGTTCAATCATATTGCAAATATTTACGATAGAGATATAGACAATAAGGCAAAGATATACGTTAATTCTAAGCTTGTGATGACATCTTCAAAAGCAGAGATATTTAAATCTCTAAGTTTCAATAGGGCATCTTTCATGATAGGCTCTGGATCATCATTTGCCGTTGATAGTAGAATGTTGCCTGGCGGAGAAGTTGAATTTTCGCCAAGAGAGACAATGTCAGGATCCATAGATGAGCTTAGGGTTTTCCATAGCATAAGATCTAAATTATCACAGGAAAAAAATTCACAAAGATCAATATACGCAACGCCTGATTTAAAGCTCTATTTTAAGTTTAATGAGGCTACTGGATCGTATAGGCCAGAAGGGGTCGTCCTGGATTCGTCAGGAAATTCATTGCATAGTATTATAAAGAATTTTAAAGAAAACCCATGCAGAGTCACAGGATCTGTAGAAAGCCCGATGGAGTATGAAAAAACTAGCCTTTCTCCAATACTCTTCCCAGATCATTATTTAGTGAGAAGACTAAATGAACAACTACTATACTCTGGCTCAAGATACGATAGGGTGAACCCTAATATTATTACGAGACTTGTGCCACCACACTTGTTTCTCGAAGGTCAGAGTGAAGAGGGGTTTGAAACACTTCAGGGGCAATTATTCAATCCTATAAAAGGACAGTCAATTCCTGGGTCACTTGAAATGGGATCAGCTCAGCGGTTAACTGCTTTTCTTTTCATATACGCAAAAATGTTTGATGAAATCAAGATAGTTCTAGATACAATATCTAATTTTTTACATGTTAGTTATGATGAGTTTGATACTGTACCTGATCAATTAATACCTGCTGTTGCAAAATATTACGGAATAGATTTACCAAGTCTGTTTTCAAATTCAACTATATTTGAGTTTATTGACGGGGAGGGCTTGGGTGATACATATGCATACAGTAGATCACTAAGAGATCTTCAAAATCAACTCTGGAAAAGATTTTTAATAAATCTTCCGTATGTCCTTAAGTCAAAAGGAACGCTTCAAAGCGTTAAGTCTACAATTAGATCATTTGGAATAAATCCAGATAGCCTTATGAACATAAGAGAGTTTGGGGGACCAACAAAAAAATCTCTTGAAAGTCTCCGACAAAATAGGATAAAGGATATTCCGCTTCTTGATTTCTCATCAAGCATGGGAACAGTTCCGGGAACAGAAGACTATCAAGGGTTTGCCTCTAATATTCCACACATTGTGTCTCCGTTCTTAAGCGGATCAAGAATAGAGCCTGGATACCCTAATATCCAGGGTGAGTTTGTTAATCGAACAGAGAAAATGAGGAATGGTATTTCAAATAACGCTGAAGATGGATTACACACGTCTGGGTCATTTACATATGAGGCATATTATAGATTTCTAAGGCCAACCAGGACGGGATATAAACATCAAGCTTCTCAAAGCCTAGCTAGGATTTGTGTTACTGGGTCAAGTATTGATAAAGGTGCAGTTCTTGCAAACCTTGTCGCATGCTCTGGATCGAACTCTTCTCTTAGGCTGTTTGTTAGATCTTCACTATTTCCAACAACACCGGGAATAAAGCTAGAGCTGACTGGAACTTCAATTTTTAACGGAGACCCGTGGTATGTTTCTTTTGGAAGAACTAGAAGTGATGATATTATAACATCTCTTTCAAAAAGCTATTTATCGCCGATGATATCAACAAATGGATCTTCTTCATATTTTCTTAGATGCTCTAGGGTTGCAAATGGTAGAATTGTAGAATCACATGAAACAAAATCTTTTCTAAAGGACTTTCTAACAACAACTGGATTTGAGAATATGCTTACATCTTATAATGTAAGCGGAACATTTATTGTAATAGGTTCTCAAAGTCTCGGTGATTACGGGGCAAGATTTCTAAATGATACGTCGCTTGGATCAGAAACAGGCTTTGACACAGAGGACAATATACCCGCCAAGGTAACAGATTTTTCCGGACAGGTTGGAAAAATAAGATTCTGGTCTACTGACCTAGGGAAAAGAGAGGCAAAAGATCATGCACTCAATCCTGCATCTATCGGTAGTAAAAATCCAAATATAAATTACAACTTTGTATCTCAGAATACAGGTTCTTTTCAAAGGGCAAGGCTGGATATTCAACTAGAGCAACCCGCAACATCGTCAGATAGTAGCGGTGAAATTTCATTAACAAACTTTACACAGACAGTAGGAAACTTTTCTGGACGTGCATTTGAACCAGACGTTGATGTTATAAAGCATGAAACAATGTTCTACTCTATGCTTTCACCAAAGTTTGATCTTTCTCAAACTGATGACAAGATAAGGGTAAGAAGTTATAATAACATTGAAAATATAGAAAAGAGTGATTATGCATCTTCTGCCCCTGTATACGAAGTTAGAAGGTCTGAGGAGCCAGACGACGACAATAGATTTGCCATAGAGTTTTCATCAGTAAAAGCTCTTGACGAAGATATAATGTCAATATTCTCTGATTTAATATTTTTTGACAACGCGATTGGAAAGCCGAGTTTGATATTCGATGAAATATATCCTGATCTTGATCAGGCGAGAAAAGTTTATTTTAGAAGATTATTTTCAAAACCAGAGTTCCAGAATTACTTTTCTATGTTTAAGTGGTTTAATAATTCATTCGGTTATATTATTGAACAGCTTATTCCAAGAAATACTAAGTTTTTAGGTATTGATTTCGTATATGAGTCACATCCTCTTGAAAGAAATAGATTTAGATATTTATTTGATGATATATACCTTCTTTCAAATGAGAGATCATTTGATAGAGGCGACATTTTACTATCACAGTTTGTCGGTGATATCAAAAAATTCTAGAGGTTTTTAAAGTGCCAATACAACCATTTATAGATAGACCAAAAATTGACTTAGATAGGGCATATTATATGCCAGAAGTTGTTACAGGAAGCCTAGCATCGGGTGATATTACAAAGTATAAACAGGGTGTAAGCATAAGATCTACGTCAGATGCTTTGAAAAAACTGACTCCAATGCTCAGCTCTATGGGCCTTCCTGAAAATGTTAGAAGTTCTATTGACTATAGCCTTGAGAAGACTACATATGGATATGTCCAGCTATTTATAGACTCTGACAATGAAATAGATGTTGCACCATATAATGATATAGCAACTTTAAATGATCCCGTTAAGTTTCTTCAAGATGATGGAATTACTGCTTATCCGCAAATAATGCTTAGCCCTAACTGGCTAGATCCCGGAATGATGAACGGTATTATAGAACCTTTGCAAGTAAGAGGTACTCTTCCCGGTGCGTCTATTGAATCTCCATTCGTTGCACATACAATTAGATCGTCATTAATGTCTTCACCCGTCCAGTATGAAAGATATTTTAATCAAGATGGAGGAGATAAGTTTAATAATGCTGTTCCGTTTATAGATTCACAAGATTTGGCAATGACAGGGGATGGTCTTAAATTATCAACTGATGGAATTGGAGATTTTGGAACAAAACCAATAAGTCCATTTGATGATTATACTACAGTTATACACAACTCACTTAAGTCTCAAAGTGAGTCACTCTTTAACGATTTTATCGGAGTTGGAATAATTTCTAATAAAGTATCTTCAACTTTTAACTATGACTCGGAGAGGACAGTGATTATTGGCGAGACAGGAATAAGAAATGTAACGGGTATTGACTCTATTGCATTCGGGGGCTTGATGAGATAATGCCTGTTTACTTAAAAAAACGAGACTATACCCTAAAGAAACATTTTGTTGGTGGCGGTGGTGTCTATAATCTTCAAGATGCTAGAGATCTAGTGCTTTGGGCGCGATTAAAAGAATCCCCAGAAGACTCAAGCGTAAATAGTATTACTATATCTTATACGGGCTCACCAACTACTTCAAATCCATTAATTCCGAACAAATCGGTGTGTAGAATAGGAGAGCTTCCAGCAGCAGAATTTCCTTCATCATCTGAGTTTGCCGCAGTAGCTGCATCGTCTCACTTAGATTTTTCCGGAGAGGTGCCCTTTACTATATCAGGGTGGGTCAAGCTGGAGACATCTGGAACCAAGACTATTGTATCAATGCCCAATGTTGCAAATTCAGATGCAGGATGGTGGCTACTTATTAAAAATTCTTCACTACAACTTTCCCTCGGGGGTACGGGCGGAGGTGCAATTATATCATCCCAGCTTCCCGGTGCAATTCCACCAGATGTGTGGAGTCACTTTGCAGCAACGTATGATGGAAGGGGTCACTATACGGGAATTAATCTTTACGTAAATGGTAGAAAAGCAATAACCAAGAACGACTCTGCAGGAACATTTACATCACTTGATGCTGATGGATCAAGATCATTAAAGATAGGCATAGGGTGGAATTCTACTATCCACCCCCTACAAGATAGTCTATCCGAAGTTTCAATATGGAAAAAAGAGCTTTCTAAGTCTGCTGTAACAGCGCTTTATCATGCAACTGCCGGAAGGTATGTGGCAAAATCAGGAATAGTATCACTTCCGAATAGAGTAAGACTTAGAGATGTTGATAGCCTAACAGGTTCTTACCCAACACATCTAAGAACAACTGGCTTTTCTGGAAGCCTCAAGGGAAACGGGAAGCAGATTTTTAACGATACAAAAACTCAAATATTTAAATCAATACCAGATGCAATATTTCCTCTTGTAAATGATAAAGAAAATTTAGAAAATGCAAATTTAACAAACCTAATTGCGTCACCAAACCAAAATTCAAACTTAGTTGGGAAAGGAATTGCTGGTCCGTTTTTATCAACTCAAGGATTTAGAAGTCATATTGATTATGGAATGGAGAATCATGCATTTGATGAAACAAGAGTCTCACTTTTGCCAAAAGAAGTGCACTTTTATGCATCAGGAACATCTGGAAGTATCTATAGCGGATTTTCATCACCCCTAAGGGACAAGATAGCGATATCTATCCCGATAAATAACTCTACTGAGAAGATGATTACTAGGTTTAATACAAAGGAGCTTCCGTGGTTCGACTCAGAGAACGAGGGTATCTATCCACCAGGTTTTCAATCAACTGGATTTTACTATTATAACTTTTCAGGTTCAAGGTGGGAAGACAAGGGGTTTGAATACTCAAGCTTTAGCGGTGACGCTATAAACACTATGTTCTATTATAGCGACACACCTATGGGATATAATACAATATATCTAGGTCGGCAAATTCCTCGATGGGATGGCACTCTTCTTCCAGCATTTGTTGGCGGGGGACCGAAAATGGAAAAGTGGACAAAGATGCAACAATTTAAAATGTCTGATCATTCAGGAGTTGTTATTGATTCAAAAGCTGATCCCCAGCGATTCAAATCTGAAGATCCCTATGCTATCCTTACAGCATCTTTAGCATATGACAAGATAGGTGCACCAACAGTTACTGGATTGGCACCTGCAAATTCAAGATATCATGCTACTAGTAGTCAGCTAGTACCTCTTTCTGACTACATTGCAAGACCATTTCTTTTAGAAAAGGCTGTACTGGAAATACCTGTAATTGTTCAAAGACAAAGGGGCGACTACAAATATAACGATCCTAACACCCGATACTACGAATCTTCAAGGGATATCGATAATTATACGTTTTTCCTGTATAGGCAGCGCAGAGCTCCCGGCGCAGAAAGAGATGTGCATAGAGATGAAAATGGATCTACTAGAATGCTTGTTGCAAGTGGATGTGCATCTTTCTACAATAGCAATGCATTTTCCGGCAGGGTTCCAGAGATGATTAAGTCACGAGGTCTCCCGCATGGGCCAGCATTTTCTCATGACTGGGATGTATCTGCCAATGTTGAATCAGGGCTTGCAGGAGCACCGCTTATAACAGCATTTACAGGAACAATCAGGATAGAGATGGAAGCAGCTGTTGGAAATGGACAACCGCTAGGCAGCTCAAGATTTCCAATAATTTCTACATCTGTTGCTGCCCCATCAACATCATCGCTAGCAATGCCAAATGGGTTCAGAAGTGTATGTACACAAGATTTTTGGTGTGGCGGAGTCCAAAATTACTCTGGATCAACCCCATATAATAAATCAGTATCTTCTGACCAGGCAGTCTCTCTTCCAATTAATTCAAGTAACTTTATAGGTGATATCAAAAACACTGTTGTTGCAGCATTGTCACCGTACGGAATAGGTCAGACAAGCACTCCTTCAACATGCTCAATGGGTCCCAATAATTTTTCAATATTTAGAAGCGAAAGATCACTTCTTCCTCTTTCACTAGGAACGTCATTGTGGAATGAACCAAGGAAAAGAGTTCACGGCGACACAAACACACAGCCAGCTCATGATGGAAAGCTAGCACCATACCCAAAAGAATCACTTGGAATCATAGGATATACAAATATGTACTATCCGACTACTGCAGGAACTTTATTTAGAATCTATCCTACATTTTTTGGACCATATGCAGCTTCTCAAACATCCCCATTCCTATTTTTCCCTGGCGACGATCTTGTTCTCGGGATAGATGCAGGAATATCAATGCTCCAGGCATCAGGATCAAGTGCTAATTTAGATTATATAGCTATAGGGGCTGATGCTGGATCTGACCTTGGCTTCTATTCTGCTAGCGCGGCAGATAGAGAGAACTTTGGATGTATGTCTGGCTCATTTATGAAAATACTTACAGGGGAAGCAAATATCACGTTGTTTGGATCTGAAGTAAAAGAAAATCATGAGATGCTTCTATCTACAAATCAAAATTTAACATCAAATGCAATTCACGAGGCAATTGGAACTGAAAGGGTTCTGGATCAGTTTGAAATAATGTCAAGACTTGATATGTCAGGATCATACCTTGACAGACATGTTGTAGGTGCAATGGTAAAAAGTATGAATACCTCTAATGCCCTGTCAATTGATGGCGGATTAAACTGGGCCGGTGATGGAATACAGTTCGACGATGCTGTAGCCACCGTCTCGCCTGCAAGAAGAGTTCTAGGATTGCATTCAAAAAGATATATCAAAGTACCATCTGCATATGGAGCAGCAGCGTCCAAGGATTCTCGCAAAATATTTGGGATAACAGAGTTTCCCGTTTCTGATCCAGAAACAGGAACACCGCCCTGGATGAAGTGGCCAATCTCGGGGTGGGAGATCACTAGAGATCCTGGGTTTATAACACCCGGTCCCGCAACTGTTATAGGAGCACCAATAAACTCTCTTCAGAGATTTATCACTCTAAATACTGTGGATGAAATATTCTATGATAGTATGGAACCCTCTATTACAGATCTAGTATCACGATCAGAGGGAATGATATACATTCCAAACGGAGTTCATAATGCAACTGCTGCTGGAAAGATTCCAATGCTTGATTTTTCTGCAACATCATCTGTTGACTATGTATATAGAACCAATCCACAGAGATATATGCAACAAAACTTTGTTCTTAGGTTGCATGCAACAAAAGAGGGGCACATCTCACCTTCTACTATTTATCTAGATTTTTATAATAAAAATAGTTTATCAGCGCAAAGAATAAGAAGGATTTCAGTTTTTAATCGTGGATTTTTTATTGAAACTGGAAAAGCTCCGCTAACACCGACCTCGGTGGATAGAGAGTTTGATTACGGAAAAGTTCATGGCCAAGGAGCATACGGAACAAGATATGGAATGATCTCACCGACAATTAAAAAATCAAAATCTATATTTAGAATGAACAGATACGGACAGTTTCGTGATATGCTTGAGCAAAGAAATGATACAAAATATTTTGGAATGCTTGACAATGAGACAAGAACACTAGTTGGAGACGGTCCAATACAAGTAAAATTTGTTAACCAGTCAGATGGTGTAACTCCTGTGGATCCATATTCCACAGATTCATTTAACTTCTGGCCAGAATATTCATCTTCATGCCCATATAATGAAAGTGATCCCACCACAGTCGATAGTGATGCACACCTAGACTATATACTGGAATTATTGAGCTAGAAAATGGCAGTTAAGAAAAAAACTATTAAAAAAATTGAAAAGATAATACGAAGAAAGAAACCGTCTGGTGAGATTGAAAGTGTTAAATTTCCAAATCGAATAGAGATGGGTCTTGATGATGAAGAGTTTCAAACCGGTCTGCAAGTTTATGGAAATTTATCTATAACCGGATCAGTTATTACCAAGGAGTACGTGAACTTTGGTGAATCTCCCGGAGAGGGTGGATATGGATTTAGAGATAGTGGAGGAACTATTCAGTTTAGAAATAAGCCTGGCCTATCTCCTACATCTTGGACAAATCTAGGGCAAGGCGGCGGCGGATCTCCCGGAGGATCAAACACACAGGTTCAATTTAATGATAGTAGTGCTTTCGGCGGAGATTCAAACTTTATATTTAATAAAACAAGCAATACTCTTACTGTCTCTAATATTTCTTCATCACTCACGAGGCTGTCATCTGGAGAATCATACATAGCTGGAGGAACAAATATAACTGTCGTCTCAAGCTCTGCAGGTCAAATAACAATTTCAGCATCAGATTTTGGTGCAAATATAGTTTCAGGATCTACTGAGATAGATGATGTATCAAAGTTAAATGTAACAAATCTTGCCCTTATGAGTAATCTTGGTAGCGGAGTTGTTGCGCTTACTGGAACTATTGGAAATCCAGAGGACGGCTCTTACTCTGACGGTCTATTTACAGACTTCTTTGAAGGAACACCTGTTGGGACTGCAATTGATAGATTCAATGAGGTTCTAAAGGGCCTTGCACCTGCTGCTGCACCCTCTCTTGACGATATAGACTGTAATGACTCAGGGGCTAATGCAAAACTATCATTTGGGTCATCTCAGTCAATATCCGGATATACAAATGCACAGCCAAGCACATTGACACCTGCAAGCAGTCTTTCTGACGTTAACATAAATGGAGCATATAGCTCAGCAATCACTAGCAATGATGTTCGAGTTGCATGTTTTAGCGGAGCAACTGTTGTAGATGGAACTCTCAATGCAGATATAGCAGCTGATAGTCCAAACTATGCAGCAGACTCATTTGGAAATGGAAATCAGGGAACACTTAAACTATTTGTAAATAATAACACAACAGAAATTCACTCTGTAGACTTGAGCTCATTTGGATCTGGCAATTCTTTAAATGGTAATGGATCAGGTTTTAATCTAACGGCAACGACCCCGGGACATTTCTCTGACGGAAGTAATTTCGCAACGTTTCAGCACAGGCAGGGAACATATACAATAGCGACATCTGACCAAAGAAACGGCTGGAACTATGCAAGGGTTGTACAAACTATAGGCGGGACAGACACAACATGTAACTATGTTGAATGGATCAATGATAGTGATAACAATGCACTGGCAGCAGCGGGTTCAGCTCTAGATACACTTTCAATGACAGGCCTTAAAACACTATCGGGTGTTAGGTACAATACAGGAGGAACTGCACAGTACCGCGTAAGAGTAACAAATGCATATAGGAACGTATACTCACAAAACAGTATAACATTTACTGATGCAAATTGCAGCGTTTCATCACAGTCATTTCCTTCTATAAATTATGCTGGGGGCGAAAATGAGCAAAAAATTCTTCATCTAACGGGATCTGCAACAATAAATGCTGATCCAATCTTAAATGAATCAATAACAGTAAGTGTCAATGTACCACACCCACTAAAGTCCAATCTTTCCAATGCAGGATCTCAGTCAATTGCAGGAATATTACTTTATAATCTTTCAAATAATTCAACTGTAACATCAGAAACTTTTAGAGCAGAGAATTATAGAAAGCTTTCTGGAAGCTATGGTTCACAGTCTGATATTACTAGCAACTCTAACAACTGGGTTTCTTCTTATCACATGAGTGGAACAAATACAGGATATCAAGACGGTCTTATGTTCTATGACAGCAGGCTTAGGGCACCAAGACAAGGAGCAAATAACGGAGACTTTAGAAACTCATCGGATGGTGGCTCTATTTCTAACGGTCCTGATGAGAATGTAAATTATAGCACAATAACTAGCGGAAAAAGAACATTCTATAGATACTTTCAAAACAATTCTGGCGGAGCAAAAACAGATTTTTCATTAACTATTAACGGATCGGGAACAATTGTCTCACAAGGAACATCCCTGGGAACCGGAAATATTTCAGCTCTTGTTAAGTTACCTACAACATCTGGGAATCAGTCAACAGGATGGATGGATCTTGCAGTTCCATTTTCTACAGGTGAGACTTCTGATGGTGATGGATGTCTCAATGGATCGTTCGATAGCTCTCTCAATGCAACAAATAATGTAACATTTGGAACAGTGTTTGTTGATAGCAATGAATATATTATGTTAAAAATAGAAGCAGACGCATCGTTTACAGGAAATATTAATACTATTTCTATTTCTTGGTCGTGAGGATTTAATGGCTCTTTCAGATACCAGTAAAATTAACATATCAATAAAGAAGCTAAGTGGAAAAGCACAAACTTCAAATGATAAAGACCTGGCAAATGAGGGATTACCTACTGGTCTTACTCTTTCAGCAGAAACAATATTTGGAGATTCAATACCTACTTCTCCTACAAAGGGCTCACTTTACGATACTACAGCAGGTACTGTTGAATACCTAAGGCTTTCTGCATCATTCATTGCAGGTACTGATACTTCGAGTGGAAGGCATGCATTTGCACTTAAGCTTCCTGATAACTATGAATCAAATTCATCAAATAGTAAAGCTGGAACATATCCGTTTATAAATAGTCAAGTTATATACATCACAAGCGGAGCACTTCAACTAGTCCCTACTTCGTTTTCAACAAACTATGAGGCAGTTCCTTACCACACTGGAAGTGGTGAAACTTCTATACCTGTTCTTGATGCAAGAGATTGGAATTTAGATTATTTCAACGGTATATTTTTTCAACAAGACCCACCAGCAACGGGCGATAGTAATCAAAACCCTAGATATGTTGATGCATTTCTATATATCGGATCTTCAGTAAAGGATAGGACTGCTAGTGGTAATGGAGATCCAAACGCTCAATATCTTGTTTTATCTGCAACAGGGTCACTGCCGAATGAAAGAGTTTTTACTCCAGGATTGGGAATAGATGGTGTCGATGCAGGTGTGGGATCTTCATATACACTAAAAATAAAAGATTCAATTGTTGCAACATTAACAGGATCTCAGTTTTCTGGAAATGTAGGTATAACAGGATCATTTGGAGTTACATCAACATCAATATTTGGAAATGGCAGTAGTTTATCTGGAGCAGATAATAACTTTTTTGTGTCTGGTGCTATAGGTTCTAGGGGCACCACAATAAAAGGTACCTCCGTTTTCGGCGGGGATGTTGTAATATCTGGATCACTCTATGGCGGAAGCCCTCTCACTATTGGTGACGGAATCTTTGTAACGGGATCTTCTGAATTTTCATCAGGTTTATCAGGTTCATTAACTAAGCTAACTGATGGGACTTCATACTTAATAGCTGGATCTGGAATCAGTATTGCTTCAGCATCAGGAGGTCCGGTAACAATTACTGGAACAGCAGTCAGTGCTGAATGGACTGATGAAGGAGATATTCTAAGACCCAATGATGGTGTTGGTGAGCAGGCAGGATTCGGCTCAACTGGTAATAACCCGGCTTCATATCATACACTGATAGGATCGGGAAGCATCAAGACTATTGGATTTGTCACTGCATCGATGGGATTCTCAGGCTCTCTTACAAGACTTCCAGATGGCTCCAGTTATCTTGTAGCAGGAAACAGTATAAGTATATCAAGTGCTTCAAACGGAAGCATTACAGTAGGGTTTATCAGCCCAGAAAGAGTAAAATCTGATAGACTTCTTGACTCTGTAATCTTTGCAGGCCAAGATTGTGATATTTCTGCAAACTTTAGCTCTGCAAACTATAGCTTTAATAAAGTTGATATATTTGTAAATGGACAGTTGATGATAAGTGGATCTTCAAGAGATTATATGCTAAATACTAGCAAAACAGGAAGTATACGCTTTAATTTTGACCTACTTAAAAATGATATAGTAGTCTCAGTTGTGAATACTTAAGAATTGGATGGTTTTAAACGTGATAAAAAAATATACAACATCTGACATTGGGCTTGCATCATATATTCTTTTAAGCGGAGGTAAATTACTTTCAGTTGCAAAAGGTAGATCTGGATATGAGATATCATTTGACGACTCAGATGACAAATGTTTAAACTTCTCTGTACAGTATTTAAATTCAGAATTTACAAAATATGACATGTACTCAAAAAACTTAAGACTTTTATTAAAGAATTGTTGAAAAGTTAAAATTATAGAATATATAGGATTGTTCGTTCTCTTATTTGATTGTTTGCTTACATAAAGTTTAGTTGTTTTCCTAATAAAGCTATTAACAAACAAGGAGAACAAAAATGGCTACATTTTCACAATTAAGGCTCGAACAAGTTACGGGATCTATTAAAGATCTTACATATTCCGGGTCCAACTCTTCCGCAGCACAGGCTGAAACGCTCGTCGATGCTGACTTAGGCGCAGTCCTTGGACAATTTGCCGGTGCAATCGGAAGAATTACAGGAAAGACAGGTACTGGTGTTACCTCTTTCACAAACCAGGCTGCGGGTATTTTTTCTACCAACCCAAGCCCTGATTCTGACGGTGGTCGCAATCTTGGTAGTTCCGGTGCTGAATGGGGAGAATTGCACGTTAACCAAATTGATTCTGCTGCTGCTCTTGACATTAATGTCACGACTGGTCTTACAGTAGACGCGACAACAATATCAGTTGATGGTACGGATGATTCAAACATCACAGTTACGGGAGCTGCAAAAGATTTGATTCTTGCAGTTGCCGGTGGTAATGCACAAAAACTACAGCTTGATTCTGCTGGTACAGGTACTGATGCTATCGACATTTCGGCTTCTGCTGGTGGTGTTGATGTTGACGCAGCTGGTAAGCTAGCACTTGACGGTGCTGGTGGTATTGATATTGGTGTCGCAGCTGATGTTGCTATTGATATTGATGCTTCAACTTTCGATCTAGACGCTTCTGGCGCAGTTACTGTTGATGGTGCTGGTATTGCCTTAGCTGGTGGTGCTAACGCTTCTAGCTTTAATGTTGCAACTGGCGGTGGTGATGCAAAAGACTTGACAATCTCTGTCACAGGCGGTGGTGACTCCAGTCTACTTCTCAGCTCTGCTGGTACTGGAGCAGATGCAGTTAGCATTGATGCTTCTGCTGGTTCTGTAGTTATTGCACCATCCCTTGCTGATGAGCAAACTTTGAAGCTTGGTAAGGTCGGCGCAGCACAGATGGTATTTACGCCTTCTGCTACTCCTGCAAATGAGAAGATATCACTCATCAATACAGCTGGTACAGCTGATGATGCGATCTTAATTGATTCAGTAGCTGGTGGTTTGAAATTATCAGCTGGAGATGATTCACTTCATATTGATGCTGACGGTACTGATGCTGATGCATTGAATATAGATTCTGCAGGTGGTATCGATATTGATGCTGCTGGAGCAATTGATATTCTTGGTGGCAGTACACTATCTATAGACGCTGTTGATGATTCAAATCTTACTGTTACAGGAAATGGCAAAGATTTAACTATTGCAGTTGCCGGTGGTGGCACGCAGCAGCTTATTCTTACATCAGCTGGTACAGCAGGAGATTCTATAGAAATTGAATCATCAGCTGGCGGTATTGAGATTGAATCAGCTACAACTCTAGACGTTGATGCTGCAGGTCTTGTATCCATTGATTCAACAGCAGGATCTATGACAGTTGGTGCAGTATTGGCTGATGCTCAAACTCTGAAGCTTGGTAAAAATGGCGCCGTTGAGATGATATTTACACCTCACGGTACACCTGCAGATGAGAAGATATCACTCATCAACACGTCCGGTACGGCTGATGAAGCGATCTTAATTGACTCTGTTGCTGGTGGTCTGAAACTGGCGGCTGGAGATGATTCACTTCATCTTGATGCAGCTGGTACTGATGCTGATGCATTGAATGTAGACTCTGCTGGTGGTATCGATATCGATGCTGCTGCTGCTATTGATATTCTCGCTGGCACTACTGTTTCTGTAAAGGGTGCAACATCAGCTACTTTCGGTGATGATACCGGTGTCCTAGTCTTTGACGGATCTGGTAATGTTTCTGATACTGGAATTGTTAACTTTTCAGTTATAGCGGGCGGAACGATGACAGCAACAGGTGCTGGACTCTCTATGTTCGGTGATGATACTGCAACACTTGAGTTCGATGGATCTGGTGCAGTTTCAACAGTTGGTATGACAACACTTGACCTAGACGGATCAGGTGCACTTCAGATCAACTCATCTGGTGGTGCTATTAGTATTGGTAATGATAATGTTGCACAAAACATAAGTGTCGGTACTGCTGGCGCAAGAACTTTAATCGCACTTGGTAGCTCTGCAGCTACTGAGACTCAGATTGAAGGAGCTCTTGTAGATGTCAACTGGGGTAACTCAGGGGGACTCTTTGCCGGTGCAGGTCCAGGTGTTCTTGATTCAACATCTTCTGCTGTTATCCTATCGGGAGCGCTAGGTGTTGCGCTTTCAGGATCTGGCGGAGTTTCATTCTCATCTGACGGCGGTATGACTTCTGGTCCTACTACAGAGATGAAATTTGCAACATGGGGCGAGTTTAGCACGTTTAGAAGTAAATCTCTATTTGATGCTAGCACAACAGTTGTGGGAGCCCTAAATGCTCTTGCAGGTGCAGCTTCAGGCGGTGTAAAAGGACTCGCAGTTCTATCTGGTACAACTGTAGCAACAGCAGCATTCACGCTGAATGATGCACAGCTAACTGATAGGGTTGGTTATGACACTGACGGAATTAGCCTTGTAGAGGCATCAGTTTCAAACACTGAAGTCTATGTCAATGGTCAACTTCTAGTATCAGGATCATCAACACTAAATGGTGACTACTTTGTCTCATCGGCAGCAAATCCAGGCGTACTTAAGTTTGCCTTCGACTTGCTTCCTAATGATGTAGTTCTAGTAAAGACAACTGCTGATCAATAATAAATAAATTTGGAAGTCTAAAGATTTCCACGGGCTCCGATTTACATCGGAGCCCGTTTTTTTTATAATAGCTGTGTTCAATGGAGTAGAAATTGAGTTTTTTATTAAAAATAGATTCTAGAATTAAAGATTTGGAAAATGAGCTTGCGAAAACTAGAAATGCAAGAATTGACAAGTCTTTTCATATCAATTTTGTTTCACAGAAATTAAACGATCTAATAAGAGATCTGGCAAAGAACAATCCCGAAAATCCTGCACAAACACTGGGTGAAGCACTGACAAAAGTTTCAGATATTATAGGTGATTCATTTGATCACATAGAGAGAGTAGAGTCAAATATTTTTGTAACAATTAACGCATACAATAGAATTAAAGATGATTTTATTGCATACGAAAATAAAGAAAAGCAGTCTGCTCAGCAACCTGATCAAAAAAATAGAGAAATAAGATCAGTGGGAACTAGGCCTGAAAATAAGCTAAAAGAAAGAAAGAAAAAAATAAAAAAGAAAAGTAAAAAACGTGATTAATTTTAAAAAAACTTTACAAGAGCATAGTGATAAACTAGACAGAAAATTTGTTTTTTTACAAATTGGGTGCAATGATGGCAAGATGGCAGACCCTATCTCTGATTTGATTATTGATAATGGTTGGTCTGGCCTTATGGTAGACGCTAATTCATATTATCTTGAGCTTGCTTACAGACACCACAAAGATAAAAATATAATAAATTTTAAAAATAAAGAAATAATGTTTCTAAATACAGGAGTTATACCAATAAGTGATAATAGTGAAGCTCAGTATGTGGTAAAAAAGTTTTATTCAATAAATCCAAAATCAATTAGACCGGAAATTCATACTAGAAATGGGCAACCATACTTTGTATATGGCGATATAGCTATGGCTGTAGAGTCATCAAATAATTGTGCTTTCAATGAAAGTGATAACCCGCTAGACTATCTTTGTGGAATAAATAGCTTTGATTATAACACTGTTCTAAGTCATATAGAGATTGCATGTAAGAAAGATGATGTCTCTGGTCAAATAGCCAGGCAAATATTTTCTAATGATAAAGATATTTGGCCATCTTTCATAAATATAGACTATGTAAGATCAACTGATATAAATAATCTGTTTTTAGCTTTAGAAAGCTCAATTAATAATTCAAGTATTGATCTTTTACAGACTGATCTGGAGTTTTGGGATGTGAAAATAATGAATGAAATTGAACAATTTGAAAAAAAGCCAAAATTTATTCATTTTGAAGCGCCGGGTGGGATGGATTCCTCTCTTAGGGATAAGTTTGATAGATGCGGATACGACATATTTGTTCCTGAAGATACAGGTGATCAATTTGCAATTCTAAGAAACCCTTAATAAAATATAAGATTAAAAGTTTCAAAGAATAAATCGCAATATCTATTTTTAGATATTTATCTACAGGGTACAAATGTCATCTCGTAGAAAAAGAGAGATTAAAAGAAAGCTAAGAGTACTAAGGTCAGAGCATAAGTATTTTAGAACGGCCCTGAGAGATATAAAAGACGATTTTGAGCTATATAAGTCTGAGTGGAATACTGACTTTAACACTCTAGTAAATAAATTTCAAAAAAGTGACAATTCATGCACTAAAACAGAAAAAATAATCTCACAGATAGACGAAAAACAAGGTGATAATTGTTATAATAGAGATGAAAACAAGGAAAAAATAAATAAAAACAATGCACCAAAATGGGCAAAGTCTCTTTACAAGAAAATTGCTAGAAAGACTCACCCAGACGTTGCAAGAGAGATCGATGATATTAAAAGAATGTCCTCTATTTTTCAAGATGCAGCAAAAATTATTGAATCAGCAGATTATGAAAAACTTTTTGATATTGCAATTGATCTTGGTATATCTGTAGATTTAAACGAAGAAGAGCTTGTAGTTAGAATGAAAAAAATAGTTGCAATGTTAAGGGAGGAAATATCTAAAATAGAGGATAGCCCTGCATGGGTCTGGGGTGAATCTTTTGGAATGGATGACATAAGATTAAAAGTTGCAAAGATTTCGCTAGAGTCTATAAGCATATCAGTTGAAGATAAAAAACTTTTAGCATCTATAAAGGAAATAGAGAGCAATATATAGCATTTGAAAAAAATGATTAAATGTTTGTTTTAAAGTAATTTTTATATTAGTATAATTATAATCACACAAGAGGACTAAAGTGTCAGGTATTCTCGATTCAAAGACTAGAATTTTAGATGCAGTAATAACCCAAGAGGGAAAGCGCCAGATAGCAAATGGTGGACTAAGGGCAGTTTATGCAACTGTTTCTGATAAGTCATCTTATTATGAATTTAGTGAAGCTAGTGGTTCATCAGATGCATCTAAAAGGATATATTTTGAATCACCAATAGAAGATATAAACGATTCAATAATTATGGAATCTGATGATTCAGGAAAGCTACTTGGATATCCTGTGCAGGGCTCAGAGTTTTATAGCACTGACGGGGTTGTAACTGGAAGATCATCTGTAAGCGGAACACTAACTTATGCTACAACGGGTTCAGTTTCTGGATTTAATAGTCTTGCAGACGGCATAGTAAGCTCATCTATTGAAAGATTTAAAAATTTATATACAATAGGGACAAGAGATGCAGGAGAGCCAGATAGCCTGCAGATGAAAATCTATCCATCGTCGTATAGCTTTACAATGAATAACAAGTATCCTTTTACAAAAGGTCCAACATCAGCAACAAGCAATGTTGACTTTATTGATCCTTTATTTTTTGATGATATGTTAGCAAATGTTGAGAATTTTAAATATCTCCCTCCCTTAAAAAACCCGCCAGCGGAAACATCTGGAGATGATACAGATCAGCCAAGAAGCAATATGTTAGGATTGTATACAAAGTTTCAGAGACCCGAACCCCTAGATTTACAAAAGATATTAAATCATATGAATATCTTTACAGATCTTTCAGGAAGCACTGCGATGGAAGGAGATCCAGATGCAGTTTATGATACAAGCGAAACATCAGATGACAATCCGTATACAAATGAAAATACATCTGGTGACTACGGTGTAAGAGAGTCAGAAAGAGACGGATCTTCTCTAAATCTATCTCTAGATCAGCTTCCAAGAGAGAGAGTTTCTGTTTTTTTTGAAACAACATCTAGAACTAACAATCTTATGATGCAAATGTTTGAGCTTGATTCAAGCTCTTCGAAGTTAAAAAAGCTAGACGTAATAGATTTTGGAAGTGTTTATGATGAAAACGACTCTATCCATCCTGAAAAACAGATATTTTTTGCAGGTAAGATATTTATAAACTCAATCGGCTTACCTGCATTTGTCAAATTATTTACAATTATAATGGATTAAAATGGCTCTTAAAATTAAAAAGAAAAATACTAGAATCATGTCTGTGTACCATGGCCAGAATTCATTTATATCAAAAATAGGGAAAGAAAGGTTCTACAAGATTAAAAAAAATGACATGGGTGAAGATTATCCATCCGCAATAGAAAGGGATGTAACTGAGTATAATATATTTTTCAATATTGACATGAGAAAATTGCTCGGGTCTAAAGTTCAATCACTTGATTTTTCAATTCTTAAATCCTCTACATTAAAATCTCTGGGAATGTTTGATCTAGCTGGAAACCTAGATCAGGAAAATATTGCAGCATCTCTATACTCATCAACATCAGAAGCTAGAAGAAGAATTTACCAAGATATTCAAGAAAAAACTATACATACAGGAAAGATAGATCTTACGAAAAAAATAAATGGGGTAAAATTTTCAAAAGATTTTAAAAATAGAACAGATGATGAGCTTTTTGGAAAAATAAAAAGAATAAAACTAGTTGATCCAAAATCTTTAGGCAAAAAAGGTCTCAATAAAATAAGACTTGCGCAGGCAGATACTTCAACATTTGATATAGACAGTATCGACAGTCAAACATCTTTTTCATCTGTATATAAAGATGCAATATGTAACAATATGGATCCTGGTAGTGCATTTTTTCCTGTAGAGAGCACAATTAGCCTTTTGCCAAAAATAGGCCATACAAATATTGGAAAATTATCAAATTTTTATACAAATAGAAATATAAAAAATATTAATACTCTTAGAAGTAAGTTTGAAAATGCATACACGGGTTTAAATACTTCTATTGGTGATGTGATAGAGGGAAAGCCTAAAAGGGTGGGAATAGTTGTAGAAGAACCGCATAGAATTCAAACAATTAATCACATATTTAAAGTTGATTCTTCTATTATTGATCCTCATGATTCATTTGTAGTTCTAGTTTCTGCTAGAGATCAATCAACTGGGCTTATAAGTGAAGCATTTGAATTTAGAGTAGCTCATAAAATCAATATTGAAAACTACTATATTCCCGAAGTTTTACCAAATTTATCTATAATTAGAGATAAACCACAAAAGGGATATTCAAATATTAACGGAATAATTGATTACGTAGATAGTAAAATAAAAGGTATTGAGATATCTACAAGGACTGTAGACGATGATTTTAGTATATCTAATTCATCATTTTCTGATATTACAAGCCTTGAAAGTATTAATGAAATAAAGAATCAAGATTGTTATAAAATTTCAAATATATCTAGTATAAACATGAGCCAGATGGGGATTGTAAGAATTATTCCTACAACTGTAGCAGATTTAAAAATATTAAATTTTAGCAGTGACTCTGTTCGAGGGGAAAATTTTAAATATATCAACTCTGGCCTCTATACATCTAACATGAGAGATGGCATTTGCGTAAGATATTTCGTAGATTCAACAAAAGTTTCAGGTATTGGCATATACAGAAAGCTAAAGCACGAAAAAGAATATTCTCCAATTAGATATGGGACAGAGTCTTCATGGGGACCAGGAGGCTTTAGTGATGCTATATACATAGGGAGCCCACCGATTTCTCAAAATGCTAGAAAAGTAGGCAGTCTAAATGTTGTTGACACAATTCCTAGGGCTAATGATGTAATTGACTATAGATTAAGACTTTTCCTTAAAAACGGAGGCGACGAATATTCAAAGGCAATATCTACAATTAAGAGAATTGAGCCAGCCAATATTGTAAACGTAAAGCTATCAGAGCCACAATCCTCTGCTGATATGGATTCTAGATTTATAGTCTCAAAGTTTAATATTGATTTTGAAATGGTTGAGACAAGCGGTGATAAGATATTAAAAATACTTAGGGAAATAGGCAATGAAGACATATTTGAGTCTGAAATTGAAATAACTAAATCTTCACTTTCTGATATGTGTGTATTCGCTGTAAGAAGAATAAATCTTTTAAATTCTGAATCAACATTTTTAGGATATCATCCGGCAGGAGATTTTGTAGATCGGGGTCCTCTCATTAGCGGCAATGTGTATACTTATTATGTTACAGCGCACCTAACAAATGCAGATCAAGTTCAAAAAAGCTTCAATCTTTCAAAGCTTACTAGTAAGAATATAATATCTACAACAAAAGATATAAGATCTCCAAGCACAATCTCTAGAATTCAAAGCGCACAGTCTGTAGCAGTTCCACCAGATGATCGTGCAATATCAGCTGTAACAGGATTGACTAGCGCCGAAGAGCTTTCTGAGCTTGAGAAAAGATATGAACTTATAAAGGAAGAAAAGTCATTTTCATATAGATCTTTAATTAGCGGGATGATTTTTTCATCCAATAGAACTTCACAGCTATACGATTTCAATAAATACAACACAGGAGATCATGCGTCTGTATCATTGAGGATTGTAAAATCTTCATACAATATTACAGGCAAGAGTGGTGTAACACTGACAAGGTCTAATATGGGTGCCCCGGTTATCAGATTTTCAGTTTCACCTGTGGGAAATTCTAGAATGAAAACGCTAGACTGTGTTGTCATTACCTGCGTTAGAAACGGAAAAGAAATTATTTGCGGTGCATGTCACAATGATGGAACTGGAGATTTTGTATTTATAGATTACGGAAGTAAAAACTATCAAGGTAGTATTCAATATTTTGCAACTACTGTGACAACTTCTGGCGTTCTTGGAAATAAAAAAATGATTGCTTCAAATGTTCTTTTAGAGCTTAGACCGAGTAATATAAAGGTTGGAAATTAAAAATGAAACTACCTACTAACTTATCAATAAATCCCGTAAGGGACTATGCAATCGAAGCACCAAATGTTTCAAATACTTCACTTGACAATGTTTTAAAATCAGAGCATACGTCTATGGCTTCAAGCGCTGTAGCAATTGATCAAAACTATGACAGCTTTTACTTAAATCCAAGCTTAGAATCGCTTCTAAACAAAAGAGGATTTTCAACACAAAGAGCAGAAATACTTGGAATGTTCAACTATGACCCACCATTGGCAAAATCTGAATCCGGATCATCATCAACAGATTCATCGTTGATCATAACATCATTTGGTGAGCTATATGATTATCAGTGCCAACTTAAGCAAATGAGATACAGCGATGCATTATCATTTTTTGACCAGGTTGTTGGCTTTAATATTAGAGAATCATCAGATGGAACTAGATCCCTCTACGTCCCAGCATTTCAAAACACAAACGGAGAATCTATAGATACGCTATCTAGCCTAGAGGAGAATTATGAAAATCAAATGGAAATAGCAGATAAGGTTTTAAACTATCTTGCTGAGATATACAATGCTATTTCTGGATTCATTGATGCGCAAAATATTTCAGATGCATATAGTACCTATATGACACTTTTAGATATAGCTGAGGTTGCATTTAAAGTTCCTGAAAATATTACACTAAGGAATCCTGTTACTAATTCATGGAATAATATTGCAGGAATTCTGCCAGCAGGAGATATAAATGTTAGCGCACTTCCATTTCTGGATAATGAGCAGAGACTTACTGTAGGGCAATTTCTAAGAGGTGTGTTAAAAATACAAGATGATTCTGATACGTATTCTGCTCTACTTAGAGGCTCAGGAACATGCGATATGCTTAACTTGTTGCATATTATGGCAGCTGGTGCACTTGGGATAGAGGCATATGTAGGATTAAAAGAAAACGATACTGATTTTGAAACAATAAATACAAGTTATACTACTGGAAAGCTAATTGGTACCAATGCTTATACGCCAGACTCATATCCAGATATTTTAACAAATTCAATCACTGGTGACATAGTAGAGTGGAAAGATGGAGTTGACTTTGATGTAGGTAGCTTTTTTGGTGCAGGTGTAGGTGATGCAACAGCAGATGCTACAGCTGATCCTTTTCAAGATCTAATACTAAAGAATGCTACAGGTGAAACACTTGACATAGAGACTATTTCAATAAAACAATCTATGAATCATAACGGTACTGCTACTGATAACGGGTACTTATCAGATCTTATTCATTATGTTGGCCTTGATGAAATGCAAGTATCTGTCTTAAAGGGATCTAGCAATATCGGGGGCGTTTCAACATCATCAGTTTCGTCTATTGAAGACCTTGTAGAAAAAACAATGGGCAGGAACATAAGTGAATCATATGATTCAATACTTGACAATCTACCTGAATCAGAAGATTGTATTACAAGGCATGTTATTACAAAAAATAGAGATACAACAACATCTGATAGTAGGGATGCTGTAGAATCGCTGACATCTACAAACTATCAACTAGCTGGAACACTAAGTGATGTTCGATCTGGTAGATCATACTATTGTGATGAAATACCAACAATAGAGTTTGATGAATCAATTGAAAGATTGCGCGACTTTAGAAACTCTTCTGCTAGCTTGCTATCATCAGTAAAAGATTATGCAAAGCTATCTACATTTAAATATAGAGAATCTTATCTCAAGGATTCAAATTTTCAGTGGGGATACCTTGGAAAAGAAAGCACACTTGAAATAGTCCCAAGCACGTTTTTTCACTATATACTGAAATCAATGAGAGATTCAATTGACACTTACATACAAGAAGATCAAGCTCATGTTGGATATGGTAATCCTACTCATGATTACAATAATTCACTTACGTTTGTAGCAGCAGCTCTATCTACATATGATGAGGCTATAGCATATCGTGTTGCAGCACTAAATCTTTCATATGCAGATTTTGTTGACGGAAAGATAAGCCAGTCTCAGTGGAATAGTAGAGCTAAATCTTTTGAGATTTCAGTTATCAAAAGACTAATTGAGGGACACTCTAGTGCGTGGAATGGCGGCGGCGCTTCTGGCTACGGGCACCTTATAACATATGGTAAATGCGCTGTCTCTGACGAAAAAGTCAAGCATAATGTTATATATGATCACGTGGTTGGCAACGCTAAACTAAATAGTGATTATATTTTTAGACCATGGGACTCAGCAGGGCTTTATATTGACTCAAATGCATCAATGGCCTCAATTTTAGATACTTTCTGGAGTATGGGAGCGTCTCATGATAAAATAGAAGACATTTGGAATGTGCTTGGCGGTGCATGTAAAAATTTTGGATGGGACTCTAAATATACTAGTGATGCTCCAAGAAATATTTTATTATCACCGTATCATGCAATGAGAAAATTTCGAGAAGATACGCGCTTAGCAAACGGAGCTGACGCACCATCCCCAGGAGATAGCGGAGCTTCGAATTCTCTAAGGTCAATCTCAGATACAAATAAGATAGTTGCATCATTTTTAGTTCAGAAAAAATTATGGAAGATAGGTCTTAAGTGTGGTCTATATATTCAAAATGAAGGACTTTTCGATATGACTAATTATTCATCTGATACAAGTGGTAGAGGAAGAATACTATATTGTTTAAACAAGAGGGGAATGACCTCATTTGTAAATGCAGTTGATTTATTTCAAAATAATCAACCCTTGGGAATGACTTTGAATGGAAAATTTTTCGCAACTAATGACGATAGTGCATATTTCGATCCAGATACATTACTAAACAGGAAGGGGGATTCAATAATTGATGATGATCACTATGGTAAATTTACTGCAGCTTCACCTTATGATGGGTATGGATCACCTTACTGGTCAATGGGATATGGACCGCAAATTGCAGAGATGATTGGTGTATTTAAAAATATGTTAACACCTTCAATCTGTAGAGAAAGGACTTGCCAGCTATCAATGCTACTTATCGGTAGAATAATTGATCAAATAGATGGAGCATCTATTAACCTTCTAAGTGCAATAGTATCATCTGATACTCAGGAGCAGGAATATAATAATGCACTATCTCTTGTAAAGTCAGATCCTGATTTTCAATCTTCAGCACTTCTTGGGATAACGAGAGATCAACTTACTCTTAACCGCGCAATTAAAGATTCATTTTCATCTCCAAATAGAGAGTATCCGTATCTCCCGGCATCAAAAGCTATCTTAACAAATCAGTCAAAAAATCTAACTGGATTTTTAAGTCTCGATGAAATGCTTGGAAGCAATACAGCTGGAAGAAAATTTATAGCTCCAATAGGAATACCTGCTGGGCTCGTAGAGTCACTAAGAAATAGAATGATGGATGAAACAGGCTCCACAAAGTATAGAACTCAAGGAAACCTAGTTGAGATATCAATATGGAAAAGAGATCTCTTGCACGAAAGAACACTCTATAGTCCAAAAAAGTATGTATTTGATATGACAAAATTTATAATAACGGGAAGGTCAGATCCAACTGCTGAGGGGGCAAATCTACTGGACGCTGCGGCAGATCCGCCAAACTCACAAGATTTTAATACTGTAATGAGAAATGTAGTAAGTAGAAAATACTCGCCTGATGGCAATATTTCTACGACTATTGGAAAGCTTGCATATAATAATTGGGATTCAAATGAAACTAGTTTGACATCTGAGGAAGTGTTTAAAAATCATATAGTTGATAATTATTTAAAAACATTTATGAAATTGACTTCTGGGTTTGATGTATCTGAGGATGTTTTTCCCTTTCTCGAGGGAAATGTATTTTTTGAAGGCTCAGACCCTGATCAGCAGGACCTTCTAGAATCTCTTTCAAAAACGGCAGAAGAGCTGTTTGTTGATAGAGACGCAGAGACAGCATTAAACTACAAGCGATTAATTGGAGAGATTACAAGATCAGTATATCTAAGTCCAGAAAAATATAGAAATAGAATAATATACCCTAAGATATTTGATAGAGTTTTTTGTATAATGATCGACCCAGACGACTTTGAAATTTCAGATTCTATGTTTGATGGCGGGCCAGCTGACAGGGGTCCTGATCTTGGTTTTTTAGAATTTTCAGGTAATACAGATGAATATACACAATACTACTGCACAATTTCGATTTTGCCACCCTTGACTTGGGAGGACTATACCTTTCGTGATTCTGGAACAGGTGAGGTTGAATCATCAGCACCTGTAGAAATGAGAGAAGTTGAAATTGATGTAAGTGATGCTGTATTGGGTGCAGATAATATAAAAGATAAGTTTCTATAAGATTTTCGCAAGAGGGAAAAAATGTCAGCAGTAATAAATACAAACCTAGAAGATAAAACAAAAATAGCATCTGATGATAGTGTTGAAACTTTTGCAGAAATGCTTGCTACTGAGCTAGGCTACGCAGGTTCATCTACTTACGTTTCTACGCCTGTGACATTTATCGATCTTGATGAAGTCAATAGCATTACATCAGAGTTTTTCTATAATTACTACACAAAAGATGAAAGAACAGTATCAACTGGAAAGTCGACAATTATAGATATAAGCTCAAATGATCAAGATGTTGAATTTATAAAAAATCAGAGTAGAATGCCAAGGTCAGTTCTTTTAAAAATTAAATCACGAGAAAAACAAGCTTTTGGAGAAACAAGCTATCTTGGTAATTTTGCAAATTCCAATATAAACGGTAGATTTATCTCTAATAATATAGATAAGATAGTTTTTGAAGGTGCAGTTGCAAATTCACGATTTTCAACTGTAATATTAAAAGATAATCAGATTGATGAAACTTTCTATAATCAGATAACGGGATCAATAGCATTTGATGATTCTTTTTCAAAAACTGATACTAATAGTCAATTTGTAAATGATTTGTGCGAAAAATATTTCTCACCAACTGCAGAAGCAACCCAGTCTCCCTCAACAATAAGACGAGCATTTTCAAATTTACAACCAGCTGGTGTTGCATATGCACCAACTGATGCAAGGCTTGAAAGTATAACAGAGGCAATGAGAGATGTTCGGTTTGTAGAAATAGGATTTTCAATTAATCACGCAGTTATAAACAACATGATATTAGGAAGCGTCGAAGATATGGGAAATATTTATCAGGATGAGCTTTTATCCCTAGCGGATAATGCAAAAGCAATTCAACAAAAATATGTTTCAGAAATGTCTCCATCTGTCATAGATTCTGCTGATTTTGAAATGGAAATGGCACCTATATACACTGTTACAGTAGATCAGGCTGAATCTCAAGGTCTAAATGTTAATGAATCTTCTTACCCGATAGGATTTTATATTGAAAAGGTTGAGTTTTTTACAGATGAAAACGGAATAATGACTTCAAGAAATATGGATCCAATAGTGGTAGATTCATATGGAAGCTTTACAATTCTTGATTCTGACATAAAATATGGAGCAACATATGTCTATAATACGAAGATAATATATCTAACAGCATATGAGGCAACAGCAATAGATCCATCTGGCGATTCGCCAGATGAAGTAGTCTTTGCCATAAGCATGGTTGCATCTGAAGGTAAAAAGACTCAAGTTGCCTGCTTAGAAAATATTCCTCCAAATCCACCCCAAAATTTAAGATTTAACTATAACTTTATGTCTAATTGTCTTGATATATTCTGGGAAGAGCCGGTAAATCCGCAAAGAGATGTTGTTAGATATCAGATATTTAGAAGAAAAAATACAAGCCAGTCGTTTGTATTGCTTTGTGAATTAGATTTTGATAATTCAACATCAAGGGTTGTACCGCTAGAGACTGCGCCAGAAGATAAAATAATTAGAGTAACAGGTCCAAGAAAGCTTTTCAGAGATAAATCATTTGAAAAAGATTCAGACTACATATATGCTCTTGCGTGTGTAGATGCAAGAGGGCTAACCTCATCTTACTCTGAGCAAGTAAAAGTAAGGTTTAATAGATTCAAAAATAAAATAGAAAGACAAAGGATATCTGCGCCAGGTGCTCCCAAACCATATCCCAATCTATATTTAAAAAGAGATCTGTTCGTCGATAGCATGAATTCTTCAGGTGCTAGAAGAATGAGAGTTTTCTTTGACCCTGAGTATGCTGATCTTGTTAGAACTGTTATACAGGATGCAGGAGACGGATCACAAAACAATGTAGATTCATCTCTTGATCTAATATCAAATAATTATAAAATTCAAATGATAAATTTAGATCTTCAGAATTCACAAGTGTTCAATATAGATATAATAGATAATACAGGGCCAGCATTAGAGGTTCCTGTAACATCTGCAACAATTAAAAGCATACTGTAAGTTAATGATTAGATTTACAGAAGTTATTTATCGTAATATATAATGATGTAAGGAGTTTATAAAGTGGGATTTTTAGATCATTCAACAAACAACATAATTCTTGATGCTGTGCTAACTGACAAAGGTCGTCAGCTATTGGCTAACGGTGTCGGAAATTTTTCAATAGCAAAATTTGCGCTAGCAGACGATGAAGTTGACTATAACATTATAGAGCAGTTTGGAAGAACTGTGGGAAAAGAAAAGATTGAGAAGAATACACCTGTTTTAGAAGCGTGTACTACTGGATATCTTGGAGTAAAATACAGAAACCTAAGTCTTAATAATAATAGTCTTTCTGTTCTTCCCACACTAACACTGGAAACTACTCTTAAAGATGGTGCAATTACAGTATACAGGGGATCAATAGGGGGTGCCGGAGTATCATCCGTAACCCTAAAACAGACAGCGCCAAATGGTGTAACAATAGATAGTGATAATACAGATTATTCATTCAGAGTAACAGTTGATAATCTATTTCTTGCAATACAGGGTTACGTCCCTGAAACTGTTGACAACTACAACATTGCAACATATACTATTCCAGCAAATGCTGCAATAGATTCAGCAAATTTATCACAGGTAACATTTTCAATTATTGCTAAAAGCGTATCTCAGGATGTTTTTGATACATATTCGTATACATCTGCACAGGCTTCAACAGTCTCAAGAGTTGTAACAGTCTCTGGGTATAATTCAGGACAGTTTGCAAGCTTTAATGTTGATGTTAATTAAGAGGAAAAGAAGTAAGTGAGTACATTTAAACAGTTAAACGCAGCAACAGATATAAAGTCTTCAAGATCAGTTCTTAACCAGCTTGTTGATATAATTGAAGAAAATATTTCAGGAAGCTTTTATAGAAAAAAATATGAAGTATTTGTAACAGGGGGCGTTGGACCAGGTGTGACATCGTCACTCTTTCAAACATGCTTTGATCAAGACTATACATTGCAAACTGCAAACGCATTTATGGATATGTCAGTTGGATTATTTTCAGGATCAGACCTTGTATTTAGTGCATCTACCGGTATAGACACAAGCGGAAAAGTTTTGTTTCAATCTACATCTATAATGATGAGAGAGAAGGTATCCGGATATAAGCAATTTGCACAATTACTTCTAGGGAATGCAGAAAGTAGGTTTACAGCACCGTTTGCAGGAACAACTCTTGAAGAGGATAATATTGATGAAGCTCTATTTTTAAACTTTAAGAGATTATTTTCAAGAGATAAGATAAAGAGAGATTCTTTTGCAATGAGATTTTATAGGTCTGCATCTCACAGCCTTGATATCCATAAGCCAAATTTATGGGAAACATCGGAAAGTGGATCAGAGATTTTCTCAGATGTAGGATCTTCTGCAAATGTCCAGTCTAGCTTTGGCGGCGAGGTTGGAAATATTGTCAATGCATCTAATACTGGTGAAACTGTAGGATTGCTTTTTTATCAAAAGGGTATTGCAGTTCTAGATGTCAAGAAGATAATATCGGGATCAGAACACGTATCGGGAACTATATCTGCTGTAACTAATGCTACTCTTCCGTCAGGATTGGGCAAAGTTTGCCTTGGATACGGGCGCACTACAGCTACGGTCCCAAGCGACGAAATACCTGGCACAAATGCATATGCCAGGTTCATACCAGATCTTCTCACCTCAGCATCAGTTGATGATATAGTTGATCATTTTGCATCTTGCAGGATGTCATCTGGGTCAAACACAGCAATTACATTTCAAAACTTAACTAATATTAACTCTACTCTTGTTTTTTGCAGAGCAACGGCAGATGAATTCAACTATTCATCAAATCCAACTTATGTCAATCCAGCTACTAATAAGATTAGAGTTATAGAATCAGGAAACGAGTCTACCCAGCATGCATTCTCATATATTACTACTGTTGGTCTCTACGACGAAAATGATAATTTAATAGCAGTTGCAAAGACGTCTAGACCGATAGAGAAGAACGATGAGAAGGATATAACTATTAGGGTAAGGCTTGACTTCTAGAGTCTTGTCATGTCAATTGTTAAAATACCACCAGAGAGAATTGAAAGATTTTCACTTACACTTCACCCAGAAATAGATTATCTAAGTTCTAGCATAGTTATAAGTTCGCTAGGCGTAAGACCGGGAACATCAGGATCAATTCCGCTTAGAGCTAGACCAAGCCCGCTTATAAAAGAGCTTGTTGCACCAGGTGTTGGTAGACAGGTAGGAAATGACATTAATGCTGGGCCGTCTGCAAGACCATTTAACTCACTAGACTTTGCATCTCTAATAAGCCTTAAATACGCAGTTGATAAAACAGCTGAAGCCAACTTAGAAAACACAACTGTTGATGTAAAAAGCTATGTTGAAAATTATATGTCAGGTGTTAATCATTCGCCTCAGCCAATTTCAAGCACAAAGAAGATGTATATTACAAGGTTCGACCCTCCGTTTTCTTTAAATGATGTAGCTGTAGAAAAGGCAGTAATAAGAAATAATCTAATGACATTTTATGAATCAAGGTATGATTTATGCGAAATGTCTTACACAAATTATCATAATTTAAACTTTATGTCTGCCCCGAATGCACCTGGATCTCCTGAAGTTGGGTCTGTCGGTGCAATACCAAATGACTCTGCTATAATATATCAAAACTTTGCAACTGGCTCTGGAATGCTTAGACCGTACTCACCAAGCGGATCATTCTCATTTGATTTTTATATAAATCCAAAATATCATAATGAGCATCCTGATCTCGAATTCAAAGCTGGTACAATACTACACCTCTCTTCTACGTTTTGTGTATCCCTAGTCTCAGGAACAAGTAGAGATTCAAGCGGTCTTTTAGACGGCTATAGGTTGATGCTACAGCTTAGTCATAGTGCTGATATATCACCAAGCACTGTTGGGTATGGGTCAACATCTGTTTACCCAAGAGATTTAATTTTTCTTTCTGATGACAATTCTTTAAGTAGAAATAAGTGGCACCACTGCACAATTCGGTGGGGAACAGATATGCTAAACAATGGAACGGGAAGCATTATTATTGATAAAAAACCTCATGATTTTGCATGTCCTTCTGCATCCATTATGCCCCCTCCACATGTATCAAATGCTGCTCTTATGGTTGGAAATTACTATGAAGGGTCAGATAATGAAGCAAAATTCTTTAACAAGTCTACTCTTTCAGAGGGTGTGTATCCAACATTAGATTTTGGAACTGGATTCAACGTTGATCCTGAGTGTATCCTTCGACACCCGCTAAATGCAGAAATACATGAAATAAAAATGTTCCAAAGATTTGTATCACTTAGTGAAATAGAATCATTTTCAAAAACATCACCCACTAATATGAATGATTTATCATTCTATGTACCACCAATGTTTCTCCCAGATACTAGAAAAAGAGAAATGCTTATAACACCTTTCCAGCAACAAGATACAAAATCAACTAAACCGTTCAATGAAATATTTTCGTTTGGTGTAGGCGGATTTATTATGAATCTTGAAAATCATGTTAAAGATTTTGCAACAAGTAATAGGCCAAGATGTTTAAATTTAACAGCTTCTACGATAGATACAACAGTCCAGGATATTACTGCTACTGAATACTGTTATCATACAGGATCTATAAAAAAGAGAAATTTGACAATTTTACCATGCGATAATGGATATTTTAAACCAAATTATTCAATAATTGCAACTTCGTCAGATAATTCTCCATCAAGATCTAGAAAGCATGGGGGTTCAGATCTAAGTGTTATATCTTTGGAAAATATGGTTCCAGAGGGCAAGATTTTTAAAGGGCTTCCAACCACTACAGTTAGTGATATGAATGCAGTTCTTGACGATGATGCATCAACACTTCCAGATGATCTAAGCGCAACATCAATAGCAGGTCTTGTTGCAGGTGTAACACCCGAGAGTATGGGTGGTGATTCTGGTCCAATACTTACAATTGCTCAGAGAACTAGAGATTTGTCATCAAATGAAATTTGCTTCTTTGACATTTCTAATATTTACTATGGCGATCAAATTCTAGAGGATACGCTTTATGTATCTGACCCGTCTTTAACTGGGTCAGACGGAAAAATAAAAATGACCCTTAGGGATAACGGAAGAGGGGGCATGTACAGATGCGATTCAGATGGCCCTCACCCCAAGTGGTCAAATGTGGGAAATGCTCTTTACAAAGAAGGTGTTGCAATAATTAAATCTCCACCGCTTACTTTTTTTGGAAAAGATTGCTTTGAGATAAAAATGAAAGGAGAGCAGAATGTTCATGTTTCAATAGTAAATGTTCCTCTCGCGTCTGGAATGTTCAACTCTTCTAGCAATCCGTCATTTAAGATACTTTCAGCATCTGGATCCCCCTCTGATACAGGAAAATCTTTCGTGTATATTGATTCTTTAAATATTCACGATGAAAATCTGAATGTAATTGCAAGAACATCATTTGCGCAACCGATAAAGAAAAGAGTTGAAGATAACATGCTTATTAGATTTAAAATGGATTTCTAATGGTATCTCTTGGTCTTGATATTTCTACTTCTTGCACAGGGTGGTGCATACTTGACAAAGATGGTATAATCTTAGAGATAGGCTATATAGACTTGTCAAAAAAACAGGGCCTGTTTGAAAAAGCAAAGCATGTAAAGCGAAAAATATCCGAGATACACATTAATCATTGCGTTGAAAATATTTTTATTGAAGAAAATCTTCAGTCATTTAGAAGTGGATTTTCCTCTGCTAAGACAATATCAACTCTTGCAAAGTTCAATGGAATAGTTTCATTTATATGTTTTGAAGAATTTTCAACTACACCCATCTTCTTTAATGTAAATAGTGCTAGAAAGTCTCTCGGAATATCTATAAAGAGAAAAAAAGATGGGGGACTGCCTGTTAAAGAGCAGCTTTTAGAGTGGGCTCTAAAGAATGTAGAATATTCATGGCCTAGAAAAATATTAAAATCTGGGCCTAGAAAAGGCCAGAACGTTCCAGACCCTAGATCATATGATATGATTGATGCCTATATAGTCGCAAAAGCCGGCGCAGCAAATTTGTAAATAACTTGGGAATAGTATATTATTACACTAAGAGTTATTTTGAAATCAAATTTAGAAAAAATTCAATTTATAAGAAGTGTTCTTGGTACAACAAAGGTTGCTCGTGACGGAGTTAATGTAGCAGTTAAGTGCCCAAGTTGCAATGAGAAGAAAGGTAAATTTTCTATAAATATAGAAAACTGGATGTGTCATTGTTGGATATGTGGAACTAAGAGCAAAAGTTTATATTTTATACTAAAGAAGCATTGTAAAGATGATTCTTCGTTTAAATTTTTAAAAAATTTTGGACCACCAAAAGGCATAAAAAAAGAAGAAAAAAATATAGAAAGGTTTGTTGAAATACCTGACGGATTTATACTTCTTTCAAGGTACAGCGGAAAAGATCCCGATATCAGATCAGTAATTCAATATTGCAAAAAAAGAGGAATATCAGATCGAGACTTATGGTATTTTAGAATTGGAGCATCAAGTGATAAAATGCTGAGAAGAAGAGTTATTATTCCATCATTTGATAAAAAGGGAGATATCAATTATTTTGTATCAAGAACGATAGACTACAATGGATTTCCAAAGTATTCAAACTCTAAGGCGAAAAAGACAGAGATTATTTTTAATGAAATGAATATAGACTGGAAGCGAGAGGTTACTGTTGTTGAGGGACCGTTTGATCTAATGAAAGTTAATGATAACTCAACATGTCTTCTAGGTTCAAAACTACCAAAATCTGGAAAACTTTTTGCAAAAATAGTTGAAAATAAGACACCTATTCTTCTAGCGCTTGACAATGATATGTCGCATGAGTCTCATAGAATAGCAAAGCTTTTAAACTCTTATGGTGTAACAGTTAGAATTTTTAAAAATACTTCAAATACAGATGTTGGAGGAATGAGTAAGAAAATATTTAAAAATATGTCAATTTCATCACCTATCTGGTCTGAGGCTTCAATTTTAAAATTTAAAATAAATTCAATAAAGTCAGGATCTATTTTTTAGTAATATTTATACTATGCAAGGGGTTTTGAAATGAACAGAGAAGCGTTTAGAAAGATTATTCATGAAGAAATTAAGTCTGTTTTGCAAGATGATGCATTGTTTAAAAATAGGGATATTCCTGGAATTCTTGACGCTTACGAAACTTTTGACGACTCTGGTGATGGAAGAAATTTAAGCTACGGTAGCAATAAGTCAACAGATCATGAGGGAAGTATGACAAAGGGTGAGCTATATGACATATTTACAAAATCACAAAGCCTGTACGACATGTTAGAAGATAACGATGATCTACCTGAATGGGTTCAAAGTAAAGTTTCAAAAGCTTCAGATAGAATAGAGTCAGTTTACAGTTATCTTAAGAGAAAAATAAAGACACATGATTATTAACACATGTACACTCTTCATGAATGTGTAATAATTTATACAATAATGTGCAAAAGTAAGTTATGAAAATAGTCCATATAGCAGATGTTCACTGGAGAGGTCTCTCTCGACATGAAGAATATACTGCATCATTTATTGAGTTTTTTAACCAGTGTAAAAATATTAATCCTGATGTCATATACGTCGGAGGCGATATAGTTCACTCTAAGACCCAGGGTATATCCCCTGAGTTAATTGATAGACTTAGCTGGTGGTTTACAAAGATGGCTGAGATATGTCCAACACATGTAATTCTCGGTAATCACGATGGATTAATGAATAATAAAGATAGACAAGATGCAATTTCGCCAATTATTTCAGCGCTTGATAATCCCAATATATATCTATATAAAAAATCTGGCGTATATCCAACAGGTTTTGACGGATTTAACTGGTGTGTATTTTCATGCTTCGACGAAGAGGGTTGGCAAAGAGTTAGGCCAGTCCCTGGTGAGATAAATATAGCACTTTTTCATGGCGCTGTGTGGGGATCAAAGACTGATATAGACTGGGAGATTGAGGGTGAAGTTACAGTAGACTTATTCGACAACTTTGAATTTGGAATGCTTGGTGATATTCATAGAAGACAATTTCTAAATAGTAAAAAATCAATAGCATACTGCGGAAGTACAATACAACAAAACTACGGTGAGGATAGCGGAAAAGGATTTCTTTTATGGGACATTAAGGATAAAGATGACTTCACTGTTAGCTTTCATGAAATACAGCATTGCTCTCCATTTGTAACAATTGACTGGGGGGGATCTGTAAAAGATACGCTTTTAATAGCAAAGAAAGAAAAACCAGGGAGCAGGTTTAGAATAAAGTCAAAATCTCAAATAACCCAGGCGCATGCACAGGAAATATCAGCTAGACTTAGAGATAGCATGAATGCAGCTGAGACAGTTTTCAAAAGTGAGAATCAATTTGATACATCAGAATTTTTAACTAGAAATGATTCAAAGGGTTCAAATCTAAGAGAGGTAACGACTCACTATGATTTGTTTGGAGAATATTTAAAAAATTATAATTTAACGCAAGAGGAAAAAGATGACATAAAAGATCTAATTGATAAATATTTTTTCTCTGCAACTTCTAGTGAAGAGGTTTTAAGAAACTCTCGATGGGAAATTGAGAAAATGAATTTTGATAATGTTTTTTCCTATGATCAGGAAAACGTCATAGATTTTACAAAAAATACAGGAATTACCGGAATATTTGGAAAAAATACAAAGGGAAAATCATCTATTATTGGTGCTTTAATGTACTGTCTTTTTAACACGACTGATAGAGGCCCTATAAAAAATCTTCATATTATCAATAGCAGAAAGAATTTTTGCAAATCATCTGTTGATATTAAGCTAAATGGTGAAATCTTTAGAGTTACAAGAGGAACAGTAAAACATACTACGAGAAAGGGTGAGACTTATGCATCTACATCCTTAGATCTTGAGAAAGTATCTAAAGATGGAACAGTTGAAAATCTAGCAGAGGAGCAAAGAAGAGAGACAGAAAAAGTCTTAAGAAGTCTAATTGGAACATCAGAAGACTTTCTAATGACTTCTCTTGCAAGTCAGGGTGGAATGAATAGATTTATAGGAGAAGGCTCAACATCTAGAAAGACTATACTGACAAAATTTTTAGATCTTGAAGTATTTGAAAAAATGAGTGATCTTTGTAAGCAAGACTATTCAGACCTTAGGGCAATTTCAAAATCAATAAAACAAGAAGACTGGGATAAAAAAATAGATGAAGAAAATGAATGTCTAAAGGTTTCAAATGAATTATTGAATAGCGTAAAGTCAAAAATAAAGTCAGATAGAAAGCTTCTTCACAAGCTTATACAGAGAAAGAATAAGCTCGGGTACTCTATTGAAGATTCATATACACAAGGCCAAATAGAAGAAAAAAGATCAGAAGTTTCCCTTCTAAAGGAAGATCTATCAGGGAAAGAAAGTGAAATTGAAAAATTAAAAAAAGAAACATCAGAGAAAATCTCAAAGCTAGAAAAGATAAAAGACGTATGTGATAGCACATCAATTGATTCATTAAGGGAGCAAAGAGATACAAAAATAGCTTTGGAGAAAAATTTAATAAAGCTAAAAGCAATCCACGAGAAATCACTTATCAGGCTAGAAAAACTAAAAGAGTCTGCAGATATGTTAAATAAAGTTCCATGTGGAAGCTCTTATCCTGCATGTATGTTTATAAAATCATCTCACGAAGATAGAACTATGATAGATGATCAGGCTGAAATAGTCAATGCTTCTTACGAAAATCTAAGTTCATGTAATAAAAGTCTTGAAATTATCAAGAAGATAGACCCAGCTTCTAAAATTAAAAAATACGATATTCTATTTTTAAAATTAAAAGATCTTGAAGGTAAAATTAATATATCTAAAGAAAGATTTATCAATCTTGAAAATGGAAGGCTGTCACTTACATCATCAATAGAGAAAGAATCTGCAGAGCTAAGGCGGATGGTGGTCCTATCAGAAGGCAACAGTAATTCTTCAGCATTAGACGTACAAGAAAAAATAAACAATATTCAAAAAGAAATAGAGGCACTAGAGAGGAATCAGTCAGAGATTATTGGAAACATTGCTGCAAGCAAGATTAACGTAGAAAGCCTTGTTGCTGATAGAGAAAATCATGATTCAATAAAGCAACAAATGAGATCATATGATTTTTTTATTCAAGCAGTATCGAGAAAAGGAATACCATCAAGAATTATGATGTCAAAGCTGCCAGCAATAAATAATGAAATATTAAATATACTACAAGGTGTTGTTGACTTTACTGTATCCCTAGAAACTGATACAACAACTAGTGCTATGGATATCTATATTGATTATGGTGATAGCAAGAGAATTATTGAGCTTGCTTCTGGTATGGAAAAAATGATTGCATCTTTAGCAATTAGAGTTGCTTTGATCAATACATCATCACTTACAAAAACAAATATGATGATAATAGATGAAGGTTTTGGATCTCTTGATGCAACAAATCTTGAAGCTTGCACAAGATTGCTGGAATCTTTAAAAAAATGGTTTAGAAATATAATAGTTATATCACATGTAGACGCAGTAAAAGACTGCGTAGATAACTCTGTAGAGATAATAAAGAAAGGTAAGGATTCTCATGTCATGTTTACATAACACAAAGGGATTTTTTTGCGAAGTATGCGGATATCTCTCTTTGACATCAATGGATCACAGGTCAAAAATTTCAATAGGTGCTTGCAGGGGATGTGAGCTAAAGTTTTTTGAGCCAAATGTGGAAAAATGGAAAAACGGATGGCGACCAAAAAAGAGAGAGATAAACTCTTTTAATAAAGAGAATCAAAAAAGTGTCTATTCGATTTTGTCGGAAATAAATAATTACATCTAAAGGATTACAAATATGCTTACATCACAAGAAATTGACTGTCTGGGACAATTAACAAATAATACATGGGGCTATCCCGGAGGAATGAATAGCAAAGTACCAACTGCTGCTATAAATGTATCTCTTCAGGGAGATATAATGATCTGTACATATAGTACAATTGTAAATCTCATGAGTGATAGAAATCTAAGGGATCAGTCAAAAGGTTTTGAAGAAGAATCTGTTAAAATAGTTGCAGAATATATAAAAGAGCTAAAGAAAGGATTTAAGAAAAAATCAGAAAGATCTTTAAAGCTAAAAGAAACAGACACTAGAGATTCAATAGAAATTATTACAGCATCTCCTTTCTCTCCTAAGAGAACTGCATACTATAGGAGATTTACAACATTTAAAGTTGATTAATATGGCACCACCTAAAAAAAGTAGACAGGTACAAGAAATAATCAAGTGTGGAAAAGATCCTTCATATTTCTTTAACAATTACGTAAAAATTCAACACCCTGTTCGCGGATTAATAAAGTTTGATACATTTGAGTTTCAAGATAGCTGTGTTGAAACATTTTCTGAAGAAAGATTTTCAATAGTTTTAAAATCAAGACAGCTAGGCCTCTCTACACTTGTTGCAGCCTATTCCCTGTGGATGGCTCTATATCAGAGAGATAAAAATATTCTTGTAATTGCTACAAAGCTTACTGTTGCACAAAATTTTATTACAAAAGTAAAGACTATGCTGAGATCTCTTCCGCCATGGGTTGTCTTGCCTGAGCTTGTTGCAAACAATAAGCAATTATTGCAATTTAGTAATGGATCAACAGTAAAGGCAATTCCGACTTCTGATGATGCTGGAAGATCAGAGGCACTTAGCCTGCTTATCGTTGACGAAGCAGCGTTTGTTAAGAACTTTGACTCATTGTGGATGGGACTATATCCTACAATTTCAACTGGGGGAAGGGTTATAATACTTTCAACACCAAACGGTGTAGGTGGGCAATACCACAAGCTCTATACAGATGCAGAAGCAGGTTTAAATGAGTTTAAATCAATAAAGCTTCCATGGGATGTTCACCCAGAAAGAGATGATGAGTGGTTTGAAGAAACTACAAAGAATCTATCAGATAGACAAATTGCCCAGGAGTATCTCTGTGACTTCTCTGCCTCTGGCGAAACCTTTCTATCAAAGAACGACCTAGAGTATATCAGACAGTCTGCCAGAGCTCCTATTGAAAGGTCTGGACCATCATCGTGTGTATGGACTTGGAAATACCCACTTTCTGAGCATGAGTATATTATTTCTGCAGATGTTTCAAGGGGAGATTCTCGAGATTATTCAACATTTCATGTCATAGACATTAATGAGAGTGAGTGTGTTGCAGAATACAAGGGGAAGATACCCCCTGATAGATTTGGTGAGTTATTAGCAGAATATGGAAAAAAATATAATAACGCATTAGTCTGCCCGGAAAATAATTCATACGGGTATGCGACAATTTTAAAATTAAAGGAAATTCAATATCCCAATTTGTATTTTAAGAGAAGAAAGGCTGTTTTTATAGGCGATTATATTCCTGACTCAAACCCAGATCTAGCTGGATTTACAACTAGCGGAAGAACAAGATCACTAATTTTAACAAAGCTTGAAGAAGTTTTAAGAAATAAAATGGTAAAAATCTATAGCACGAGATTTTACGAAGAGTTAAAAACTTTTATATGGATAGGTAGCAAAGCACAGGGAATGAAAGGTCACAATGATGATCTTGTCATGAGTATGGCAATTGGTGTCTGGCTTTTTGATGCTGCTGACGGATATAGTAAATCAAGTAGAGATGTAAACAATGCAATGCTAAAAGCAATGTCAGTTACGAGAAATCCATACGAAGATTTGCCAGACGCAATACTTGAAGGAAGACCTCATAACAACCCAGGAAGTGAAAGAAAAAATGTAGATCCGTCAAATCCTGTAAAAAGAGGTATTCACAGTTCGGATATAAAGAATAAAATAAAGATACTTAATGACTGGAAATGGATTTTATAGGTTAGAAAATTATGGCAGAAGAACCAGCAACATCACTGTTTAGAAGACTTACAACACTTTTTAGAAGTGGGCCAGTAATCAAGAGAAAGGTTAGGAACCTTGATTCTTCGATGAAAACATCGTCTGCATTTGAACTCTTTAGAAAAAACCAGAGTCACGTCTACAGTAGTGCAATGAGTGCGTATGGCACATACGATAGAATGGCAAGGTATTCAGATTTTAGTGAGATGGAGTATACACCTGAAATTTCAAGTGCACTAGATATATACTCTGAGGAAACAGTTGCAGCAGATGAGCACGGAAGGGTTCTACACGTATATTCTGAAAATCACACGATTGAAAAACTTTTAAATGATTTATTTTATGATACTCTTAATGTTGAGTTTAATTTAACTGCATGGGCAAGAAACTTATGCAAATATGGAGACTTTTTTCTTTTTAATGATGTATCTCCTGAGCATGGAGTTATCAGTGCATTTCCTATACCTGTTAATGAAATAGAGCGTGAAGAGGGCTATGATCCAGAAGATCCCATGGCTGTAAGGTTTAGATGGGTTACACAGGGTAATCAAGTTCTTGAAAATTGGCAAATTGCACACATGAGAGTTTTGGGAAATGATGCATTTTTGCCGTATGGGTCTTCTGTTCTAGAGGCAGCAAGAAGAATTTGGAGACAGCTTATCCTTGTTGAGGACGCAATGCTTGTATATAGAATAGTAAGGTCTCCTGAAAGAAGGGTATTTTATATAGACGTTGGAAATGTCCCCCCGGAAGACATTCCAAATTATATGGAGCAGGTTCAATCAACTTTGAAAAAAGCACAAGTTGTCGATAAGACAACAGGAAGAGTTGACTTAAGATATAATCCGCTATCTGTAGACGAAGATTACTACCTTCCTGTTCGAGGAAGTGATTCAGGAACGAAAATAGACACACTTGCCGGTGGACAAAATGCAACAGCAATTGAAGATGTCGAATATATACAGAAAAAATTATTTGCTGCTTTAAAAATTCCAAAAGCATACCTCGGATATGACGAAGGTCTTGGGGCAAAGGCAACACTATCTCAGGAAGATATTAGATTTTCTAGAACAATTGCTAGAATACAGCGAACTGTAATTGCTGAATTAAATAAAATGGCAATTATTCATCTTTATTGTAATGGTTTCGAGGGTGAAGATTTACTTGATTTTGATCTAAAGCTATCCAATCCGTCTACAATTGCACAGCAGCAAAAGCTTGAACTATATAGAACAAGATTTGATGTTGCCACAACAGCAAACAATATAGAAGGTCTCGTAAGTAGGGACTGGGTGAGAAAAAGAATATTCAACATGACAGATGATCAAATAGACGATCTTAAGATCCAAAGAGAGACAGATAAGCTAGATGATCTTAGAATAGAATCTGTTACACTGCCGCAGACTGAAGGGGCCGGTGAAGAACCTGAAGTAGATACTTCACTGCCCGGTGGTCCACCAGGAGGGGTAGAAATTGAGGATCTTGCAGACTCTGACAATAACAAGACTCTTCCGATTCTAGCGGAACCATCGTTCGTTGCAATGAGCATGAACGATGATAACTCTCCTATCAAGGCTCAGGAAAAAGTTGACAATATTTCGAAAATTTTAAATTCAACCTTGTCAGAAGAAACATCGATTGTAGAAAAAGCAAATGATAAAGGTTATGACAATAGAAAAAGAAGAAAGAGAAATTCTCTAAATACAAATCATGCAGCTATGACAATGCACGACCATGACGATACCGATGATTCACTTTCAGGAGATCCAGTAAAAGATATGAGGGAAAAAGAAGCTTCAAAGAGAAAGGAAGATGCAAATCCTGCAAGTCTTATAAATAGAGAGCTAAAAAATGCATCTAGCCTCCCTTCTGTATTTGAATCAGATTCAGCTTATATGTCAGCTTATTTTAATGATAAGGTAAATGTTCAAAATAGAATGTCAGATAGATTAAGATCTACATTAAAATCCCTTGAGAGAAACATACATATTAAAAAGAAAAAGACATTATTGTCTGAAGAAAATGAGGTGTAACTCGTGACAAAATCTCACAACAAGAAAAGAAATGTAGGTGTGGTATACGAGCTTCTTTTAAGAAGGGTCTCTGAGTGCTTAGTAAGTGAAAATAAAAAAGAAGCACAAGAGACTTTAGATATTCTTTCAAGGAAGTTTAAAAAAGGGACAAATCTTTACAAAGAGTTTAGGCTTTTCAGAGCACTCGCAAAATCACAAGTATCTGATAGTGAAACTGCAAGGGCAATATTAAGAGAAGCAAAGGGTGCAGCAATAAGAACTGACCTAAAATCTCTTGAAAAAGAAAAGTCTTCTTTAATTAGAGAGATGAATTATAAATTAAAAGATTCAAATCTATATAGAAGGTATGTTCCAGATTATAAGACGCTTGCAACGATTCAGACACTGCTAAATGACTGGCGAGACCAAGATGACACAAATATAGAAAGAATAGCACTTTATGAATCAAAAGTAGTAGATCATCTTTTGAAAGAAAAAGATAGTCTTGACATTGAAAATCAAACAAATCCTGATATTGATAGTCTTGTTGTAAAGATAATGACAGAGAAAATTAATAAGAAGTATGATAAACAATTCAACTCTGACCAAAGAGAGATTTTAAAGCTTTATGCATTTTCCGGTACAGATGACGACACGTCAAATAAAAAATTATCTACATGTCTTGAAGAGATTTCTAAAAAATCGCTTAGAGATATTGTAAGGCTTAAAAAGAGCACATCAAATGAAACAATTATAGAAAAGATATCAAGTGTTAAGAATCAAATACTCTTAGAATCAAAAAGAGACATAGATGATAAAAAAATAGTTAGATTTTTAACGCTAATAGATCTTTGCAAAGAAATAAGGGAGTCTGTATAATGTCTAATTCAATGAAACTTTTAACAGAGTGGATGCCTTTAAAGGTTGATAAGAGTATTATCTCTGAATCAAAGAGGGAGCACGGCGGAAAATTATTCTTAAAGGGAGTTTTGCAAAGATGTGATACTCTAAACCAGAATGGAAGAATTTATCCAAAGTCTGTTCTTGAAAGAGAAATGATAAACTATCAAAAGTTTATAAAAGAAAACAGAGCGCTTGGTGAGTGTGACCATCCAGATACAAGCGTAATTGAATTGAAAAATGTCTCACACATTGTCCGAGAGGCACATCTTAATGGTGACGATGTTGTTGGAACTATAGAGCTTTTGGACACACCTGCAGGAAAAATATTACAAAGTCTAGTTGAATCTGGTGTTACCCTGGGGATAAGCTCACGAGGCGTAGGATCTACTATAAATGAAAGCGGAAATCAGATCGTTCAAGACGACTTTCAGCTAATTTGCTTTGATATGGTGTCAGAACCCTCTACACCCGGAGCATTCATGCTTAACGAGGGGAAAAACATATCCAGGAAAGATCTAGACAAACACTTTAACTCTTCTGACAAAATAGATAGAATTTTTAATGAAATATTGATGTGGGAAAATGAGTAGCAAATTATCTAAATCAGATCTTAAAGCGATAGTCAAAGAATGTCTTGTAGAAATTTTAAAAGAAGGCATTATGAGCCCGTCATCTACTTCTAGCTCACTAAATGAAAATAAAAGATCTAGAAGGTCATCTTTTGACCATGTATCATGGGCAAAAGAATCACACCCAGAAGAAAAAATTGATTATAATGAACATGCAAGAAGTTTAACTGATAATTCAATTCTTGCTGAAGTGCTTGCTGATAGTCAAAATACAATGATAAACCAGATAAACGCTGAAAAGATGGGAAAGTCAGCAATGTCAGGTGACTTTGCTGAAAGAAAGGTTGCGTCATCTGATCCGGCTGATCTTTTTGGCGATGCAGCTGGAAACTGGGCAGCACTAGCATTTGGAAATAAGTGACATCCACTTTTTTTACTTTTTGCTGATAATAATTGATCCATTAGCATATTTAACATCAGGAGGAATGTGATGTCTTCACTTACTGTAAGTAAATTAAAGCAAATTATAAAAGAGGAAAAGAAAGCACTTAAAGATGCGGGGCTTATATCTTCTGAAACAGTTGATGGCGCATGGTCTGGGGGCGATAACCTTGTTCACAAAATTGATTATGTTAAAAAGCTTGGAATCAAAGAGAGAAAGCTAAGAAAAAAAGCAGAAATCTATAGACAGCTTAGAGAAAAACTTGAAAGATCAATAAAGAGGAGTAAGTAATGCCCACACAGTCACAAATACTCATAGACGGAAATTCAAAAGCAATAAGCCCTAAAAGAACATATGGTGATAGAAATCAAGCTTCTCTTGACCTTATGTTCCCAGGATCGCCAGTTTACACAAACCTGCTTACTGATGATGGTCTCAAGGAGACCTATGACCAGATTATTAATGGAAAACCAACTGATGCACTTCAGTCAGGTACTGGTCTTACATATGGTGGCGGATCAGGCTTTGGGCTAGCTTCCTTTGATACAAATTATATATCTAATGGCGCACCAGATATTGGAGCAAATGCTGCTACTAAAGATGGCAAGCAATTTGGAAAAGGCGAGGGTGCACCTACAACGCCATATGTTCCACCTCTTACTTCACCTGGTGTAGGAAGCGTTGCCGCAGCAGACCAGCCACCTTATGACATCAAAGCCGGACCTCTTCTTGGGTATGATTCAGACGGAAAGCTTGAAGCACAGAATGAGTTTGGATCCGGCTATGGATCAACTGCAAACCCAGCTGTAACAAGTGATGAGATAGACAACCAGTCTCTTGGAACTCTAATCTCAGGAAGATCGTATACAAATTCAGATACCCTTGGATAGCCAAGTTGTCTAGATACTACTATAACCCATCATCCGCCAACAGTGATGGCCGGACAGGCATGGGTTATGGAAAGTCTCAAAAAATACCTTCAGCAAATACAGGTCTAGGATCAACATGGGCAATGGGTTGGGAAACTGGAATATATCCGCCTGAACCTCCAGATGATGAAGATGTTGAGTTGCCATTTGATGATGAAGATGACTTCGTTGAATTTCTATCCAAGATTAACTTGGGTTATCAATCTGCAGATTCTGTAAGGCCACGTGCTGATTTCTCTTCCTATGCCAGTACTAGTAATAGATTTTCAACTGTTGGTCTTGCAGAACAAAATATTGCAACTATGAAAGGAATGGTTCCCATAACAAGGAAGGTAAAGTATCCAAGCGGCCTTGGCATGGCTACTGGCGGCTCTTCAAGTGAGTTTGGATCTACAAGAACTGCTCCGGGAAAGGTCGGAGGAGACGGTACACAGTTTGGTTTTGCTAGAAGAACTCTTGACCTAGACGGTCAAGGCGACATGGAAATAATGTCACTTTTGGATATACTTGGTATGTCTGATGATGAGAGAAATTTTCTAAGACAGCAGAAAAAAATTAAAGATACGCTAATGGTAGTTGAATCTTTACTTAATAAATGATAAATATTGATATAAGTTTTGTCTTTTAAGACATATTTAACTTTCGAGGAGTCATAGCAGAATGTCATCTAAAATTTATGAAGAAGCATTAGCAGAAGCAAAGCAGCTTAGAGAGATAGCTGAGCAAAATGCTAAGAACGCTATCGTAGAGGCCGTAACGCCAAAAATAAGAGAGTTTATTGATAATCAATTAATGGGAGAATCTGGCAATAGATCCAATAGTGATTCTAGTGTTGATGAAATCATATCAGAGTCTCTCGGTTTTGATTCAAGTAGCGAAGATGTCATCTTGGATGACAGTGCTATGCAATCTCTTGCCGGACTACTTGGTTCAGCAGGATCAAATAAAGAAGTTTTAACAATGCTAGCTGAGTCAATTAATGAGCTAGAACCAACACAAGCTGATCTTGTTTTATCTGCAGCTAAAAAATTAGATTCAACAGGTAATAGTTTCGACTCAGACAAAAAAAATAAAAAAGTAGAAAATCTACAGGAGAATAACCAAATGGCATCAAACGAAAGAATTTATGAAGTTGACCTCGGCCTGTTAAAGGAAGAGCTGTCAAGAGGATCACTATATGAGGTTGGCGATGAAGAGCCAGAAGAACCAGATAGTGATGAAACTGATCAGTCAGAAGAAAAACAGCTTAAGGAAATGTTAAGAAGTCTTGGACTACTTAACGAAGACAAGATAGAGATTGATCTTGGAGAAGATGTTGAGCTTCCAGAAGATGTTCAAATAGTTGCAAGACTTCTTCAAGATGAAGATGAAGATCTTGAAGCTGATCTTGAACTCGATGATGAGGTTATGGATGTAGAATTAGACGATGATGAGGTTGTCGAAGATGACCTTGACGTATCTCTTGACGAAACATTTGAAATTAACGCAACAGTTCTTAAAGAAGAGCTTCTCAGGATGAAGCGATTGGTAAGAGAGGCTAAAAGCCTTGCAGATGCCAAGGGCGGAACAGATTCCAAAGAAGACTCCTGGGGCGGAAAAGGAAATGCAAAGGCAGGTCTTAAGCATGCTTATGGCGGCAAAGGCTCTGGCAAAGGAAATGCATTTGGCGGCGGAACTGAAAAAGGTGACGTCTATAAGGTTAAACTCAATGCCCTCAAGGAGACATTGAGAAAAGAGTTGCGCAAGAATCGCACTCTAGAGACGAGGCTCGATGAATACAGAAGTGCAGTTGAAACACTTCGTGAGCAATTAACAGATCTCAATCTGTTCAACGCAAAACTACTCTACGTAAATAAACTCTTCCAGGATAAGTCAGTTACTCCTACACGACGCAGGTCGATGATGGAATCAATTGATGGAGCAAAGAGTTTGAGAGAGGTCAAGCTAATTTATAAGACACTTACAGGATCTTCCGCAAGGAGCTCTAAGCGTCTTAATGAGTCAACTAAAAGAACTCTTGGATCATCCTCGAGACGGGTTGGCAGATCTTCTGCAACATCATCAAACAGCGAAGTTGATCGCTGGGCGGTGCTTGCTGGGATTAAAAACTAATTAACTCACAAATTGTTTTAAAAACTTAAAGGAAAAATAACAATGGCTAAGAAATTTACATTAGACCAGTTAACTGAGGGAATACGTCAAAGAGACGTAGGTCAGCAGTCTGCTCTTTTGACTGAGAAGTGGACCCGTACAGGTCTTCTTCGAGGTATGAACGACACAGGTCGTGAGAATATGGCTCGCCTTCTTGAAAACCAGGCAGCACAGCTTCTTCGCGAGCAGTCTTCAATCGGTAACGGTGCACGGGGCACCGCTTCATCGGGTGATCTTCGTGGTTTCACAAATATCGCCTTCCCAATCGTTCGTCGTGTATTCGGCGGTCTCGTTGCAAATGATCTTGTTTCAATTCAGCCCATGAGCTTACCCTCTGGACTGCTTTTCTATCTTGATTACACATACGGAACAAATATTGGTGGAAGCTCAACAACAACTGGTGCTGCTGGTACAGAAGATCAGCAGGATTATCGTAAGGGTCAATCAATCTACAACCTTCCAACTGGTAAGGGCGTAAGATCTGGATCAGATGCTATCGGTGGTCAGTACAACCTTGCAGGTACGGGATACTCTAGAGTCAACACGCAGCTTGCTGCAGGTGAACTAGTCCTTCTTGCATCAGGTGCTATGGCACAGCAAACATCACTTCAGGGTGGTCAATACCTTATGTCAACAGGTTCTGACGGAAGACTTCTTCAGTTTGACCCACAGATCTGTACTCTAATTGAAGACAACCTTGATGCTGATGGTAACCGTCAGGGTCTTGGTCTATTCCAGGCAATGCTTTGGGATGTCAACAATTTCCCTGCACAAGCTGATCTTACAGCTGTTAAGGAAATTGGTCTTTATGCTGGCGGCGCAGTTATAGGAACTGCAAGAACGGCAGCGGACCCGACGGGTGCCTCCGCTACTGCTGATGGTGAAGCACTTATCAACGGTATAGGAGTCAAGGTTCTCTCTGCATCTGATTCAGTTCAGGGTGGCCAGGTTGTTAATATTCGAAGGCTTAATCAGCTAGGAACTTACGATGGTAGCAAATTCACACCTGATCCAATGGTTACTAGAAACACAGCCAATGCAGCACTGTTGACAATTATTTCTGGTACATTCAGACCTGACATGGCAACAACAGGCGTGTCGTCATATCACGGATTCTCAGGATCATATGTCCAGTCTCCAACACTTAATGTTGGCGGCGACGGTGATACCCTTACTATTCCGACCTTTGAGTCTAACTTTGGAACAGGCGCAACAGCAGTTAATCCTGAAATTCCAGAAATTGACATCAAGATCGAGTCAATAGCTGTTACAGCTGAGACACGTAAGTTGAGAGCACGCTGGTCACCAGAACTCGCACAGGACTTGAACGCTTACCACAGCCTTGACGCTGAGGTTGAGCTTACTCAGATCCTCTCTGAGCAGATTGCTCTAGAGCTTGATCGCGAGATTCTTAATGACCTTCTCACACAGGCAAAGGGTGCTAACTACTACTGGTCAAGAGCTCCGGGTAAGTTTGTTAACAAGAAGACAGGCGCTGTTCAGTCACTTGCTAGCTCACTTCAAACTGGTCCTAACTTCACCGGTACAGTTCGTGAATGGTACGAGACTCTTGTTGAGACCATCATCGATGTTGCTAATGAGATTCACCGTAAGACCCTTCGTGGTTCTGCAAACTTCATCGTGGTTTCACCCGATGTTGCTACAATCTTTGAGGCTTCCGTCCTCTACAAGCCCAATTATAGCCTTGATGGCCAGGGTCAGGTCGGATCACCCTTCCAGCTTGGTGCAGCACCGATTGGTAGCTTGAGCAACCGTTTCACGGTCTATAAGGATCCATACTTCCCGCGCAACAAGGTTCTTGTTGGTTATAAGGGTGGTAGCTACCTTGAGACTGGTTACGTATACGCTCCTTACGTACCTCTCATTGTCACTCCTACTATCTTCGCACCAGAGGACTTCACACCCCGCAAGGGCGTGATGACTCGCTACGGTAAGAAGATGGTTCGTGCTGACTTCTACGGTACAGTTACATGTATGGATATGGACGTTATCTAAAATAGATCTCATCTATAGTTCTAAAGGGCACCTCTATGAGGTGCCCTTTTTTTTTAATTAAAAAACTGTTTTTTAATTAAAAAACTTCTTTTTTACAAACTTAGTTGATATTTAAACATTGAGATATAATAATCTCTAATTTAATAATAAAATTACTCTCACTATACAATCATAGGAAAAAATCAAATGGGAAGACCGACAATATTTAAATATACATTCGATAAATTAGCATACACAGAAGACTTTGGAGCAAGCGCAAGAGATTTTCTCTTAGACATGAAAAATATCTACCTTGCTGGGACAACTGTTAAAGAAGGTAGAACATTAGAGGCACATAGTATAACGATTCATAGAGGCCCACAGCAAATAATTGCAAATAGTACAGGATCGAATAGTGTTACACTTTTGTCAGGCAGCGTCTACCCCATCGGAGTAACACTGGACTCAACCGGCAACAAGCCTGGTCAAATCCATAATATATACGTTGTATCTTTCCCTGTTGGCGGAGAATCGATTGTACTTTCTGGGGCAAATACTTCTTTTGCAGGAAATGGTACTGTCTCGGATTATAGATTCATAACATCCGGATCTGGTGCAACATGCAGATGGAATACCTCTTCGAAAGTATGGGACGTTCAGCTTCACGGATCAGGATCATTTATAGCCTCATAACTTCCGATTGCTAGATGAAAGACTAACAATAATAAATAAGCACTGCAATTTGCAGTGCTTATCACCCTAGACAATATAAATCTTTCTAAATATATAGATTAAATGGAGCAAACAAGTCATGGCAGTTACAGTTACTACACAACAAAACCCAATTGGGACCATAATGGTTCAAGATACGGCAGCAATACAGACTGCAGTTGATAATACAACAGGCTCAAGTGGCACACTCTATATGGTGGAGATTGTTAATTCTGCAGGAGCAATAGTTTATTTTAAGATGGCAGATACTACAGATGCCACAGCGGGAACGACTGCGGCTGATATAGTTCTCATGTGCCCAGCTTCTTCTACGAGAAGCTATGCTTTCCCAAACGGGATAGCATTTGCCAACGGTTTTAGTCATTGGTGTGTTGCAGGCGCAGCAGAAGCCAATGTAGGTGCACCAGGCTCCGTCGCTGTCCGGTATATCACAAGTGCAAGCTAAACTGGTGATTAGATAATATAAATCTTTCTAAATATATAGATTAAACGGAGGTCATAAAAATGGCATTAAGAAAAGTAAGGATAGCAGGACCACCAAGGTGGACAAGAGAAGGTAGACGATATCTTGAAAAGCATCAGGGTAAAAGTGAAGTAGTAGAAGTAGAACTATCTCCTGAGTCAGAAGCTGAAACTGTAGAGGAATCTCTAGATGTTGTTCATGAAGCTCCCAAAGAAGAAGTCAAAAAAGTATCTATAAAAAAGAAGAAGGCTGCAACAAAAAAGAAATTAGCAAAGAAAAGCTAGCCTAGACAATAAATTTAAAAATAATTTTTCAAATAGGTGAAGACATTATCCGCTTATGGGTTATTTAAATTTCTCATAAGCGGATTCTTTTTGTAATGTCTTTTTTTATTGTATATTTAAAATTGGGAATAGAGCAATGAGCACGTTTGCAGAGACAACAAATCCGACACCTTTTGGCTTTTACGATGGTGAGACTATGTTTCAAACAGAGGCAGACTCCATTGTAACATTTGTCAAAAGAAAGCTTGGTGATGACGTCTTATCAGTAGAGCTCACAAAAAAGCAGATATGGGCAACATTTGAAGAAGCAACACTAGAGTTTAGCTCAATTTTAAACACATATCAGGCAAAGTCTCAAATAGTTAATTTTCTGGGAATGCCAACTACGGGATCAGATGGATTAATGTCTGGATCTGAGGGTAAGTACCCTAGAGAAAATCTCGACTACCTGACTAGATTTGCTGAGCCATATTCATTTGAAGCAGGTGTCGGAGGATCTTACAATACACTGTCCGGATCTCTAGATCTAAAAGCAGGAGTTCAAGATTACAATATCTATAATACACTGTCAGATGCAAATGGAGATTTACTTTTTTCCTCTAGTTTAAATACTAAGATGGGTAAGATGCAGATTGTTGAGGTTTTTCACTTTAGTCCGCAAGCAGCTTATAGATTTTTTGATACAACATCTGCAATAAACTATCTTAATAATGAGTTTAGCTTTGAGTCATTTACCCCTGAGACGATATTTTATGTTCTACCGGTATTTGAAGATATTCTTAGGGCTGGGCAGCTTGACCTTTCAAATAGAGTTAGAAGGTCAAACTATTCTTACAAAGTATCAGGCCAGAATATAAGAATTTATCCAATACCTCAGTCAGATGCAGATACACCAAAAAAATTGTGGATCAGGGTTAGATATGGATCAGATCCATTGGATCCAGCCTATCGTGACGATACTATAGGCGGAGTTTCAAATCTTTCAGATCTTCCTTTTGGAATTATACCCTATACTAATATTAATAGCATAGGTCAACAGTGGATCAGGCAGTGCTCCCTTGCGCTTTCAAAGGAGCTATTAGGTCAAGTTAGATCAAAATTCTCAAACATTCCAATTCCGGGATCAGAGCTTCAGCTGAATGGTAAAGATTTAATAACGCAGGGAAGAGAAGATAAAGATAAGCTCTTAACACAGCTTAAAGAAATGCTTGAGACAATGACTTATGATAAGTTGATGGAGACTGCTGCTACGAGAGCAGAGTTTATAAATAAACAGCTTAAATTTGTGCCTATGCCGAATGGCTTAGCAATCTTTATGGGATAGATTTATGAGTAGACTTTTTATAACACCCAGAGAGATAAATTTAATTAATGATATTGCAAAAGAGCTTGTTAAGGATGTTGTAGGGCAGGCAATTTATTACTACCCGATTTCAATTGTTAAGTCAAACGTTCATGATGTTTACGAAGAGTCTACAAAGAAGGTTTTTGAAAATCCAATAAAAATAGATGCACTTGTAAAATATGAACCTCAAGATATTAGGGCAAATAAATTTGGAAGTGAAGAATACTATACAATAGAAGTGTACATCCAGGAAAGAGATCTAATTGATAAAGGCATATCTGTTCAAGAGGGAGATTTCTTTTCATACGGTGAGGTATTTTTTGAAGTTATTACAGTCCCAGACTCAAATACGATATACGGAGAGGTTGAGCATAAAGGGTTTATTACAATTACAGGAAAACAGGCAAGAAAGGGACAGTTCGAAACAAAGGTCTTTGGACCCACAGACGAGAGATACAGCGATCCAGATGCAGTTCAAGACGAATTCTATCAGCAGAGGGGTTTCAAGGTAAATCAGGAAGGAGTCACAGGAGACGTACGAGAGCTTCAGAGAAAGGGAGTCCTAGATAAACCATTGACTGGGCCGCAGAGTGTAACAGATGAGGCAGGAGACAAGGCGGGACCTGGTTTTTACGGCGACGATGAGTGAGGTAATGCATGTCCAGTGAATCTGATAAGAGAAATGAGCTAGCAACGCCAGAAAACTTTGGAATACCGTCTGCAGGAATAGAAGATATGGATCGAGCTGTTTTCGATCTGTTTGATAAATTCTTGCCCTTACAAGTAAAAATAGATGATCAGTCGACAAAAGTTCCAGTTGTCTTTTCAACTGGTGAGAGATTTGCGCTTACAAGAAGAAACTCACCAATTAGAGATAGAAATAATGCTATAATTCTTCCAGTCATAGCAGTATATAGAAAAAATATTGATCTTTCACCTGGTCAATCCGGTTATGGATCACCAATAGCGTTTAGAGATCAGCCAACATACACAGTTAAAAAAAGATTATCTAAAAAAGATAGAAATTATCAAAATATTATTAACAGATACGGTATTAAAAATCAAAAAAATGTTAGCAGTAGAAAAAACTTTACTTTTACAGATAATTTTCCTGGAAACATAGCACAGCCGGGAACTTTTGCAACTCGTAGAAATGGAAAGAATCTTTCTCTAATATCAAGCGCACAGACAACAAGCATTTCAAATTTTCTTACTGATAATATTTTTGAAATTATAACAATACCGTATCCGACATTTATGGTTGTTTCATACGAAATAGTATTTTGGACACAGTACGTACAAAATATGAATCAGCTTTTAGAAGTTATGATGTCAAGATTTACTGGGCAAGATACAGGATTCAAGCTTACTACAAAAAAAGGCTTTGAGTATGTTGCATTTATAAATTCTCCAATTAATACAGCTGATAATTTTAATGATTTTTCAAAAGATGAAAGAATTATTAGATATAATTTTACAATTGATGTTCCGGGCTATCTTCTTGCCACAGAGCAGGAGGGATTGCCTAGTCCATATAGAAAATATGAATCTGCACCTCAAATAGAATTTGGATATGTTCAAGTAGATGGATTTGTTTTTACAGAAGATAAGAATCCCGAAGCAGTTGTTGATCAAAATAAATTTATACTTTCTGAAATTGAATCTGAAGCCATGACATCACTACAAAGAGGTCAAACATCAGCAAAAGTAGTTGAAACAATCATAAATCCATTCACTGGCGAGGATACAATAGCTGTTTCAAAAATAAAAACTCGCAATGAAAGAGCTGGTGAGACCGTTGCAAGTTCAAGAATTGCAATAGAATTACAAACAACCTTAGATTCTCCTACATCTGAGTAGAGATTTTTGATCGTTTAAGAGATAGTTATACCTGTAAAGAGTAGAACAGGAGATTTGTCAATGGCCGAACAGACATTTAAATCACCCGGGTTTTTTGAGAGAGAGATAGATCTGTCTCAGACTTCAACTTCGGTGTCAGGAGTTCCTGCAGGAATTGCTGGAACTTCACAGATGGGACCAGCATTTGTCCCAGTTACAGTGGGTTCATTTATTGATTTTGAAAATAGATTTGGAACACTTGATCCTGACATGTTTGGGCCCTATGCGGTAAGAGAATTCTTAAAGCACAGGACAGCACTTACGTATGTAAGAGTTCTAGGAGCAGGCGCTAATTCAGCTGGAACAGACTTTATAACCACACAGGTAGCAGGAACAGTCAAAGGTGCAGGATTTATTATTCAAGGTGCTGACGCCGAAGCTGGTCAAGGACCAGATGGCGATCATAGTAGAAAGCTCGGATGTGTACAGTTTATTAGTGCTAGACACTATGTCTCAGCATCTGAAGCCGTAGGGTATCCAGTTCTTACAGATAATATATCAGTCGGACTTGATAACAATGTTGCAAACCTTGTTAGAGCTGTTCTCATGACTCCAACAGGATCACGATTCCAGGTTTTACCTTTTGCATCATCTTCATATCCTGTTGATGTCTTCTCATATTTAGATAATAACGATCTAGCCAAACCATCATCTTCTGGTATGTTTAAGCTAATTCTATCTTCAACTGCAGGCTCTACATTTGGATCAACAGATGGAGTTTCAGGAATAAAAATATTTACAGCATCTCTAGATCCAGGATCTGACGCATATATTTCAAAAATTCTTAATACAGATCCTCTACAATTTCAGTCAACACAGCATTTACTTTATGCTGATTTCCCAGTTGAGAAAGAGATTGCAAGGGTCGACCTTGGATCAGAAACTAGACCGTCCTGGACTAGCGGATCAATAGCACTTTCATCTGGATCATCATTGACATCTTCGAAGTCAGGAGCAGGATCTGTATCGTTTAATAATCTTTTTGGAAAATTTGATTCACGATATACAACACCTACAACACCATTCTTTATATCTCAACCCTACGGTGATACAGAATATAATCTATTCAGAGTTGAGACAATATCAGATGGTGCATGGGCATCCACTAAATTCAAGATATCAATTAGGGACATTAGAAAACCACAAAGCCCTGGTCAAGATCCGTATGGAACATTTACTCTAGAGGTTAGAGATTTCTCTGATACTGATAGAAGCAGATCTGTACTTGAAAGATACACGGGATGCACTCTCAACCCTGCTAGCGACGACTATGTTGCAAAGAAAGTTGGAGACTATAAAGCATTTTATAATTTTGATGCAATTGATCCTGATGAAAGAAAAGTAGTTGTTCAAGGAAAGAATCCAAATATATCAAGCAGAATAAGAATTGTAACAACAGATGAGCTAGATATGGGATTGATACCTGCAAATGCTATTCCGTTTGGATTTAGAGGTGTACCAGTTCTAAAGACAACTGATACACTAACAGATAACACTGGCTCAATACGAGGAGATGTGCCAACCCCATCTGGACCGGGATCTTGTAGAAGACTATCTTCAAATATTGGCGGGTGGAGCACAGATGATGGTTCAGGACCAGGGTCAGCAACATGGTCTCAGTTTATCACATCTTCAATTCTCCCACCTGTTCCAATGAGGTTTAAAGTTACAAAGGGAGTTGCAAACAAATCTCCAAACTTTACCGGTGAGCAGAGTGATACAGAACTCGTAGATGGAAATCTATACTGGGGAGTAAAATTTACCAGACTTGCACAATCTAGTTCAACACAGACTGATACGATATATAGGACAAACCTGTCTTCGATGCCAAATGGTCTTATATCTTCTTACTCGAAGCTTATAGGAATACTAAAGCTTGATACAAATGTTACGGGCTCAGGTGCTGACAAGTTTAACAATAATAAATTCAGTCTATCAAGAGTTGCATTTTACAATGGAACGGGATCATATACTGATAGCGTTGTTGACTCAGTTCAATCACAAATTACAGGATCTACTGTGGCACACATGATTGATGCAGCATACATTAGAGATGGAATTGTTGATCCTACACTATATACAATTGCAGACGGATCTGAGCACAATAAGCGACTAACATTCGCATCACTTGCAGCACTTACATCCTCTGTTTATTTTAATAAGTTTACTGACTTTGCAAAGTTTACAACATTCTTCTATGGTGGGTTTGACGGATTAAACATATTAGATCCAAATATGGCAAATATGAATGATAAAGCAAGCTCTTCAGATACTGGCGGATATTCATCTGGTGCAACCCTTGATATAGGTCTCAACAATGAGGCAAATGATTTTGGAACAGGAGATGATAATGCAATTATTCAATCGTATAGAGCTGCTGCAAGGATCCTAACATCTGAAGTTACATCTCGTGTAAATATAGTTTCAATTCCAGGGATTAAAGATTCTACGCTTACTGACTACGTTATGGAATTATTGCCGGGATATGGAAAAGCTTTTTATGTAGTTGATTTACCTGCTTATGATGCTGAACAGACTAGACTATTTAGAGATAGTTCAAATCGTCCAAACATAGACAAGACTTCATCGGTATTTGCAGGACGTGCTGTTGATAATAATTACTCTGCTACTTACTTCCCGGATGTTACAATAACTGATGAGATTAACAATAGACCTGTAAGGGTTCCGGCATCAGTTGCAGTAATAGGTGCACTTGCATATAATGATAATGTATCATACCCATGGTTCGCACCTGCAGGTTTCAATAGAGCATCTTTAGGATTTGTTACAAATACAGATGTCAGATTAAATCAGCAAGATAGAGATACTCTTTACGAAAATAGAGTCAATCCGATAGCTTCATTCCCAGGAGCTGGATTTGTAATATTTGGGCAGAAAACTCTTCAGATCCTCAAGAGCTCTTTGGATAGAGTAAACGTCAGAAGGATGCTTCTTGAAGTCAAAAGGGTAGTCGGCGAAGTTGCAACAAACATAGTATTTGAGCAAAATACGCCTGCAACTCGTGCAAGGTTTGTTTCAGAAGTTACACCACTTCTATCAAACATACAAATTCAGCAGGGGATTGATCAGTTCAGAATAGTAATGGATTCTACAAACAACACAGATGAGGATATTGCAAACAATATTCTAAACGGTCGAATTGTAATAGTTCCGACTAGAGCAGTTGAATTTATTGCAATTGACTTTATCATAACAAATGCTGGTGTAGATTTTGTTTAGCTAATAGTTAACATATAGAATGGAGATCATTTAGATGGCAGAAAAAGTTTTTAAAAGCGCAGGAGTTTTCGCAACTGAGACAGACCTCTCAAGGCCTGTAGCTGCGTCGCCTACTGGTATTCCGGCAGGCATTATTGGGCCGTCAGTAGAAGGGCCGGCATTTGTACCAATTACTGTCGGGTCGTACTCGGATTTTAGAAGAGTCTTTGGTGATACTGATGGTAAGAAATTTGGACCTTTGGCTGTATATACTTTTCTACAGCAATCAACGGCACTAACATACCTACGTGTTCTAGGAATCGGTGATGGATTAAAGAGAGATTCATCAACAGGAAAAGTAAATAGGGCAGGATTCACTGTTGGCGAGAAGATGGTTCAAAATGACGGTCTTCTTGGAGCAAACCCGTATGCAGTCGCGGCAGGTGATGAGGGTAGAACATGGTTTATTGGTTGCTTTATGTCTGGAACTTCGGGAAGTGTCGTATTTTCTGAAGCAGGTCTTCAGGCGGGCGGAAACCAGCAAGCAGTTCCAATTATCAGAGGTATTTTGATGGCAGCATCTGGAGTAATACCTCAGCTTTCAGGTGCACACATAGGTGACATTTCAGGTCAGTCTGCACAGCCTACAAATACTGACCCAGCAGTATTAGGATCAGCAACAACACAAGGCGGTGCATCAGGATCTGTAAACCCGTCAACAGGAGACTTTGTTCTACTCTTAAATGGGCATAAGTCAACAGACGCATATAAGAATGTTATAACTGCATCATTTAAGCTTGGCGATAATTATCTTGCCAACAAACTAAATACAAATCTTGACAAACTTCAAGAGGCAGGCCACTATCTATATACTCACTATGATATTAACAATTCATTTGCTGAAGTGACAGGTAGCGGAATTATAAATCCTAAAATAGTATGTCCAGCTACTGGTGCGTATCTTAACAATACTGCACTAGAAGATATTGGATTCTTACTTACTGGATCAGGTGTAAGAGATTCTTCAACAGCAGGTGTAACACCAAATTACGAATCGTTTCAAGATAGATTTACCACAGCTAAGTCACCATTCTTTCTTTCACAGGACTTTGGTGGAACAAAGCACAACTTGTTTAGAGTTCACGCAAGGGGTGATGGTGAATCGCCAACAGCAAAATACAAGATATCAATTGAGAATATTTCGCCGGCATCAGAAGTTGCAACAAATCAATTTGGAACATTTGACCTGATGGTTAGATCATTTACAGATTCTGATGAGATGCCAGAAATTATTGAGCCCTGGGTTGGTCTTACAATGGATCCTTCAAGTGAAAAATTTATCGGAAGGGTAATTGGTGATCAAAGGGTATTTTTCGACTTTGATCAAAGTCTAACAAGTCAAAAACTTGTTGTTGAAGGAAATCATGCAGGAAACTCATCTCTAGTAAGAGTCGAGATACCAAGGGCAGTAGAGCTAGGATATGTTCCAGATAATGCACTACCAATGGGATTCAGAGGGCCTTCCCACCTTGTCTCTTCAGGGTCAGGACCTTTGTCATCATATGACGGATCGCTTCTCGGACCAGGTGGCGGAAGAAGTGATAAGCTTCAGATTACAGACGATGTATGGAAGAGAGCAGTATCTTTACCGATTAGATATAGAAAGGATGTTAGAAAAGCTCAAACTGCAACAGAAGAAGGAATACACTTTGTGGGAGCAAATCCGTCTCTATACTGGGGTGTCCAGTTTAGAATGAGAGATCCAGACAACTTGATAACAAATGCATTTGGAGATCGCGAACTTAGAAGTCTAAATTCAGCAACAGCTACATTTGATTCTTCAATGGAGTCTAGAACAAAATATTTTCCCAACTTTGATCCAGCAGCGTTTAAGTTTGCTGTGGGTAACAATCCCGGAGTTGCTGATGTAAACGGAACAGTTCTTGATTGTGATACATTTAATAACAACATATTTACTCTAGAAAGAATTAGAATAAAAACTGGATCAAACGATGCATTACTGGCTGATCCACTTATGTGGAAAAGTGCATCATACATAAGAGAAGGAAGCATTGCAGCAGATCTTGGAATGAGAGCACTTAAAGTGAAAGATCTATCTCTTCAGGGAAATAGAAAATATGCGAAATACTCAACCATTTTACAGGGTGGGTACGACGGAACTGATATTTTCAATATTGATAAGAGAAGGATGTCATCTACAGCATGTAAAAGAGAAATGGATGATTCAGTAAACCAGGGTGGAACTTCAGGGGCAACAGTTGCAACATATAGAAAGTCTATTGACATAATGGGTGTCAAGGCTGATGTTGATATTAATCTTCTATCAATTCCTGGAATTAGAAACTCTGGTGTTACAGATTACGCAATTACAGCTGTTGAGTCAAGATATGACGCGATGTATGTAATGGATATTGAGCAAAGAGATGAAAATAACATGGTTATGACTGGATCAAAGGATGCTGATGGTAATATGATAGTTCCAAGTATATCAAATACGACAGCCGGATTTAGTGCAAGAGGTCTCGACTCATCATTTGCTGCAGCATATTACCCAGATGTTAATATGACAGATCCTACAACCGGAGGAACAGTATTAACACCAGCAAGTGTTGCTGTCATGGGTGTAATGTCTCAGAATGATAAGATTGGTAGACCGTGGTTTGCACCTGCAGGCTACTCTAGAGGAAAGCTAGATTCTTCAATCTCAGGTACATCACTAAGTCTTGAAAGAGCTGACCTTAACAGATTGTATGAAGTTAATATCAATCCACTGGTATCTTTTGCCGGAGGATCTCCGGTTGTCTGGGGGCAGAAAACATTGCAAGCAAATGCATCTGCACTTGATAGAGTTAATGTGAGAAGGCTTCTAATAGATGTTAGAAGAAAAGTCAAGAATATTGCAAATTCACTTCTCTTTGAACCCAACAGACAAGAGACATTAGACAAGTTTAATGCTCTTGTTAAGCCTATCATGCAGAGAATTCAGGATCAGTCAGGTGTAGATAGATTCAAGGTTATAATTGATACTACAACTACTACACAGGCTGATGTTGAAAATAATACAATTAGAGGTAAGATATACTTACAACCAACCCGTACCGCAGAGTTTATAGCGCTAGACTTTACAGTAACAAATGCTGGCAATTTTGACAGTGTTTAAAATGAAGTAGCGTTATACTTATAATTTGAAACCTTAGGAGAATATTCAGATGGCAGAAACACTTTCAGTTAGCGAGATGCTACCCAACAAGTTCGAACCCAAGCGACAGTTTCGGTGGGTCTTCGCTATAGAGGGTATCGATTCATTTTTGATGAAGACAGCAGCAAGACCACAGATGCAATTTCAAGAGCTTGCAATTCCTTTTATCAATTCGTATAGATACATGGCGGGAAGGATGCAATTTCAGACAATGCAGATTTCCCTTTACGATCCAATTGCACCATCAGGCGCACAGCAGGTGATGGAGTGGATTAGAACTCACTACGAATCAGTATCAGGACGAGCAGGCTATGCTGATTTTTATAAGAGAGATATACAGATTAAGTTACTAGATCCTATCGGTACTGTCGTAGAACTTTGGGATATGAAGGGTGCAATGATTACAACTGTAAACTTTCAAACTCTCACTTATGAAAATGATAATGCTCCCGTTACCATTGATCTAACACTGAGATATGATAACTGCGTATTACAGTACTGATTAAAAATATATTCTATTGGTTTCTTTTAAAAATCCTCCCTGAACAGGGGAGGATTTTTTATTTACAATAACTACGTCGTATGTTAGATTTTCTTAGAGGGAATATTATATGAGCGATATGATAGAAAAGTTGGACCTTGTTAAAGAAAAATTTGGCTGGGAAGTTCCTATTGAAGCGGTTCCGTTGCCTTCAAGAGGTAAGGTTTATCACAAAGGATCACCACTTTATAATAGAGAGGTTATTGAAATAAAAGCAATGACTGCACAGGAAGAGGATATTTTGATGTCACCTGCACTTCTAAAGCAGGGAAAGATCATGTCACAACTTCTTTCATCTTGTATAGTTGATAAAACAATAGATCCAGACGAAATGTTGTCTGGAGATAGAAATGCTGTAATGGTGGCAATAAGAATTACTGGATATGGAGCAGATTATTCAGTAAGCACACAGTGCCCAAATTGCACTTTTACAAGTGTTCAAACATATGATCTAGGCCAGCTTGCACTTAAAAGGCTGGATTTATCACCTGTAAATGATAGCGGCAGCATTTTTGAATTTAAGCTTCCGGTTACAGGAAAGACAGTCCATTTTAAATTTTTGAGCGGAAAAGAAGAGTCAGATAGATCTTTAATGCTAGAAAGAATGAAAAAAATGACAAATGGAATGGGTGTAGAGAGAGAAGTAACTTCCAAACTAGAAACTCAAATTATATCAATAGACGGAATTGATGATAGAAACGCAATTAGACAATTTGTATCAAAGATGCCTGCAAGGGACTCTAAGTCTCTAAGAAGACATATTCAAATTAGTGAGCCTGGCGTAGATATGAATGTTGATATGAAATGTCCTGAGTGCATGAAGCACGGGAGGGTTGCGCTACCACTTGGCGCAAACTTTTTTTGGCCCGAGTGATGGAATGAGAGAAGAGTTTCTAGAAGAAGCTTTTCTATTACAATATCATTTAAATATGAATTATTCTGATGTAAGATCAATGCCACTTCCATATAGAAGGTGGTTCATTAAGCGACTTGCTGATGAGTTTAAGAAGCAGTCTGATGCAAGGAAGAAAGCATCTGATGAAAGACAAGGTCTTGTTGACATTCCAATGGGAGATATGTCGCTATCCCAAGATTCAAACCAGCAAGGTGAAAGAGTGTCTTCGCAGGTATACGCGCCTAGAACGACAAAGTTTAGCAATGACTAAACTTTCTAAAGGTATATTTACCACTGTAGGAGAATAGTGCATGGCTGGTGAAATGACAGAAGCAACAGGTCGAAGACTAGCAGACGCAATGGAAGCCCTTGCCGATGATGGCATTGGCAGCAGAAGGAGAGATCAGTCAGACTCTTCATACGAAGCAGGGAGTAGAAGGGGACGCACGGGAGGCGGAGGTGCTACGTCACCAAGCATCGTAGACAGGCAGTGGGAGGCAGTATTTACGTCTATTGCAAATACTGCACCTATAGCAGAAATAAGAAGATTATCAAGTGAGTTTGACAGGCTAGCTGATCCACAGGTCCTAGATAGAATGCAAGCTCTTCAAAGACAACTAGGAGGTATTGGAGGAGCTGGCGGAGAAGCATTTAGAGAAGGTGCTGGAATGGTCGGGGATATGCGTGACACATATCTTAGATTTAATGAAGAGCTTGCTGGATCAATAACATCAGGAAATGATGCTGTTTCTGGTCTCGGGGTAAGTTTACGATCCCTGCTTGGAGATGCAGGAAGAACCTATGATGCATTTGAAATGATGACAATCGGTGCAAGAGGGTCAGCGAATGGATTTAGATTCATGCAAAATGAGACTGATGAGACCATGCTTAGGATGGGTTTATTTGGTCAGCAAATGGATTTACGTGCATCTGAGATTGCTACATTTCAGGAAAGAGAGATATCTCTAGGGATTGAATCTGGAACAATGCTAGAGAATGCAGCTATTGCTGCAACAAGAGTTGCTGACGTTTACGGTGATTCTGGCAAAGAAATTATGAATATTATCGAGGAGATAGTATCTGACACACGGAGGTTTGGAAACGTTTCAGAGACAGAGGCAGCAAAGATAGGTGGAGCTTTAAGACAGCTCGGTCTAGACTATGGCGAGCTTGGCGGCATGACTGATAAGTTCTTTGACTTCGAAGGTGCTGCTAGTAGTGTGTCAGCACTGACATCAGTGTTTGGTGTTCAAATAGATGCCATGGAGGCAATGAGGCTTGCAAACTCACCTGATAGGCTTGATTTCTTAACTTATATGAGAGATCAGTTTATGGCATCTGGTAGAGCTGTTGAAGATATGACTCTTGCAGAAAAAAGGCTTATTCAGCAACAGCTAGGATTATCAGATATTCAGGCTGTTGAGAGACTCTTTGATCCAACAGTTGATCTGGAGAATCTAGATGCTATAGATGAGGCAGCAAACAGGGGAACAACATCACTTGAAGGTAGCATAGAAGAACTAGAGACACAAATTAAGAACTTTGGAGACGGAACTGACGATGCTCTTGAAAGAGTGAGGGATGCATCTAGGGATGCATTCACTGCTGGAATGCAAAGAGATATAATGGCTACAATTACAACTGCTGAAGATCTTATTGGAACGATGGAGCTTGTTGGTCAAGCTGGGGGAAGGGAGCTAGCAGATTCTGATCAGTTTGGATTCCTCCAGCAGGGACTTAGGGATATGGAAGCTTTTGTAAGCAGCATGGATGGATCTATAGGTGAAATTCAGCAGGGGCTAATTCTTGCATTTACTGGAGACGGTACAGAGGCAAATCCTGGAATTACTGCTACAATAATCAAAGAGCTAGGGGACGCATTTGAGGCTCTTCTTAATGATCCAAGGTGGCGATCCAGGTCTCCATCGCTTGCAGGTCTTGCGATAACTGGCGGAGTTATCAAAGCTCTCCAGGAACTTTCTCCCGAAGCTAGAAAGAGTTTCGATGCCATAGGGAAAGAAGGAGATAAATTTGCAGCAAAACAACTAGATGGCTGGTCAAAAGAAATTGGAAAACTAGGGATGAAATCTACTGATTTCGGAAAATCAGAGATAGAAAAGCTTGCTAGTGATTTTGGAACAACGACAGCTAGGGTTGAATCTGCAATAAATGCAAATCTTAAAAATACCAAGCAGAGAGACAAGGCACAAAAAATAGAGACACATCTTGAGGGAATTATGAACCTCGGAGACAAGCAGCTCGTTCAGAACCGCCTATCTGAACTTGCAAGGTATTACAAAGTTTCAAAAGCATCGCTTGAGTCATATACATCTGGAAAGAAAGATCAGGATGCAATTTTTAAAGATATACTGGATACAAAGAAAAAAGATGCTGAGAAGGCAGAGAAAAAGAAAAAAGAAGATGCAGCTAAAAAAGCAGAGGGCAAAGACAAGCCAGAAGTAAATTCAAAAGCTGATGAATCAAATAAAGAAAGTATTAGAGCAATTAAAGATGCAAAAACTGCGCAGCTCAAGGCTGAAACAGAGCTAGAAGAACTTAAATCAAAGCTTGAAAGTAAAAAAGGAGAGGATGGTATTATTAATCTTACAATTAACCCTGCTGATGTTATACTCGAAGTTTCAGATAGAGAAATTGGAAGGGCAGCCCTCAATGCATTCTCCTCCGGGACACCAGTTTTAAGCGATTCTGGTAAATCTTGGAAAGTTGTTTTAAAAACATAGTATAGGAAAGATATGAAAAATATAGTAGAAATTGTTATGGAAACAGACATCATGTCTTCACTAGTTGAGGATCTTACAGAAGAAGAGCAAAAAGATTTTAAAAAATGGGCTTCTGATACACTTTCACCTTTAAATGAGCTTGCGCACATAATAAATGATATGTCATCTACAGTAGAGTCTGCAGAAAGAATATCTGAGGTTGTTCATAGTATTTTATCACCCGAGGGGTTTGCGGAGGTTGAGAAATGTCTAGAGAAAAGCTAGGTGAGTTTTTAGAATCTTATACAGAGGGATCAACTACAACACCAGGAAAAATATCATATACAAATCGTGATAGAGACGGCCAGGGGCTTGATCCAGGAGTAGATGATCTCGGTATAGATCCAGGATCTGGTCGACCACTTTTGCAACATAATTCCAAAGGTCCACAGGGTATAAGTCTTGTAAATGATTTTCTTAGCTTTCTTACAAATCACGCACCCAATTATTATAAACTTAAACAAGGAGCTACAACTGCACAGTCAGTTAAGCATTTGACAGAAGACGGTTCGCCGGTAGTTCTTAAGGCAGCAGAAAATACAAGTGCTGAAAATGTCTTTGTTAAGACTGCTGAATCAGCAGGCGATGGATTAGGTGCGACAATGTCACAATATTCCAATAGCGGCTATCTTGATGGGTTAAATAATATAGTTTCAAAACTAGGTGATATTACAGATCCATCAATGGATGAAGGGCCTGGCCCGCATTCTGGAAATAAGCTTTTGACATCTATTGAAGGGCAAGATCAAAATGTAACGGGAAAGACATTTGTAGATACAACAGTTGATGACCTAGAGCAGAACTCACTAAATGCAGTTCAGGGAATGCTTCAAGAAAGAAATAGATTTAACACTTCTCAAGAAAGAGCATTTGCTCCCTATGATAATAGTCAATTATCAAAAAATATGAAAACGGGAAAAGACGGGCAAGGGTCAAGAACCGCCCAGTCAGAATATGGATCTTTTGTTAAATCTGCACCCGAGATGGTGAATAATGATCTTGCTCATGTTGGAAGATCAATGATACTTCAAGCTCTTGGTATTGACTGGTCTGATAGCCCAGGCGGGGCTACAAATCCCAACGAATTTGAATATGATACAGAGTCTGTAATAGTTAATGGCGCAGCTATGGTTCTTAACACACCGACTAGTGTTCAATTCCCTAGGGCAAAAAATGCATATGGTGCACCGGTTGTCGGAGATGGTGTTGATAGCTCGCCATTGAGTGAAGGAGCATTTGAGACTGATGGCGAGAGTCACAGCTACGGAGGACACTATACACCTGATTTAGCTTACAGCTCTCCAAAGTCAAGAGCAGTGCTTAGGGCACGAGCAGCTGCAGTAATAATTGGAATGGTTATTGCTACAAAGACTGTATCTGACTCTTTGGATATAGCATATAGTACTATAGAGTTAGGAAGAAGTCACGGAAAGTTAGGTGAGGCAAAGAGATTCGCAGCTAATGCAAAAACCCAGGTCTTTCAAAGGCTTGTTATTCCAGTCACAAGATTCCCGTATTCTGACTGTTTAAACATGGGTCTTACTATGCTTTTTGGAACAAGTGATATGTCGTTTGACAAAATAAAAAATGTTAGTAATCATCAAACAATATCGGAAGCACCTGGGTTCTGGTATGCAATTGGAAAGTCTATGCTACAGAAGTTTGCTGCAGCATCTACATCTCTTACAAAAAATCTAGAGTCGTTTGAATCAGATCCCGTAGGTTCTTCCACTGCAATTCTTGCAGATGTTACTAGAAGCGGAATAGTAGGCGTTATTAACTCAATAGTTCAAATAGGCGATATAGGACTATTTTCAACAGGGGGAACTGCAAATCTACAAAATGCAGCAAACGGCGGGGTGCGACCTTGGAATGTAGACTCTCTGGTCGAAGGCCCGCAAACAAGAATTTCAAAGAGTAGGGTAAATACAAATGGTCAAACTTCTGCTGCACTTGCGTGGAGGGGAATGTCTGCACCTAGTCTCTACCTTCTTCCTAGAAATGTTATAAAAGCAGTTGTAGACTCTAATACTCTAAACTGGGGGCCGAATCCAATTAAAGCTCATACTGCAACTTCTTTAATTGAGAAATCATATATTGATGTAAACGGATATGGACCCACTGCAGGAATATCAAGAGGTAGAATTCCAACAGATGTTAGGAGAAAAATGGAGAATACTCTAGATGCAGAGTATGTACCGTTTTATTTTCATGATGTAAGAACCAATGAGATGATAGGATTCCACGCATTTTTAACAAATTTGAGTGACTCATTTAGTCCACAATTTTCATCAAACAAGGGGTACGGAAGAATCGATCCTGTCTATATTTACAAGGATACAAAAAGAACAGTTACATTTAGTTTCTACGTTGCTGCAACATCAAAGGAAGATTTTGATGAGATGTGGTTTAAGATCAACAAGCTTACAACACTGGTATATCCCCAATGGTCAAAAGGAAGCGGCTTAGTAGATGGAGACGACAACAAGATAGTTCAACCATTCAGTCAGGTAATAGGTGCAACACCGCTTGTTAGACTAAGAATTGGCGACGTTATAAGGGGAAATTATTCAAGATTTAACCTTGGAAGAATGTTTGGAATAGGAACTGATGAGTTTAAGATAGCTGATAATACATTTGGCTTGGGCGGTGGATCATCTGGTTTCGTTAATATGACAGCACCGTGGACAACAGCAGTTTCTGATTTCATGATTGACTATATATTTTCCACTGCATATGGTTCACCAATGGCGCTTCTGCCTTTCAGCGGAGATGCAGGAGCAAGTGTTGCAGATAAACTTGTAAGATCAGTTGTGGGAACTGGAATGGAGGCACTCGGAGGAAGCGGAATAGTTAATCCAATTGGTGCTGCACTAATACTAGGGGAATTAAGCAATCCCGATTCTGATGAGGCAATAGCTGATTCGCTGGGAACATCAAATGTTGTTCTAGACGGTGTGGCTGCACTTGCATCTAAAATAGCAACAGGCAGGGCAAAATCAAATCTAGGAACAGGCGGAGGATATACCGGAACAAGCTTTCCATTCCTTAAGCCATCATCGAATATTGGATATACACTTGTAACTGAATCAGGAGAAACAAAGTTAAGAACTACAATTCCGTACAGGGTTGCAGTAAAGGACAAAAAGAAAGTTGCAATTAACTCAATTAAGAATGCAAATAGCGCATATGTCAGTAAGGGTCTTGAGAAGCAAAATCATATGAAGACGAGATATGAAGTACAGTTCTTTGATTTAGATGCACCAAAGGTTGATGGAAAACTATATGTTTGGCATGAGGATTTAATGCCAAATCCCGATATGCTATTTATGGTTCGAGTAAGTCTTTTGCTTGATCCCGTTGCTACTGTTGCAGGACTTGGGCAGATGGTAGTTAATGAGACAGCATCTAAATATATGGGATTTCCTGCTGACGCATTAAATATTTTCACAACTGATGCTGCTGAGTTTATGCATCCTGCAAACAATCCGATAACGAGAGCATTTGAAAATTCTGGCGGGCGGGGTCTAGCAGGTGTCTTGCAAAGTTTATCATATGACTGGTATGATAATACAATTCCATGGGAGACTGAGTGGGGCTCTAGGGCACCAATGATGGCAAAAGTAAGTGTAACATTTGATGTTATTCATGATCTACCTCCGGGAATTGACTCCAGCGGATATAACAGAGCACCTGTATATAACGTAGGAAGGACTATGAATGCAATTTCAGGTGACGAAAATCCAGATCATGGGCAAGGCTCTAGGCAATCCTATACACGTGCAGGTATAAAAGCAGTTCAAAAACTTAAGAAGGAGTAGTATAAATGTCAATAGGAAGATACACATTTTCAGTGTCAATTGGTGAGGGAAAGGGAAAGTCAAACCCGAGAGTGTCAAGCAAAATATATACTGCCGTTACAACAGGTGCAATTCCTATATCAATAAGAAAGCTAGAAAGGGGAGAGAGGCTAGACACAATATCAATGGATGCATATGGATCACCTGTCTATTGGTGGGTTATAGCAGCAGCATCAGGGATAGGCTGGGGATTACAAGTACCACCTGGTACAACTATTAGAATACCAGTTAATATAGGACAGATATTAGGAATGGTGACATAGATGGCATTTAAAGATATATTCACATCTGACGATACAATGAAAGTACCTCCAGAAAACAGGCTTGACCTAGCAGTGACAGCTCTAAGCAAGTACTATATGTCAACTGCATCCGAAACAGAGTTAAAAAATTATAAAAGAGGGAATTCAAGTGATGATAAATCTATTGCAGAGGAAAAGCTAAATGCAAGAAAAGAATCATCAGAAGTGAAGAGAAAATTAAGATCACTTATTCAAGATACATCCATGGGCGGATTATTTGTTAACGAGATTATCAGGAAGGTTGAGGAAGATACAGTTTTAAAATCCTACAAAGGTATTCAAAATATTTTAAAGGTTAAGTTTGAAAGTCATGCGCCAGGAGTTATAAACTCAACAGTTGAAAATGATAACGATAGAGGTATAAATGCACAATGTGGTCAACTAATTGTTCAATCACCTGCAGAGTCACCAGATGATAGTGCACAGGCAGCTGCTGATGCAGTATCAGGAGATAGCGACGGAGATGGCGATGAACCAGCGGGAATTGTTAATTCAGTAGTTGGGGGAAATGCATCGGGAATCCCAGATGCAATAAACAATCCATGGCTTTCTGCAATACTTGTCAACGATAGCACTTTAACACCGGGAAATAATAGAAATGTAGCTGGTTCATTATTTTTCAATAGCATTCCAACAACTGAGATGTCGCAGTGTTCACCCTTTATCAAGATTACGTTTATCACAGAAAATGATAATTTTCTAGACGGTGCCAGATCAATGACACTGCAGGGATTTACAAAAGCTTCTGACACATCTATGTGGGATTGGTCAACTGGAAAAAATATAGATTGGAACACACTTAGCCTAAGAAGGGATGCTGGGTTTGATGTTTCCGGTGAGGTATCAGCAGCAGCAATATCTGAAGAGGCACCAGCAAACTCTGCGCTTAGAGAGTTCGAGGGGCTGACAATAGATGCTACCAGGGTCATAAGCAGCGGTATTGAACTATTTCAGGCACCACAAACTCTAAACAATCTTGGTGTTGCTGATGACCCAGCACTGGGAGGAGCTCTTAATCCCTCTGCACCCCTAGCTTCATTGCAAAGATTAAGCATTGATATTAGTGGATTAGGTCTTTCTACACTTTGTAATAAAACTGCATCCATGGAGTTTATTTTACATGATAGATCTCAAATGAGGCTTATAGCACCCATAGTAGGTGCAAGCTCATTTGCCGGGACACATGTTGAGATTGAGTATGGCTGGATGCACCCACAGGCATCGTTTGCTCAATCTGGTAATGTCTACGCAAACTTTCTAAACTCACTCAGGTCAAAGTCATTATTCAATATTCAGGTTGCAGATTTATCAGTTCTAGAGGATGGGCAAGTTAGAGTTAATTTAAAATTAGCCTCTAGGGGTGCAGCAGAAATGAATGCTGTTCCTGCTGCTAGTGGTGTATCGAAAGTTTCTGCAGCTATGATAGCTCCATTTTTAAATAAAGTTTTATCACAAATGTCTCATATGAAATCTAAGTCATTCCAAGAGTCACAGCAGGCAGCAGCAGATGCAGAATCAGCATCAGAATATGTTGCTGCTGCAGCTAGAACAGCAGATAGAGAGCTTCTTGACATTCAAAGAGGATTTTCTGCACAGGCAAACTTCAATACACCGAGAGCTATGATAGATCTTGGTTTGTATAGAGAGCTATTGTCCAATCTAAGGTCTGGAGCATCTTCTGTCGCACAATCTGCTGCAATATCATCTGCAATAGAGATAATTAATGATATTATGACAACTGCAGATGAAGATCAGGACTCAAGCGGTGCCAGGGTTACACTAGCAAGTGAGCTTGAAGCAAAAAGAGCAATGCTTGAAAGGCTTGATATCTTTGATAATGGAACAAATACTCCTGTGCAGGAAGTTGAAGCAGAGGATAGAGCAGCAGAAGGTGCTGCACCCGTTGATGCAAACGCAGAAGACGCAAGTACAAATAGAGGAACAATATCTCCAACCTTAGGGTCAGTTTTATTGACATATATCGGAAGGCCCTTGCAGGCAATTGGAAAATGGGATGAAGTTCAAATGATTTTCTATCCGTTTAACTATCAAGCTGGTGCAATGACAATGACAAATATTGCAAACTTTAGGCTTACTGGATTTCCAGACTTTTTAATGAAAATAATTGATGAAAGACCTTTCTGCTCGACGGCTCAATTTGCAGAAAAGCTATTTAAAGATGCATGTGGTCCTGAAACTATATCACATCCAAACTACTGGGGTGATGAAGCATACGCAAGAGTTGATCAGGAAGCACTTCGTGAGCTAGGAACAAGAGAAGAAAGGCTAGAGGCTATACAGGATGTACGACTTGCAAACGAAGCAGCATTATCAAGAATATATAGCACTCGCGGTAGAGAGCTTGCACCAGAGTTTGAAGTTCCAGATATTACTATGCTTACTGAGTGTGTTCCTGCAAAATCTTCACCTGAAGGACAGTCTAAATCAATTCTAAGGATTCATGTTTTCGATGCAAAAGCAGGAGTACCAATAGAGGCAAATTTACTATCACAAATAGTTCAAGGAAATGAGCTTGCAATTAGAGTCAAACCAGAGGGTATACAACCTAGTTCAGATGCATCTGAGGAAGACGAGGCTGATCAAGGCACTGTTGCAGAAAGTGAAAGTGATGAAGCAGCAGCAGAGCAACTAGCCGGGATAGTTGCAAATGATGAAGTTGGTCAAGGAGAGTCTGATGCAACAGATGCTGTTCCCGTGCCTCATACACTTTATATTTCAAAAATATCAGCAGAAATGATTAAAGATGCAATAAAGTCAGTATACCCATCAATAACTTTCGGGTCACAATTTACAAATGTATTTAGCTTTGGAATGTCTTCTAATACAGGCGGAGCAGTAAATCAGGTTTTACTGCTTAACGCCATTGAACAAAACAGGGATGAAGACTCAGGACCACAAAGAAACTCTAATATAGACGATGTATTTGTCATTCCTACAAATGCAACGTTACAAACAGCTGGGTTTCCCAATGTTACTTACGGTCAAAAATACTATATTGACATGGGAACAGGAACAACAGCTGATAACTTCTACTATGTAGTTGGAATCAGACACACGTTGACACCGGGATCGTATGAGACTACTTTAACGCTAACATATAATGGATCAGGAACAAGTAGGTCTTTAAGAACTGCAATGTCAACAGTTGCCGGTGTTGTATACCCGGGTGATAGTGTAGGATAAAATAACATATTGAAAATACAGGGATTGGATGTTATAATCAATCTATGATTTTAGCAATTTCATCTCGAACAATAGGGTCTGATCTCAATTTAATCTTCGATGGATCAGAATGGTCATGGTCAAAGAATTTTCCGAAAGAATCTCTTCTCTGGGGTTTTGAAGACTATAGAGATTTAAGAGATGCAGCTAGCTCACTAAAGCTAGATATTCCAGAATTTTGGAATACACCGTGGGGAAATGCTCAATCACACGTTCAAAAAAAGTTTTCATATGTAAAGTGGCAACATGCACTCCCGGTATCACAGTGGAAAGATATAGTAACAAGGCTTGTAGATCAGCTCTGGAGACATTTCTCATGTGAAGATAACAGTTACTATGTTAGTACTCACATAAGAAATCGTAGAATCACCCAGGGACTCTCTAGGCCTATTGTATCGGACGCTCTGTGTAGGGAGAAGATAGATAGCGCAAAGAACGGAAAAAGAGGGCTTGTAGAAAGATTTTTGCCTATAGATGATGGAAAGCCAGAAAGGTCGATATACTCATTTTCAAACACAGTTACTGGTAGAATGACAATAAAAAAAGGTCCAAACATTCTTACTTTAAAAAAAGAAGATAGAAATATTCTTAAATCTAGATTTAAGAATGGAAAACTTATAGAGATAGACCTTCAATCTGCAGAGCCAAGAGTTGCACTTTCTATGTTTGACAAACATATAGACGGAGACATATACAGTGAGATAATAAAGTCGCTTGGCATGAATATTACAAGAGATATATCAAAAATTGCAACAATATCAGCACTCTATGGTGCATCACATCATGCTTTGTCATCACATGTTTCAAATAGCTCTGATGCAATGAAAATCATAGATTCAGTAAAGGAGTACTTTGGAGTCAGGCATTTAGAAAAAATGATTATAGATCAACACAGTGAGAACTCGTATATTACAAATACGCATGGTAGAAAAATCTTTTCAGAATCAGCCAGCGTTAATCATTTAATACAGTCATCTACTGTAGATGTTGCATTTGATGTTTTCGAATTGATTATAGGAAAGATAAAAGAGTTGAAAATAGATGCAGTTCCAGTGTATATTATACACGATGCTATTATCTTCGATGCTAGAGAAAAAGATCTTGAAAAAATTTATAAAATATGTGAAGATGGGTTTGTATCAAAAACTGTGAAGACTAGATTTCCAGTTAAAATAAAGGAGATAGAATGACCTCAAAAATAGAAGAAAAAATAAGATTAAATTGGGAAAAATACCAAATGCTATCAGAAAAACTTGGTGACGAAAATATAAATATTTTTCTTGAATTTATGGGTGAAAGGCTTGTCATGTGTCCTGCATCGCTTAAAGAAAATGAGTATAACTCAAGACCTGGTGGGCTTATTGAACATGCACTAGATGTTGCATTAGCAATGAAATCTATTAATGAAGCTTTAGACCTTGGTGTTTCAACATCATCTATTTTAAAAGTTGGTCTTTTTCATGAAGTTGGAAAGATAGGAGATGAGGAGAATTCTTGGGTAGTTGAACAAGATTCTGACTGGCATCGCGAAAAGCTTAAGCAAAATTATAAATATAATGAAAATGCTCCTAAGATGTCTATATCGCATAGAACACTATATCTACTTCAAAAATTTAATATTAATCTTACACAAGATGAGTGGATTGCAATTCAGATTGCACCCGGATCACACTATGAAGAGAATAGGTTTTATGTCGGATCAGAACCTCCACTAGGTATCCTTTTACAAAAAGCTAAGTCTTTAGTAATTCATCAGTCAACAAGCTAGGAATAGAATATTTATATGATATGCCTACTAAGAAAGATAATTTTTTAAAAAGATATTTCACACAAAGGTCTGATCTATCAGGACCAATTTCAAGATCTGGCGATGGCTTCGGTGCTGCTGGTGCTATGGGTAGTGGAGATGGGTATAAAGAAAAAATAGGAAGGGAAAAGATACCGTGGTATCTAAGCGACTTTAGAGGTCAACCATCTATGGCAGCGGACTCAGGATTCTCTTCAATAGTTATGTCAAGAGTAAATAAGGGAAGAGATGAAATTCACGATCCTAAGAGAATGTTTCCAGATCAAGATGTGAAAGATTCAGATGAGGAAGATAATTACTTATCAAGGGCTCAGCATAAAATGAAAGAATCATCACAAAAATATTTTAATGAAAATCATATAGTAAAAAATTCCCAATATTCCCTATCAGAGTTGTCATCCCTTATGGGTGAAGATATTGACTGGGAAAGGTTTATACCTGATCCCGTTGAAGACTTGGGATCAAGTATTTCAACAGGCATAAGTGATAACTGGAGATCATTAGTTCCCGACTCACTAGAAGATGAGGCCGAAGATGCTTACGAGTATGTATCAGATCTTTTATCACAGGCAGCCACCCAGGGAGAAGAGGCGTATGACTTACTTTCAGATAAGATAGATACTCTTACACAAGATTCTGAAACGTTTAGAGACGTTAAAGATATAGCAATGGAAGTCGGCAGAGACTTTATAGCACTAACTGCTGCTGGGATACCAGTAATCGGAACACCTCTTGCCGCCGCTTATGTTTTATACAATCTATCAGAGCTAGACGAAGGGCAAGAGCAGGCAAGAAGGTCTATAGATCTACTCTTGACTAATGGATCGTATGAAAATCTTGAAAATATGCAAAGAGTATCTGGCGATCTATTTGATGATTACATAGATCTTCTTCAGGCGTCGACATATCTTATTCCGTTTGTTGGAGTTGGAAGGGGAATTGTTGGGACAGCGGGAAAGCTTTTAAATAGAACAAAAGCTACAACAGCAACTGCTTTTTTAGGCCTAACTGGTTCAAGTGTTCTAAAGTCTGCTATAAAATCAGAAATACTGCTTAGTAATGTCTTTAAGATTGCAGCCAGGATGGCAAACTCAGACGTTGCTGACTCCCTAGGTTTAGACAAAACTTACTTTTTTGATTCAATTGTTAAAATACCATCTACGCTAATAGTCATGGCAGATATTATAGAAGAGGCGATTAAGCAGTATGAATCATGGGAACAGTCAGGATCACATTCACAATTTAGATTTAATCCCTCACCTCTTTCACTACAAAGAAGTGAAATTCAAAGTTCTGAAGAGAGGTTAGCAAGTGATGACTATTTGACAGGTATCGAAGAGTGGATAAGGTCTGTTTCTAGAGACGTTACAGATTCAGTCCTGGGATCAGGACCAGATATAACAATTGAGGCAAAAAAAATGAAAGATAATGAGAAGATATTAAGAGCATTTATTAGAGAGTCAATCTATCATACTACAAGAACTGAGCTAGAAGCAAAACCAGCCGGATGGGAGTACAGAGTACCACCCACATCAGATGAAGATGATACATCTGCAATGGGATCAGGAAAAGATCTTGTTAATTTTAAAACAGACATGGGATATGCAAGCTATCAGTCAAGACCAGAGAATATAAAAGAACAAGCGCTAAGACGAATTATTAGAAGAAAAATTAGAATTTCTGAGTCTAAAAAAAAGTAGATAGTGATAATGAGCCTCTAGATATTGATGAAGATTGCTCAGCAGAACACATCGACGAATTTAGCTCAATAGGCGGCGGATCAATTTCCGGATACACACTTCCCCTTGGAATGAAAGGCAAGGGAAGCGCAATGGATAGTGTCTTTCCCTGGAAGAAAGTAAAAAATAAGTCACAAAGTAAGAAAAAAAGATCAAAAAAGACTTCTAAAAAATCTTGAAAATATTTTCTATTTGCTGTAATATCATTATGCAATGGCAAATTAAACATTAAAAACTAACACATTGCAATTTAAAAACTAAAAGGAAAAAAATAACATGGCAATTGATTTTGAAGCAATTAGAAAAAAGCTTGATCGGCTTAGTGGAGCAACACGAAATAGATCGGTTATGTGGAAACCAACTGAAGGTGAAGAGCACGTCGTTCGGCTGCTTTCTTTTCCCGATAATGATGGACAACCATTTAGGGAGATGTGGTTCTACTACGGGATTGGAAACAATAGAGGACTATTGGCACCGAACCAGTTTGGAAAACCTGATCCCATTCAGGAGTTAATTACTAATCTTCGAGAGGATGGGTCAAAGGAGTCTTATGAGCTAGCAAAGAAGCTATATCCAAAGATGAGAACATATGCGCCTGTCATTGTTCGCGGAGAAGAGGACAAAGGTGTTCAAATTTGGGGATTTGGAAAGACTGTTTACCAGGCACTTCTAGGTCTCATGCTTGATGAAGACTATGGTGATATTACAGATCCAAAGACTGGAAGAGATATAAAGGTGTCATGTGTTAAGCAGCCAGGAAGAAAGTGGGCAATGACTGAAGTTCGACCAAGAGGAAAGCAGTCAAATCTTGCGACTAGCTCCGAGAAAGCTTCAGAGTGGACTACAACTATTCCGAATCTTGATGACATTTATACATGCAAGACTTACGATGAGCTATCAAAGATTGTCAATGATTGGATCTCTGACGAAGAAGATGATGGATTCGGAAGTGATGGTCTAGATAATTCATCTAATACAACAAGTACAAGTAGCACGACAGAAGCGTCTAGCAAGTCATACAATAATTTAGACGATGCTTTTGCTGATTTGATGGATGAATAAGAAATCTTAAAATATTAGAAATATAAATAAGCGGCACCAGATTTAATCTGGTGCCGCTTTGAACATATACTGTTTTTACTGTATATTAAATCATATTTTAGAGGAAGAAATGGGAAAAGATATCATACCTGAAGATTTTACGCAAGACTTGATCAAGTCTCTAAACAAAGATCACGGTCAAAGAGTTGCATATAATTTATCAGTTGATGAATCACCTACACATGTAAAAAGATGGATTAGCACTGGTTCAACTCTTCTTGATTATATATGTTCGAATAGAAGAGATGGCGGTCTTCCAGAAGGAAGAATTGTTGAAATATTTGGCCCACCATCAATTGGAAAGTCTCACATAGCAACGCAGATTGCAAGAAATACTCAAAAGCTAGGGGGCATAGTTGTTTACATTGACACGGAAAATGCAACCTCAGTAGAAAATTTGCAAATGCTTGGTGTAGACGTTTCAAAAAGGTTTGTGTATGTTGATACTCATTGTACAGAAGAGGTTTTTCAAGTTGCAGAATCTACAATTTTAAAGGCAAAGGGAATGAACAAAGACGTTCCTATTACAATTGTATGGGATTCAGTTGCTGCTTCATCTCCAAAAGCTGAACTTATTGGTGACTACGATAAAGAGTCAATTGGGCTGCAAGCAAGGGCAATTTCAAAAGGGATGAGAAAAATAACAGGTGTTATTGGTGAGACAAATACGCTTTTTGTAATTTTAAATCAAATAAGAACAAAGATAGGTGTTATGTTTGGAGATCCTCATACTACTCCGGGTGGTAAAGCTATACCATTTCATGCATCAACAAGAATTAAACTTGGAGCAGGGCAGCAGATTAAAGATGGGGATGACGTTATAGGAATTAATGTCTCTGCGAAAACAATTAAAAATAAAGTAGCACCACCGTTTAGGAAAGTTAATTTTGAAATTCATTTTGGTGTAGGAATAAAAGAACATGAGCAAGTGTTTGACCTGCTAAGAAAAAACGGACCAGAGGAAATAGACGGAAATAAAATTGAAGTATCAGGAACGGGCGGATGGAAAAACTTGAGTGTATGTAATTTATCAACTGGAGAAATTCTAGTTGATAAAAAGTTTAGAAAGGCAGAATTTGACACGATTCTTTCGTGCCCAGACCATTCAAATTATCTAAATGATTTAATTGAGGTTGCTATGGTTAAAAAGTTTAATACTTCACCAGACATAGATGTTGAATCACTTAGTGAAATGGAAGCAGTTGCAATAGAATTGGAAATGGCCGATCTCAAATAGAATGGACACATGTATAATTGTTGACGGATTAAACTTATTTACTAGACACTTTGTTGCAAATCCATCTACAAATCAGAACGGAGAGAGTGTAGGTGGTATTACTGGTACCGTCACTGCTATATCAAGACTTTCGGAAAGATTTAGCCCAGACAGAATTGTAGTCGTATGGGAATCTGGTGGGTCCTCGAGAAAGCGTGCAATTTTTCCAAACTATAAGTCAGGTAGAAGACCGCAAAGGCTTAATAGATACTACGGTGATGACATACCCGACACAGTTGAAAATAGAGACAACCAGTTAGAAATTCTAATATCAATTTTAAGAAATATGCCCATAGTTCAGATATACATTCCAGACTGCGAAGCAGATGATGTCATCGGGTATCTTTCAAAGTATACACTAAGAGAAATGAGAAAAGTAATTGTTTCATCAGATAAGGATTTTTATCAGCTTTTAGACAAGAATACATTAATTTACTCACCTACATGGAAAAAGTTTGTTTCTTTTAAACAAGTTAGAGAAAAATTTGAAATATCTGCACAGAATTTCTGTCTTGGAAAATCAATATGCGGCGACGTGTCAGATAATATTGACGGAATCAAAGGCGCAGGATTTAAAACTGTTGCAAAAAGGTTTCCAAGATTTAGGGAGGAAAATTTTTTTACAATTTCTGAACTTATGGCTGAGTGTAGCAGGAAGATAGAAAGTGGCTCTAAGGTTAAGATATACAAGTCGATAATTGAAAATGAAGATGTCATAAGGCGAAACTGGAAATTAATTAATCTTGACACTAACAATTTATCACACAGCCAAATTGCTAAAATAGTAAATTCAATTGATACTTTTAGCCCTACACGAAATAAAATGAATATATTGAAAATTTTTAAAAATCACGCAATTCAAAATATTGACGTAGATAGATTTTTTTTATCAATGAAATTACTCAAATAAGAGAAGGATAATGAGCGAAGAAGCATACTTTGGAAAGTACGGAAAATCATTTCAGGAAAAAATATTTCAAGCATTTATAGCTGACTCCAACTGGGCAGCACAAATGATAGAGATAATGACTCCTACATATTTTGAAAAAGAATATTTGAAATATCTTACTAGTAAATATTTCTCCTATTATGAAAAATACAAGTGTTTTCCTACACTTCCACTTCTTGTAACGATAGTAAGAGATGATCTAAGAGAGGGAAATGATGTAATATTGAGAGATCAAATAGTAGAATTTCTGCACAGGGTAAAAACAAACCCAGATGTAGGAGATCTTTGCTTTGTAAAAGAGAAGTCTCTTGATTTTTGCAAAAAACAGTCTCTGAAAGATGCACTTGAACAAGCTGTTGACCTAATTGCAACTGAAAAATATGATTCAGTTGTCACTCTTATGAAAGAAGCTATATCAAAGGGTACACCTGCAACACTTGGTCACGACTTCTTTAATGAATATGAAACTAGATTTACAAAGATAACAAGATCTACATGTCCGACAGGCCTAGCACAGATAGATAAAAAAGATATTTTAAACGGCGGTCTTGGTCGAGGGGAAATTGGTGTCATTACAGCACCAACCGGAGTGGGAAAATCACACTTTCTTGTTCACGTCGGATGTGAGGCGCTAAAGGTTGGGAAAAATGTAATACATTACACATTTGAATTATCTGAAAGAGCTGTTGGGATAAGATATGACTCAAATCTTTGTAATATTCCCAGTAATGATATTGTTGAAAGAAAGGATGAGGTTATAAAGAACTACAAAGATAGTGATTTAGGCAGGCTAATCATTAAAGAATATCCAACGGGATCTGCAACCGTTATGACAATTAGAAATCATATTGAAAAGCTTCTATTGAAAGGTTTTGTACCAAGCCTGATAGTCATTGATTACGCAGACATTATGAGATCATCAAGGTCTTATGACTCTTTGCGACACGAGTTAAAACTAGTATATGAAGAATTGAGAAATCTTGCAATGGATATGAACCTTCCAGTATGGACTGCTTCTCAGGCAAACAGAGAGGCATCAAATGCATCCGTTGTCGGTCTAGAGAATATGTCAGAAGCATATGGAAAAGCAATGGTTGCAGATGTTGTTCTTTCAATATCAAGAAAGCCAATGGAAAAAGCAACAGGCGAAGGAAGGCTTTTCATAGCAAAGAACAGGGCAGGAAGAGATGGAATACTATTTCCAATTTATCTCGACACGTCAATGTCAAAGCTTAGAATTGTTCAAGATTCTTCTGAGATGTCACTTTCTGATGTAGTAAAGTCAGATGAGTCAGATATGAAGAATCTTTTAAAGAAAAAATGGAGACAGGTCAATTCTTAGGTGTAATATTGACTTAAAGGAAAAAATCAATGTTTACTTATGACAACGTATATGAATCAAGTCTAAAATATTTCAAGGGAGATTCTCTGGCTTCAAATGTTTTTTTAACGAAATATGCTTTAACTGGCAGAGATGGTGATATTCTTGAAGAATGTCCAGAAGATATGCACAAAAGACTTGCAAAAGAGTTTGCTAGAGTAGAGAAAAAATACCCCAATCCTGTATCAGAAAGAGAAATTTTCTCCCTTTTGAAAGATTTCAAGTATATAATACCGCAGGGTTCACCTATGGCTGGTATTGGAAATAATAATCAGATACAGTCAATATCAAACTGCTTTGTTGTCGAATCACCTCACGATTCTTATGGTGGAATTCTTAAGACAGACCAAGAGCTAGTTCAGATTGCCAAACGGCGAGGAGGTGTAGGTTTTGACATATCCAATATTAGACCAAAGGGTATGACAACTGGGAATGCAGCAAGGACAACAGACGGAATTGAAGTTTTCATGGATAGATTTAGCAATTCATGTCGTGAAGTAGCCCAGGGAGGCAGACGCGGTGCATTAATGCTAACCATATCAGTCCACCATCCGCAGATAAAAGATTTTATAAAGATTAAAAGAGATCTATCAAGAGTTACAGGTGCAAATATATCAGTAAGAGTAACAGATGAGTTTATGAATGCTGTAAAAGAAAATGGTGAAGTTGGGCTTAGATGGCCTGTTGACTCCTCATCACCAAAAGTTACAAAGATCGAACAAGCTTCAGAAATATGGCACCTCTTAATTGAGTCAGCACATTCATCAGCAGAGCCTGGAATATTATTTTGGGATACTGCTAAGTCAATGACACCTTCTGACATATACGAAAGTGAAGGCTTTGGATCTGTGTCAACAAACCCATGCGGTGAAATTATATTGTCGCCGTATGATTCATGCAGGCTTATGCTTGTAAACTTGACTTCTTTTGTAAGAGACCCGTGGTCAGATAATGCTGAGTTTAACTTTGGCGATTTTGCATCAAAAGTTCAAAAAGCTCAGCGGTTAATGGATGACATGATCGATCTTGAAGTAGAGCAAGTAGACAAGATTATTCAAAAAATAGAGAATGATACTCAGCCTGAAAGTGTAAAAAAGATTGAGAAAGATCTATGGGAAAATATCAAGCTTCAAGCTGTCAATGGCAGAAGAACCGGTCTCGGGATAACTGGTCTGGGTGATACACTTGCAATGTTATCCATACGATACGGATCAAAGGAATCTATCAGAATAACAGAAGAAATATATAAGTGGCTTGCAATTAATTCTTACGAGTCATCTATTATCCTTGCAAAAGAAAGAGGGTCATTCCCAGCGTGGGATTCAGAAAAAGAAAAAGATCATCCGTTTATTTCAAGAATTGTAAGTGAGCTTCTACCCCACAGACAAGAAGATTATGAAAAATATGGTAGAAGAAATATTGCAAATACTACAACAGCTCCTGCTGGGTCAGTATCAGTCCTTACACAGACAACATCTGGCATTGAGCCGGCATTTATGCTTCACTATACACGACGTAAAAAGCTGACAGGTCAAGATTCAAGCGGAAGAGTAGATTTTGTAGATGATAGCGGTGATGAATGGCAAGAATATACTGTGTATCATCATGGGTTTAAAAGATGGATGAAGCACATGTCCGAATCGGATCCTGATATCTTTATGGGTCTTTCAGATGATGAGATGGTATCAATGAGTCCATACACAAGGGCAACTGCTAGTGAGATTGACTGGATCTCGAAAGTAAAAATGCAGGCCGCTGCTCAAAAGTGGGTATGTCATGCAATATCAAATACAACAAATCTACCCTCTGATGTTGATGTTGAAACTGTAAAGAAAGTTTATATGACAGGCTGGGAGCTTGGCTGCAAAGGAGTAACAGTATATCGCGATGGAAGTAGAGCTGGAGTTCTTGTATCTAGTGATAAAACATCGAAAAAGAAAGACCTATCCTTTAAAAGCAATCGTGCACCAAAGCGCCCAGAGATCCTGTCTTGTGAAATACATCAAGCTTCTGTTTCAGGAGAGCCGTGGACTATAATAGTAGGATTGATGCAAGGAAGGCCATACGAGATATTTGGGGGAAAATCTGAATATGTTGAAATACCGAGAAAATATAAATCTGGATTTTTAACAAAAAAATCTAGAAAGACTATGAATTCAAAATATAATCTAAGCTTCGGCGAAGAAGGCGAAGAAATAATTGTAAGAGATATTGCAACTGTATTCGACAACCCAAATTATTCAGCATTTACAAGAACATTATCACTAGCATTACGACACGGAGCTCCTGTTAACTATGTCTGTGAGCAACTTCAAAAAGATAGGGATGCAGATTTATTTAGTTTTTCAAAAGTAATAGCAAGATGTCTTAAAAAGTACATAGCAGATGGAACAAAGCCTGGAAACGGAACAATAGATTGTAACTGTGATAATGCAGAAGAGTGCGAAGTAGTATATCAAGAGGGATGTGCTACATGCCTTACATGTGGTTTTGCGAAATGCGGATAATAATTAGTATAAACCCAAGAGGAATTTAAAAATGCATTGGAAAAGTACAATATCACCTTTAATAAAAGAAATAGAGCTAAGAAAATCTCCTCAAATAATAAGAGTAAATAAGTTCGATGAAAAGTCAGCAAAAGAATTTCAAGATCAAGTATCACTTGCGCACAACACAGGGCAAAAGGTAATTCCTGTTATCATCGATTCTTATGGCGGCCAAGTTTATTCGCTTATGGCAATGATAGCTACAATTAATGCATCTGAAATACCAATTGTAACAATTGTAGAGGGAAAGGCGATGTCTTGCGGTGCAGTCTTATTTTCATTTGGTGAACAGGGTCTAAGATTTATGGATCCCGATGCTACTATTATGATTCATGATGTTTCATCTATGGATTTTGGAAAAGTTGAAGAGTTAAAAGCTAGCGCAGCAGAGGCAGATCGTCTAAATGATAAAATTTATACTATGATGGCTAGGAATTGCGGAAAGAAAGATGACTATTTTTTAAAAATTGTAGATAAGAAAAAGCATGCAGACTGGTTTTTAGATTCTAATGAAGCAAAGAAGCATGGAATGGCAAATCAGATAAGAGTTCCAAAGCTTTCAATAAGTGTAGATGTGTCAATAGACCTGGAGTAAATATAAAATGGATAAAGATTTTTATAACAAGTCTAGCTCCGATAGTTTAGGCTGGAAGCCTTCTTGGTTTGGATGCGAAGAATTTGACTTTAATTTAGTAAAAGCGGTCCAAAAATGGCAAAAAGCTCATGGATTAACCGGAGACGGTCTTGTTGGGCCAATGACATATAGAAGGATCTGGACAGAAAGGGAAGTCAGCATTTCAGACTATGAGCCTAGAAAAAACGATTATACTTCTTATGGCAATCATCACATTGTTCACAATGGGAACTTTATCCCTATTGAATGGAATAAGGTTGTTCTATGGGATGAAAGAGATGGATTCAAGGCAAGCAAGGGATGCTATACTGATTATTCTGGAAAACCTGATCGTGAACCGACAATGTTCGTGAACCATTGGGATGTATGTCTTAGTGCTGAGTCTTGTGCGACAGTTTTGAATAGGCGTGGAATATCTGTCCATTTTCTTATAGACAATGATGGAACAATCTTTCAAATGCTAGATACGCAGCACAAGGCGTGGCATGCCGGAATCCCGAGGTATGAAGGTGGCAATACGAAGGGGATTGGGGTAGAGATTAGTAACGCGTATTATCCAAAGTACCAGGATTGGTATGTTCGAAAAGGCTTTGGTGAGCGACCACTTCAAGAACATGGCTATGTTCATGGAAAAACCCTGGACCCATTTTTAGATTTTTATCCTGTCCAGCTTGAAGCTTTAAAAGCGCTATGGAAAGCTATTCATATTGGTATTGGTATTCCGCTTGAGTATCCAAAGAATTCCAACGGGCATATCGAAACTAGCATCCACAAAGAATGCGAACGAGGAAAATTTCATGGAATATGTAACCACTACAACTTTATCAAAACGAAAATTGATTGTGCTGGTCTTGATCTTCCTACTCTTTTAGATGAAGTAAAGAGAACACCGATGTATTGCCTGGATAAAAATAGTGAATGATAAATAATATGAATCTATCACTAGAAAGAATTATAGGGGATACACCGCTAGTAAAGATCTCAGATAAAATATACGGAAAGCTAGAAACATACAGTCCATCTGGATCTGTAAAAGATAGAATGATTTCATATGTTGTCAAGAAATCAATCGACAGGGGTGAAATATCAGAAAATACTACACTTTGTGATGCAACAAGCGGAAACACTGGGATAGCGCTAAGCATGATTGCTGCATCGCTTGGTTTAAAATGCGTTATTTTTATGCCATCTAACATGTCTGAAGAAAGAAAGAAAATGATGAAAATCTATGGTGCAAGAATTATAGACGCACCTGAAGATGATTTTGAAAGAGCGATTTCAATGAGGGATGAATTCATATCTGCGGGATCTAATATATGGTCACCCATGCAGTTTAGCAATCTTGAAAACATAGAATGCCATGAGACAATTACAGGTCCGGAAATTCAAAATCAGATAACAAGTCGAGGCCTAGCATGGTCAGCATTTATTCATGGCTCAGGGACGGGCGGAACAATTGAAGGAGTTCGTAGATTTTTAAAAAATACACCTACAGAAATACACATGGTTGTTCCAGATGAATCACCGCATGGAATACAAGGGATCGGTGATGGAAAAGATTTCCTAGCCAATCCAGAAGAAATGGATGGTATCATAGTAATAAAAACAGAAGATGCAATCATGCGAGCAAAAGACTTTGCAAGAGAAACTGGACTTCTAGTGGGTATCAGTTCTGGAGCTAATATACTTGCATCGGAAAAATATGTAGCTAATAACTCTCCTGATGGGTCAGTTGTTACAATTCTATGTGATCGTGGTGAGCGGTATATGTCAATCTATTAATTGTAAAGATTAATATTTTTTTATATAATAATAAAAATTACTGTAGTGAGAATAGATGAAAGATTTCATATTTAAAATTAACAAAGCTAGAATTGACAAAGTAGCTAATGAAATAGCAAGGGTAAATCCCCAGCTATCTGATATAAAAGGATGGGAGGATGATTGCTCTGTTGCTTTAAAGATTCAAGCAGCGATTCTTTTATCAAAAAAAGAAGATTTTGCAGATATTGTAGAGAATGAAAAGGGAGCTATTAGTATATCTAAGGTTGTTCCCGTGAGATATTTCAATACAGCCGGTGATCATTGCTATTTTGTAAAATATAAAAGATCTTTTATTCACATACCCAAGACTGGGGGTCGACATCTAATATACAAATATTTTGTATTTCAAGTTGGTGGCAACCACATGTTTGCAAAAACTAATAGTGAAAACTATGGTCAATATACAGAAGATTTTAAAAGATGCTTTACGATTGTAAGAAATCCATTTAGCTGGCTTTATAGCTACTGGGCACATATTTCAGAAGGCGGGGATCATACGGGTCATCACGGATGCCGACTCATTTCAAATAATAGTACATTTGAAAAATTTATTTTTAATGTCTGCAATCTAGAAAAAGATGAGTACTGGTTTCCCTATAATAGTGGAATGACTTCTCAGATTTTTGACATTGATGAAAAAATATGTGTAAGCGATATAATATTTTTTGAAAAATATAGTGAAGGCATTATGTCTCTCAATATTGAAGAAAAGTGCGAGCCTTTCTTGTCATTCGAATGTCAGGAAAAACATAGAAGATTTATTGAATTTAGGCAAAGCTCAGACGAATATAAGAAACACTATACTGATGAAATGATTGATGCAGTTAGTAGAAAGTTTAAGTTTGACTTAGATTTCTTAGGGTATGACTTTAACGGATTAGTTCACAAAAAGTCATCAATTCATATTCCCAAGAAAGTGTTCAAAAGTGAACTATCAAATATTTGGAAATAGTATAAAGTGTTGATCCCGCAAAGATCACCTTATAATCTAATTCAAGAGAAGTTGTATATTTATGATATATAAATGATGGTGGAGCAGTATGACAAACTATGCTAAGAAAAACGCGTCTTTAATTTTTGAACATATTAGGATCGATGAGGCTGAGGCAGAAGATGTAGATGTAGTAGGCTTTGAAATCAATGAAACGTTAGATTCTGATATATGGTCTGAAAGTGAAAAGATGAAACCTGAGGTTAGAGAGAAACTTCTTGCTGTCTCTGAAGACTTTATAGCTGGGCTTCCATTCGATGTTGACGCTGAAGATATTAAACTAACTGGATCTCTTGCGACATATAACTGGTCAAGATTTTCCGATGTTGATCTTCATATTGTAGTTGATTTTACTACTGTTGATGATGATGAACAGCTAGTAAAAGATTATTTTAATTCCAAGAAGACTGTGTGGAACTTAAAGCATGAAATTTATATACGAGGATATGAAGTTGAAATATACGTTGAAAATATAAATGATAAACACACAGCACAAGGCATGTATTCAATTCTTCACGATGAGTGGATAAAGAAACCAAAAAGAGAATTTTTTGAGATAGATGAGGAAGAAGTTAGGAAAAAGGCAGCATCAATAATGTCGCAGATAGAGTATATCGAAGAAGTCTCAAGCGATGAGCCAGCAGAAGCAGAAAAACTAGCAGAAAGAACAAAAGAAAAAATTAGAAAGATGAGACAGGCAGGTCTTGATTCAGAGAAGGGAATCTATTCAGTTAAAAATGTTGCTTTTAAAGTCCTAAGAAGAAACGGATATCTTGAGAGGCTAAGTAATATAAAGACTCAGTCATATGACAGGGTAATGTCTCTAGCAGACCTATAATTAGATACATGATTATTACAGAGAAAAGGATAAGAGAAATTGTTCTCGAAGAAATTATAAGAGAGCAAGAAGAAGTCAATCAAGATTGTCCAATTCCATTTCTTGCTGCCATATTAGCCTCTGAAGCTCCCAATAGTGAAAGAGAGATGAGTGCCGTATATGATGTTATTATGAAACGAGCAGAAATAGGCTTTAAAGAAGTAAATACGGTCGATGGACAATTAAGAGTTCCCAGGCAATTCTCTGGATATACAAGATTTAGACCAGACGATACTGCATTTATTGCATACTATAGTGGTACTGCTCCAGATTCTGAATATTCAGTTTCAGCAGATAGAGTAGAAACAGAGAAGCTTATAAGAAGAAATCAATTTAAAAGAGCATGTGGTGTAATAGTCTCAGATTTTCAAGATCCCGGTAACCCAGATGCACCTACATATGGAGCAACTCATTTTGTAAATCCAAGAGCAGCATCGACAGATAACAAGTGGTGGGAACTAGATACGTTTAGACCGATTCCGATTAATAATGGATATATAGGTGATCATCTTTTTGGGTGGGACTTGACAACAAGACAGTCAAGAGAATCATATTTACAGTTTAGATCTAGCCATCCAGAATTTAGCAGTCTCTATCCGGATTAAGCTTTAATCTTCAAATTTTCTCAGCCTGGCAACACCATCTGTCACAGTAACATACGTCTGGTGTGTAACCCAGTCGCCTGCATTGATATATGTTTTAATATTCTGATCTTCGTCAACCCATATTAAAGCTTCTGGTATGTGTGTATGACCCATAATAAACACATCAACTTTGGGATGGTGTCTAAGAATATTTATAATTGATCTTAGCTTGTGCTTCTTAATTTGAATTTCCGTCCACCATGTTGTAAAGTCAAAGTTAAAAGTGAATTCAAGTATATTTTGAATAACAGATAGAAATTTAACAAATACTCTATTTGCAAGAGCACCCTTGTCGTAAGAATCGCCGTGTTCAACTCTAAACACTCGGCCTTCATCTTCAAAGTCATACCTTTTAACAAATTCAACACCCATTATTTTTTTACCAACAACTCCCATTAAACCTTCGTCATGATTTCCAACTACATAGATAATTCTTTTTGCATCACCCATTTTTTCAAGTATCTGAAGACATCTTTCTGTAAAGACAGGTATCTTTATAAAATCTATAATATCACCAGCGAGAACAAGCTCATCACAATCCTCAGACTCTAAAAATGATAAAAGCTCGAGAGACTTATAGAACCTAGTCCCAATATGTGTATCAGATATAATAACTCTTTTCATTGAACAGTTTGCTAACCTTATATTAATATTATATACAGAACTACAAGGTGTACTATACTTGTGTTACTGAAGTTTAAAAATAAAGGAAAAAAAATGACAGATACAAAAAACACATCAATGGCTTTTAGCGATGAGGTAATTGGACAAATTGCAAAACTAGTCCAACTAGCAATTATTACAGGGACAGATATTGTTGATAATTTAAGGATGATGCGTGTAACTCTTGATGGAGAAACTGATGTTCTTACACTAACTGAAGAATATCGTGAAATATCAGAGGCTCAGGTTGAAAAGCTTATGCAAGAAGTAGAGGCACTTCAATCAGAAGAGGTGTAAGCTATGGAAGATAGACTCTTAGAAATATTTAGGAGAAGAGAATCTTTTATGAAGAGCCTTGGTGATTCTTCCGGAGAATCTATGAACTGGCCACTTGATTTATCAAAAAAAGAAAATCAGCAACATGTCAGGGATATGGCACTAAGAGGTGTCGAAGAGATGTTTGAAGCACTTCAGCATTTAAAAAACTGGAAACCTCATCGGAAAACAGAAATAACTGAATTTGATAGAGAAGAATTTCTTGAAGAGATTGTAGATGCATTTAATTATTTTCTATCGATTCTTGTCCTTACAGGATTTGATGATAATGATTTAATTGATGCATACAGAAGAAAAGACAAGATTATAAATGAAAGATTGAGGACTGGATATTGAAAGTTAAAAAGCTATTTGAAGATCAGAATTATTTTTCAAAGATGATAGGTACTGTGTGTAACACATCAGAAGATCTTGATAACTTTACAAAAACCCTATCTCTTGCACTTCATAAAGAAGTAAGTGATCTTGTATCTGCTACTAACTATAGATCTCACACTGATGATAGTATGGTTCCAGATGCAGACAAGATACTTTTTGAATCAGTAGATGTAATTAGATATGCAGTAGCTATAATGAATGCGTGGAGCATAACTCCTGAAAAATTTCAAAAAGCATGGATACTAAAGGACAAGTATCTTTCACTTTCAAGAAAGATTGAAGGAAATACTTGGAAAGGGGAAAAAGTTGCAATTGTTGATATGGACGATGTTCTTTGTGAGTTTAGAGTAGGATTTTCAAATTGGCTAAATAAAAACTACAGCGTTATAACTGATGTAGAATCAAAAGAGTATTATTTTATTAATGCTCTTGAAAAAGCAGGTATAAACCCAGAGGGAATATTTTTAAAATTTGTATCTGAAGATGGATTCTCATCTTTAAAGCCAGCATCCGGTGCAATAGATTTTATTAAATCTCTTCAGGAGAAAGGTTATTTTATTCATATATTGACTGCAAGGCCAGGAGATAATCTAAGATGTCTTTATAATACACTTGACTGGCTTGACTCAAACAATGTCTGCTTTGACAAGGTTAGCTTCTCATCAGAAAAACTGAGATGGTGCATGCAATCAGAATACTGGTCATCAGGTGCAATAGAGTTTGCAATAGATGATTCACCTAAACATGCAGCAGAATATGCAAAACATGATATAAGAGTTCTTTTGCCAAGAAAGACTTATAATACAGAGGTTCAAAGTCTTTCAAATGTAATTGTCTATGATTCTTTCCTAGATATTGATATTTAATTTATCCAATGATTAAGAATTTTCTGCAGCAGTTGAATAATTAAACATGTTAACTGCTATAATTGTAGAAATAAATTTATTAACGAAATAGAGGAAAAGATGAAGCTAACTCAAAAATCTTTAAAGAAAATTATTCTTAGCGAGCTTAGAAGGTCCATATCAGAACAAGCACGAGATGCGGGTGACGTCCCCGGGGGCCAGGCACCAGCACGAGGCACCCAAGCCTATGCTGACAGCCAGAGAGAAATATGGGGTGTCTCTGATGAAGATCTCGAAAGAGAGCGCATCCAGAAACAGGCAGACGAGCGAGGAATATCTTTTGAAGAAATGGAGGCTATTCTTGCTCATATGGATTCCCCAGAGTACCGCAGAGAACAATACCTAAGACAGCAAGAACAGGCACGTGCCCATGCACGGGATGAAGGAAACTGGCCTGAGCCAAGGACTGGCAATATGTATGAAATCATTGGTGATCCACACAGCGTTGATATTCAAAACGGATTGAAGTGGTTGTGGCTTGGTGCAGTCCGGGACTCTAAGGTTTTGGAAGGTGTTGCTAAACAGTTCACCCCTAGAGTTCCAGCTGAGGGTGAGTACTTGGCAGGTTTTTCTTCTCCGATGTGGGCATTGGTTGATCACAGGGACGAAAATGGTGTATATACACAGCTTGTCACTCAGCCCGTGGGTGAGAGGCGAAGAGGCGCAGAGATATGCAGAATCACCGTCGAATACATTATGAAAGTATCGGGCGATCAAGTAGATTGTGAAATGGCATGGAACAGTGATATGGTTAGACCAGGTAGCCAGCTTGCGCGAATGATGGACGCAGCAGTTCAGGCAGTAAATGGTTCATCAGCTTCTTTCCCTGCATCGCTAAAATTCTTTCCTGATGGACGAACTGAGGGAGCAAACGCAGAAGTTCCAGCCTCAGAAGACGAAGTACCGGTTGCAATTCTTGAATTCACAGGAGGCGAGGTTGTGGCGCTGGTCAACATGGACTTCGGTTTTCGCGTTAGCCCATATGCTCGATAATAGACTGACAAATTATGAACACTTCGCATTGTTTTTTTCATAGTTGAGTTTTTTTATATTGTAAACTTTAATTTCTTGCTGTATTGTATAAATGTAAAGCACAGGAGGAAATATGTTTCGTTTTACCCTACTCACGCCCCTACTTTTTTCACTCTCAGCATACGGAGATATTCCACCAGATAATATTCGCATTGAATCTACTCTGGTTGGAAATGCTCCTATAGAGATTCCTGAGAGTGATTGCTCTTCTCCCATTTCAAACTCTATTGTTAAGTTTTTAGATACGGGATCAATGTGCATTGAAGGTGTTCGTGCCCATATTGATGGAAGAGGTTGTAATACAATTTTCTGGGAAAGGGGTTCTGATAATGAATATATCTTCTTTTGCAAGACAAGAGATACATGTGATATTACTCATGTAGGAAGATTTATTGCATACCCGACTTCACTTCCCGCACCTGAGATTTATTCTAGAAATCCTGCTATTTGCGAAGATTCAAATTATATTATTTTTCATGAACAAAATAATGTTAGTGAATAAAATTAACTAGCGTTAAATATAGGAATACAGATGCCAAAAAATAAAAACTTAGAACCAGTTACTTTTCCAATGAAGATTAGATTTGACGAGGATCCGAGCACTGAGTTTAAGAATGATCTTGAATCAATTAATATTTCACTACTAGACCATCCCGACCCGCTTAGGGCAAGAAGGATGGTGTACCAATTTATTAATGCAACATGGGAAGATGAGCCCGGTCTTCACAATCCAGACGATGTAGATGACTGGAAGCTTTTTCAAGCACTAGAAGCTGCGCTTCAGTTCAAAGCTTTGCCTACAGTCTTGGAGACGCTTGATTTTACATTTAGAATTGAAGGAATCGATGTCCAGACAGTTACACATTTAATTCGGCATAGAACAGGATCTTTCTCTGCTCAGTGTACAGGAGACAGGTGGCAATCTCATGCAAATGCATTAGTTCCCGGTCCCATTCAGAATAGTCCTGAGATTTATGAAAGATGGAAAAGTCTAGTTGTTGAGTCAAAGAAGCTTTATTGTGACATGATTGATACAAGGAAGATTTCGATTATGGATGCACGAACAATTCTTCCAAAGTGTCTCGAGACACATTATTACGCACGCTTTAATATGAAAGATCTTCTAAACTTTATTAGACAAAGAATGGATAAGCAAATTCAGCCAACAACTGACAATATTATTGCATATCAGATGTACTTAGCCGTTGCAAGAATATTTCCAGAAGTTACAACAGTCGTGAATATGCACTCACCTTCGAGACATTATGTTGCTACTGCAAGAACCGGAAAGGCAACAAATCTTTATTTTCCAGATAAAGATTCTGATTCGTTTGACTGGCACCCTAATGACTTTATCTACTCAGCATATCGCGATGAAGTAAATGGTACAGACCCAGATCTCGGCGGAAGAGAAAACTTTAAATTTTCAGAATTGGCATCAATGTACGATAGACAGGTCAATGACCTTGTAGAAAAGTACAATGAGTGGAAAGAAACTGTCGGATTTGAATCACCATAGGCGAAAAAATGTCTTTTTCAGATTCATTTAGCATGATTGAATCATGGCTTTTTGAAAAGGATTATGAAGTCTTGTACGAGACTGATGGTCAAGATGCTGTTTATTTTGGCTGTAAGCAAATTATTCTTAACAGTAGAAACCATATTGAAAAGAGACTATATATACTTTTGCACGAATGTGGTCACATACTAATAAATAGCAACTCTTTCGACAGGGTATTTTCCCTTAGCAGCGAAACAGAAGCTATAATGGGCGGTAGAAAAGTTTCTAGAAAAAGAAGAGTTGCAAAGCTAACAGAGGAAATTGAAGCCTGGAAACGAGGTGAGAATCTTGCAAGAAGGCTTGGGATAGAAATAAATGAAGAAAAGTTTGATAGAATACGTGCGAATGCTATTATGAGCTATATCGAATGGGCAAGAGATTAGCTCACTGAATGTTTAATATTTGTGTAGAGCTTAGTTAGAAATTTCTCTAGAGATTTTCTATCATTCTTTAATGTTTCTTTATATCTGGAAACTATTCCAGCAAGATCAGAGTCTTGCCTTTTGATAAGTGAAAGCGCTTCTTCTTGCGTGTATTTATCTAAAAGCTGCTCAGATGCTTCATATGCAAATGCATCAATTTCATTATGAAGGCTAAGGTAGTCTTCCTGCGTTCCGCCTTTTGACAACTGCTTGGGATCGTTCTGTAGTTCTTCCCATGCCTCTTCTTCACTAATCCCTTTGCTTTCTGCCTGTTTCTTAAGTTGATTATAGTGAACTAGTTCATGGTTGATAGTTCGTGATATTATCTTTGATAGCTCTGTAGAGTCTAAGTCATCCATATCATACTCATCAGAGTAGGGTCTAAACTCAAGCCATATAATGTGTTTCCCATTTTCAGGACCTCTGTATTGACCTCTCATCATCCAGTTGCTAGGATATCCTCCATATTCATCTCCCGGTCCTAAAGTATATAGCTCATTATCTGTAACACTGAGGAAAAAATATAGATCTGTACCAAGATCACTAGCAGATGTATTTAGTGCATCCATAAGAGTTTCAATTGCAGGAGTTGACCAGGTCGACTCATCAACAAGATCTACATCATTTTCATTGTGAGCCATTTCCCAAAACTTAGAATCGACAATTCCTTGAAAAATAGCTGATGTCAATTCTTTATCAGGTGCTGTTGATTCACACAGCAAGATCTCTTCCTTGATGATCTGTCTTAATTGCCTGCGTGTGATTTTCATGTTTAAACCCTGTTAGATAATAATTATTTCACTTTTTCTAATTTATTTTAAAAACTACTTGCGACAAAGTTATAATCATCTATACTATAAACAAGGAGAAATAGTAATGAAAGCGTATCTTGCAAGTTCATGGTTTAACCCTGTTGCAAATCAAGAGGTTGATGATATTATCTCATCACTTGAGAACAATAACTTTGAGGTATTTTCACCTCGTGATTTTTTTGTTTGTCCGCCAACTGCTGACCTGGCAACACAAAAGTCAACCTATGAGGGAAATCTTGAACATCTTCACAAGTGTGATTTTATGGTTTGTAATACTCATGGAAAAGATATGGGTTCAATTTTTGAAGCTGGATATTTTAAAGCACTTGAAAAGCCTATCGTTTATTTCTGCGCTGGGCTGCCCGCAGGGGCGGCATTCAACTTAATGTTGGCACAGAGCGGAGTAAAAGTATGCACATCTATTGATGAGCTTAATGACTACATGGCACGCTGTAACTCAGAGGGTAAGCTTCTTTTCGAGCCATACTATGGAAATATTGAGTAGAATTTAATAACATCGTTGCGTGTAAATTTGGCTAATTTATTTTATAATAAATTGAGGAATATAAATGTCATCTATTATTAAACCCAAGAAGTTTGTCGGTCTACATGCACATTCTGGAACAGGTAGTCCGTATGACGGTCTTGGATATCCAAACCAGCATATTGACTTTGTCTTGTCAAATGAAATGAATGCATGGGCACTGACTGATCACGGTAACGGTAACGGTCTTGCCCATGCACATGCTTATGCAAAGAAGCTAAAGAAGAAAGGTAGGGATTATCGACAGATTTATGGTGTTGAGTTTTACTTTGTACCTTCATTGCTTGAATGGCGTGAATCTTACGAAGCACATCGTGAAGAAGTTCGTGCAGCAAGGTCTGAAAAGAAGTTAAAAGAGTCAACAGATATTAACTCTGAAGATGAGATTTCTGGAGGTCTTATAATTGAAAATGAAGATGAGACAAAAAATGATTTCGAGAAAAACGATTGGAAGAGGCGATATCACCTAGTTGTCATCGCAAAGAATCAAATTGGTCTACAGAATCTTTTCACTCTTGTCAAGAAGTCTTATACAGATGGTTTCTACAGATTCCCTAGAATTGATTACAATCTTCTCAAGATGCACGGTGAGGGTCTTGTAGTAAGTACAGCATGCATTGGTGGCTATCCCTCATCTTTAATTGCTAGAGGGGAGGCAACAGGCAAGTCTGATAGTGATATTATTCTAGATTTAGAAAACATGTCTGATAGATTTATTGATGCCGTAGGCAGGAAAAACTTTAATCTAGAAGTTCAATTTAACTCTCTATCAATGCAACATAAAACCAATAAGCATCTTATTTCTCTACATGAGAAAACAGGTATACCGCTTGTCGCTACTGCTGATAGTCACTACTATGGTAGAAATATGTGGGAAGCACGAGAATTGTATAGAAAACTCGGCCGCATGGGTGCAAGAGGAGATGCAATGCCGTCACTTCCAGCTTTTGAAGACTTGAAGTGTGAGCTCTATCCCAAGAATGCTGAACAAATGTGGGATGAGTATAAACAGCATGCTTCAAGCTATGATTTCTACAAGGGTAAAGATCAGCTAATAGCTGATGCAATTGAAAGATCTTACGATATTGCATGGGAACAATGCGAAGATGTCTGGTTTGATGAGGAGGCAAAGCTTCCAAGATTTGGTACACCGACAGACTCAGCATTCAATCAGCTAGCACGAAGAGTTAAAGAGGCACTAGTTAAAGAAGACCTTCATAAAGATCAAGAATATGTTGATCGTGCAAAGATGGAGCTAGATGATATCAAGTATCTTGGATTTGAAAACTATTTCCTAACTATGACAAAGGTTTTTGACCTAGCATCACAAAGCACTATTATCGGCCCAGGTCGCGGCTCTGGCGCTGGATCACTAGTTAACTACTTGCTAGGAATTACAACAACAGACCCGATTAAATATGGGCTTCTATGGGAGAGATTTCTTCACAGGGCAAAGGCAGGATGGCCAGACATTGATACAGATGCTGGTGATAGAGATGTCCTGATCAATGCTTCAAGAGAACTTTTCGGAGAAGAGTCTGTTGTTCCAGTTTCCAATTTTAATACACTTAAGCTTAAGTCCCTTGTTAAGGATGTTTCAAAGTTTTATGGTATTGACTTTGGCGAAGTTAACGCAATGACAAATACTTTAGAAAAAGATGTTATGCATAAAGCTATGGGTGATCATGAAGAAAGATCAACATATGTTCTTACACATGAAGATTGTATGAAGTACTCGCAGAAGTATTCTGATTTTATGGATGAATACCCGAAGGTAAGTGAACATGTCCAGAATCTTTTTATGGAGTCTAGATCAATTGGTAGACATGCTGGGGGTGTTTTAATCTGCCCGAATCTCGAGAAGCATATGCCCGTTATTAAGGTAAGGGGCGAATTGCAAACACCATGGTCTGAAGGTATGAACTTTAGACATCTTGAAACAAACGGATTTCTTAAGTTTGATTTTCTCGGTCTAACAACACTTAAGATGGTCGAAGATTGTACAAGACTTATTCTTAGAAAGCAAGGCAATCTATCACCTACGTTTGCTGATATTCAAAAGTTCTTTGATGAAAAGATGAATTGTAGATATAATGATCTTGATGATCAAAATGTATGGGAGCATGTTTACCATAAGGGTCGGTTTGTACAGGTATTCCAGTTTACCCAGCAAGGCGCAAGAAACTTTTGCACTTCTGCAAAGCCAAGTACTATTGAAGAATTAGCAACAATTACAGCAATCTATCGGCCAGGACCTCTTTCTGCTGGTGTTCATAGAAAGTACGTAAAAGCTAAGAAGTCAGTTGAGGATGGTAAACCTATTGAGTATGATCACCCTGTTATCGAAGAGATTCTAAGCGAAACTTACGGCTTTATCTCGTTCCAAGAGCAGTTCATGCTCTTAGCACAGAAGCTAGCTAATTTTGACAAGGGTGCATCAGATAAGATGCGTAAGACACTAGTTAAGAAATCACTCGATTCAAATGCTGCAAAGGTTCAAGAAAGAATTGACCTTCACAAGAAGTTTGTCAACGGTGCAGTTGAGATATCTGGGATGGATAAGGACAAGGCTGAGAAGCTCTATGAGACAATTGAATTCTTCTCTGGGTATGGCTTCAATAAGTCGCATGCAGTGTCCTACGCCATTGATTCCTATTACTCTGCATGGCTTCACACATACTATGAAAAAGAATGGCTTGCAACATGCTTGCAAACACAAAATGGCTCTAGTAAGTTTGGAAAGGTCATCTCTGAGATTAAATCACTAGGATATACAATTTTACCGCCTGACATCAACGCCTCTTCTGATGTCTGGGTTTACAGTGATGAGAGGGGAGGCTTTGTCCCACCTCTAACAGCAATCAAGGGTGTTGGCGACGCTGCCGTTGCAGAGATTATGGAAAGGAGACCATTCTCCAGTCTTGATGAGATGATGTTTACTGAGGATGGCAAGTGGCGACCATCAAAGATGAACAAGACATGTTTTAGCTCACTTTCTTTGGTCGAGGCTTTTGGAAGCCTAGATGAGTTCAAAACTGGAAAGGTACTAAATCACAGACAACTTTACACTGTTATCATTGACAACTATGACCTCCTTAAGAAGGGCAGACATGGAATGACAAAGACTGCTGTTAAGAAATTGTTAAAGGAACAGGACTACATTCCAAACTTTATCGATATCAAGCTTAACGAGGTTGATGGAATGCCTGACTGGAATCGTGCAGAGAAGATTGGAAACAGTGTTGAATTAATGGCAAGTGCAGATGAGACTCTTGTATTCCCGCCAAGAATTATGGCAAAGATTGAAAAGGCAGATGTTCGCCCAGTCACTGCACTCTCGGGAAAAGAAAGAGATATTGTCTGGTTCTGTATTCAAACAATGGAAGAGAGAACAACAAAGAACAACAAGAAGTTCTATCGGATGAAGGTCATGGATAATAACTCTGAGAGCTGCTGGCTCCGTGTCTGGGGTAGGTTTGATGATCCCCCTGACCTATATACCATGTGGCTGGCTGAAGTAGCTTCTACAGAGTCCTGGGGTTGTTCTACATCATCATATAAGATGAAGAAGCTAGAGGTTTAGCCAGATATATATTATCTGAGTGTGACACAGCATGAAGATAACAGAGTCAAGAATCAGAAGAATTATAAGAGAAGAGCTTCTTCAGGAATCTAGTGACTTTAGATTTGACATTAACAAAAGTGTATATGTACTTCCTGATGCGCAGGTAGAGATTGAAAAAGCGGGGGATGGCTGGCTATTAAAGATCAGGAATTTACAAGCAGGACAATTTGGTTCAGTTCCTTTGAACATCTACGGACCATCCTACATGCTTGATTCGCTTGTACCACACGGAGCAGAGCCGGGCGATAAGCATCATAGGTTCTTGCAATCTGTAGGCTTTCCATTTGATGATCATCCTCCCTACGAAACCTGGGAGAATGAATTTCCCGGGGGCGCCAGAAGATTTATCACTGATGGTGACTACCTTGATCAGTACCTTGAAAGATTTCACAAAGATGAGGAATTTACTAGTGAGTTCAGGCTAAGCTACTTTGGCTACGCTCAGGATGTCTTACAGGGAATTCGCTTAACGCTTGATAGAATTGACAGCTATATACATAGCAATAGGGTTCAAAATATCATAGCTAGGGATCATGATGATTTTAAAGATAAGCTTGCAAAATTTTTCTCAATAAGTGAAATAAACATTGTTGATAAGACAGCACGAGATACGGCTGGTTTCTATATGCCATCTGAACACAGTATCACAATTGCAGTTGCAAGAAACCCGCGTAAGGTGACAAGGGAAACAACCTATCATGAATTTCTTCATCACTGGCAAGAAATTTTTGATGAACCTGAAAATTTTGATTGGAAGTTTCGTCCACTTGAACGTGAAGATGAGACAGGCTTAGGGCAAGAAGATGAAACATATGAAGCTCTTTATTCACAACTAATGGCTGCCTCAAATATTCCAGTAAGAAGGTGGCTTAGGAACCTCGGAGCAAGCTATCTTAATCTTCCTACTAATTTTGACAGATATACTGTTAGAGAGTCAATGAGAAAAGCTGAAAGCTTTGAGATGTCATTAAGCGCTGATGATAAGGGGGAGTGGAGTGGTTTTGATTCAGTCTTTAAGGCATTTTACCAGTTTCAGGAAAACCACTTTACAATGTCCCTAAGACGACTCTTTATGATCTTAAATAACTTAGGATATGATTTAGATTTAACTAGTGATAATAGCATTGAAAGATTTAAAGAGGGATTAAATTTATTTTTAAGATTTGGATTTCCACACAGCGTATATCTTAAAAACAGGGATTTGATTGCGTTACCTTTGTTTCTTAAGCCTACACCAAAGAATATAAATTTAATCACAAGAATAGGTGATACTCTTGCTTCTAATGAAATACATTCTGACAGTGGTACTGAAACTGTATAAAACAATTATTAAGAATAATTATATTAAGAGCAAAGTTATTATGAAAATCACACACAAGCGGCTAAAAAGAATTATAAGAGAAGAGCTTCTACGTGAGGCCAGTGGAGCTGCAGGTCCGGGCACAGTTCCAGGATACAATTATATTGAGGTATCTGAGTACAGAGGTAAACCTGCTCACATGATAAATGCTAAGCATCTCAAAAGAACTTTGAAAGAGACATTGGGTATAAAGCAACATGGAACGGCTGACGACCACTTCCACCAGGCGGGCTTGGGAGGTATTATTTCTGGTTGGGGAAGCCTAAGTAAGAAACTAACAAAAATCTGGAGCGATCGAATCCCCCAGGGACAAGGCGGTCATGGAACGGGATGCCAAAGCTGCTGGGCAGACTTCTTTATTCTTGTAGATCTTGGAAAATGTGGAGCATCTCAGGCATACTTGATCCCTGGTGTTAGCGTTGTTGAAGATATTCCAATTATAGTATTTGGAGATATTAGTCTTGAGCCTCTAATTGATCACATAGCAGATGAAGCAGGCTTGGCGATAATTGGGAAAGGCGAAAAAAGAGATGATGCTGAACAACAGACTGTTGAAAATGAGTGGGCAGAATGGACAGGTAGACAGTATGAGCTTATTAGTAAATTTCATAATAAGGTGTATTATGGAGGCGAGATGCTTTCCGACCTATTACACGATGCATTTGTTTTCCGGACACCAGTAATTGTTGTGCTCCCAAGGTCATCGCTAATTAAAGATATTGATCCGTGTGTCATTGCTAAAAATTATCAACTTCTTAGAGCGCCACCGGTGACACCGGTGGCTCCAGCTGTTAAGGATGAAGTAGAGCTTGATCCTGCAAGCGTGGAGATAGATCCCCAGGGCCAGCAAATAGATATTGATTCTGAGATATATGATGCGCCTCTTGAGCCGTATAAATCTCCCTTTAGAACTCCAATAGGTAAGCAAGATTAAAATGAAGATAACAGAATCCAGAATCAGAAGAATCATAAGAGAAGAGCTTCTTAAAGAAGATAGCGAAGATACCGTTCTAGGAAAAATGAGCTGGCCCATGGCGCCTGGTGTCTCAGACCCGTTTGGTGAACTACGATCCTCAAATCCCCCACCAGTTCTTTCAACATCAATGTGGTATGACCTCGATGGTGACGCAATGCTATCGAGTCATAAGATTGAATCAAAGAAATTTATTGAACACCTTATGGATACTATAGAGCACAGAGGTGGAGTTGCAAACTCTGTTGCAAATGCTGGACACATCGCAGCTGTCTACAAGGAAATGGGTGTTGAGACGCGAATAGCTCCATACCCTGGGCCTAAGCATTGGGGTGCAGGAGATTATGAGTCATGGGGAGAGTTTCCAGGATCAGCAAGAAGTTTTTTTAAAAAGTATGACCCATGGGTTCTTGATGCGGACGAGATATTTCTCGTAACAGTTGATAATACTTCTTACAGGGCTCCTGGCCAAAAAGTTACAGAGATTGAACCTGAAGATATGGAGATGGGAGTTGAATACGGAGGAACAACTGATCCCGCAGCTGGCAAGATTAAGCGAGCACTTAGCTCTCTACTTGGTGACCTTACGCTTCCTGCCCATTACGATCCTTCACCAGTTCAACTGACCGCTGCTAAATCATGGCTGTCTCAATGGCTTCCAGGAGGAAATCCATCTCCTGAAATGGCTAGGGCAATGGCAGCTACAAATCCATACAATGCTGTCTGGGAAACATTTCTAGGTCCAATAAAAGAGTGTCTAAGCGGTCAAGCAGCTGCCAAAGAAGAAGCTACTCGAAGAGCATCAAAGCAGGATGATTTCTATTCTAGAGAAGGGGCAGACATAACCTTTGCTGGAGGAGCAACGTCAGAGGATACCCAGGCTGTTCTCAAACAAATGCAAAAAACTGGGGAGGCAGAAAAGATATCAGATGAATCAATTGGGACTTCTTCTGCTGGTCTGTGTGCATCAGCCAGAGCATCAGAGCTTATAGCATTGTTAGTTTTGCCATCTGGACAGTTTACTTTAGCCGGAAGGATTGCGCTAGCAGCTGGTCTCGTTCATCTTGCAAGAGGCTCTCACAGAGAGGCTATGTTTGAACTACTGCTTGGTGCATTTGAGATTGTAGCAGCAACCAAAGCGATTGTAAGATATACCGCAGTAGTTAAAAGTGCACTTAGGTCAGGAAAGCTTCCGGCAGATGACATTCTCGAAGAAATGATTAAAGCTGGAGTATTTGAAGAGCATGCTGATATAATAAGGCGGTTAGCAAGACAGCCAAAGATGGAGGAAGAAGTTCAAGCTATGCGCCAAGAGATGGCAAGAGTAATCGAGACAATGGATAGTACAGATCCCTTGAAGCCTTATCTGGATGCATATGTTAGAGGAGCCAGTTCAGATGAGCTTAGGGGAATATACAAGGCTGCCAAGGCTGAGATTGAGTCTGGAGCTCGCTGGGACATTCACACGTCAACTAGACGTGCAGCTGATATTGATCCAGATGAGCTCGATGCGTGGCTAGAAAGACTTGAGGACTTACCGCTTACATCATCTCCTGGATCTAGAAAAGCTGTAATAGACAAGTATATAGAATCTCAGATCAGTATAAATAGAGCTCTGGAAGCTGAACAGGCAACAGCAAGAGGTGCAGGTCGAGGGAAATCGACTCCGGAAAATCCATGGGGAAAGGGTCCTGAGCCTAAAGCAATTAGACCCGCAGGATCTAAGGCGCCATTAGCACAAACAGCCAATATGGGAAGACAGATTATTGATTTAGCATATGCCAAATTACGATCGATACCTGATGGTAAAATTTATAAGATTGCAAAATTCGAAAGAGGTCACTTCAGCGACGTTGATAGAATTGAAATTAGACTGGATGGTTTGTTTGATGTTGATGATATTGAAAAAATTGTTGACGACTCTCTCGGTGACTATCTAAACACGCTCACACCCCCGCAGGCATCAAGGTATAAGCAAGATGTTATTGAAGAAATCCAAAACCTTGACTTTGTAGTAGGACCAAGGACTCCTGACAGGGTGGGACAATATGTCCAATCCGGACCTGGTCAAAGAGGCCAAGTCTGGGTTGAACCGTTTGACAAAGAAGAGTGGAAGGCTATAGTAGGAACCAATAGAGATCGACCAGATTTTGAAGAAGCCGTTAAAAAAGCTTTTATCGACGCTCTAGATTCTGGAACAAAATTTGATTTGCCAGAGCAGGTGAGAAATACACTTTCTCATGAACTTGGTCACTGGATAGACCTCACTATCGAGGGAAATAAATATGATCACCTTATTGTAGATTCAAATGGAATTCCCATGAGGGAAATCGATGGCAAGCAGATGACATTTGATCAAGCTGTCAAAGAAAGAAAAGTTAAAACAATAGAAGAATGGCTACAGGACCCGCCGGATATCTTTGGAGATTTCGTAACGCAACCCTGGCATGGAAGAATTGGGGAGCTAGATGCTGAAATAACAAGAGGCGTAACAGATTTTCAAGATTCCCTAGAGGCATCAATTAAAAGAATTCGTGACCTTGATGATCAATATAAGCTTCCCTGGGATATCTCTCCCAGAAAGCCGCCGCGAGATCAACAGCCAGTAGCATCTGATAGTCCGTCAGCATGGGATAGAAGAAGTACTACCAAACACCCATCACAGACTACTCGCAGACAAGAGCCGAAAAAATGGGATGATGCAGAGACAAAGTCAGCAATGCACAAAGAAGAGATGGCAGAGATCGGCTTGGACGAACTAGATTATACATATCAAATATTGACTGATAAAGATCTATTTAGGGATATATTTGTCGGAGACTACTTTCCTATTGAGCCTAACCGTGGGTATCTTGATGATTATGGATGGGTAGGAAGTGCAGAAAATATCGTAGATCAAAAGATTGATGACGTTCTTTTCGAACCTGGCGGATTATGGGACTGGGCTAGAAAGGAAGCAGGAATAAACGTTGAGTACATTGACATGCAGGAGTCAGTTGTATATGTGTCTCGGTGGATGAAACTTGCAGGTATAAAATGAAGATAAAAGGTGCCACCCAGGCTCACAAGGGTCATCTTGATTTCGAAGATGATGAAGAAATAGACATCGAATTTGATGATTACGATTCTCCATTCACTACAGACTTCTGTGAAATGTTTCCTGATCACCCGAAATGCAGAGATTAATTTATATCAAATCTTAAAAACTTTAAACTATCATGTTATAATAATATGATGTTAATGTTTCCAACACAAAATTTATTTATCGAAGGTCCTGACTGTTCAGGAAAGACAACACTCGTTAGAAATATTCACGATCTTTCCAGATACAAATGGCATATTCATGATAGATCTCAGATATCAAGAAAGATCTTTAAGTATGAATACAGTAGAAATCTTTACTATTCTGACGATGATTTTCACAGGGAGATTTTTAATCTTAACAATAGGTTTATTTTTCTACTCCCAGATATTGAAATAATAAAAGATAGATTTAAATTGAGAGGGGATAATATTCACAAGAGTATAAGCGATATTGAAAAAGTTTATCATCTTTTTAAAGAAGAGCTTGAGCGTATCTCCAGTTTACCAAATATTATACCGTGTTTCTCAGTTGCGACACCCAGGGCTGTTGAAGCTCTATGCACAACGCTGTCTCTAATAGAAAGAACAATGCTGAGAGAAGTTTCAGATCAAGTTATAAAATCTGTCAATTTTTGTGGTGATGAATGCTTTCCTATTGAGTTTACTCTGTACGACAATGGAATGTTTGAAGAGGCAGATCCATTATCAATGAGATATAAGCCCGAGGAGGAGTATTATGAAAAAATCTATGATAGAGTTCACAATAAAATTACAAATGAAATGCTGGGAAAAAATGAGTATAGTAGAACAGAATCATTTTTATCAAGAAGATTTGTTTATTCCGATGATAGTTGCATATCATTTATTCAGCTTTCAGTAAGAAAAAATGTTATGGATTTTCACACAGTAATAAGATCAACAGACGTCAAGAATATCTTTCCTCATGATCTTAAATTTTTATACTATCTTGCATCAACATGTTACAAAAGGTTCAAAGATAAGTGTAGTTCAGCAAGGCTTCGTTTTAATTTGAACTCTGCACACATAATTAGTTAAAATAATAATATAGGATTGGAGAATTTATGAGAGCACTAATCACAGGAGGTTGCGGATTTATTGGATCAAATCTTGCAAAAGCTCTTGTATCAAATGGCTGGACAGTAGACGTAGTAGATAATATGTCAGCAGGATCAATTTCTGCACTTGATAACTTAAAGATAAGACAATTACCCAATGCAAGCTTTTTACCACATTTTTATGAAAGTACTACTGGGACGGAAAGGGAAAGGATGCAAGATGAAATCTTGGTCATACCCGACGATCTTTCGCATGAATCAGTTTTAAATCATATAAGATCAAAAATGTATGATATTGTCTTTCATCAGGCAGCAATACCACGAGTAAGCTACTCAGTTGAAAATCCTGCAGAAACCACATACGAAAATATTACAAAAACAGTTTCACTTTTTGAAGCTTGTAATGGAAATGTTAAAAGGGTCGTCTGGGCATCTTCATCTTCAGTATATGGTGGCGCAAAGATTCTTCCAACTCCAGAATCAGAAAGAGGAAAGATGCTACCTCTTTCTCCATACGCCTGGCAAAAATTTGCGATTGAAGACTTTTCAAAGATTTGTGGAACACTCTATAATTTAGACATAGTGTGTTTAAGATATTTTAATGTTTTTGGACCTGGTCAGCTTGGAGACTCTCCGTATGCAACTGCAATATCTGCATGGTGCAATGCTGTAAAGAAAGGTTGCGGCCTTAGGAGTGACGGAGACGGCAATCAATCAAGAGATCTCTGCTATATAGAAAATGTTATCCATGCTAATATTCTAGCTGCTACTTCAAGTAAGACATTTAACGGTAGATGCTATAATGTAGCTTGCGGAGATAGAGTTTCAAATAATGAAATATTAGAGTTTTTTACTAATAAATTTGATGCTAGTATTATAAATGCACCTGAGAGACCTGGTGATGTCAAGCATACACAGGCAGATATAACTAGAATACAAGATGAGCTTGGGTATTCACCAATTGTTGAATTTTGGGAAGGTCTAGATAAAACTATCAAATGGTGGGGTCTTGAGTGAGTATTAAAATTCCAAAACATGTAAAATCTTCATGGGTAAAAAAAGGCATGTCAAAGCCAATACAAAAACCGTGGGGCCATGAATATGTGTGGGCAGGATTTTCAGGAATTCATGGAAAATCTCTATTTATAAAAAAAGATCATAGAACAAGCTTTAAGTATCATAGTTTAAAAACTGAAGTTTTGTTTCTTCAAAAAGGAACAGCAGAAGTTACGTTTGGCGATGAATACTCATTACGAGATCCAGTTGGACACCCATTTAAAATAGAAATCATTGATGCCGGAAGCTCTCTAATGGTACAGTCAAATTGCCCCTATAGAATAAAAGCAATATCTGACTGTGAGATTATTGAAATAGGTAATAACTCATCAGATACACCAGTAAGAATAGAAGATGACTACGGAAGAATAGAAAATGAATAGAATGCCAGAATTTATTATATTTACAGGTCCAATGTTTGGAGCAAAAACAAGCAGGCTACTAGCAACAATTGATAGATTTTCATATCAAAATAGAAAAGTAATAGCATTTAAACCTAAAATAGATAGAAGATATTCGCAGACAGATATAACAACACATAACGGAATTTCTATTGAAGCACATGCTGTCAATACAGGTGAAGATATAGTATCTCAGGTTCTTGAAAGAGAAGATTGCATAGACGTTGTAGCTGTTGATGAAGCATTTATGATAGAAGATTGTGCAGATTCCCTGTTAAAGCTATTTAGAATGGGAAAGACAATAGTAGTTTCATCTCTTCAGCTGTCTGCATCTGGAAATGTTTTTACAGAGATTAGAGATATGATGCCATGGGCAACCAAGATAGAAGTTTGTCCAGCAGTTTGCACTGTTTCTGGTCATGATGCATATTATACACACAAGAAGGTAGATGATCTTGCAGAAATTACTGTTGGTGGATCAGAGCTTTATGAACCTCGTTCATGGAAACATCATTCCTTCATGAATCAAACTTTTAAAAATTGAGAAAAAAATGATTGAACCTACTAGTGTAAATTGCGTAATTTATCATGCTGATTGTACCGATGGTTTTGGTGCTGCTTATGCCGCATGGAAATGCTTGGGCAATAGAGCTGAATATCATCCATGTAAGCACGGCATGGATACACCAGACATAACGGGAAAAAGCGTTGTTATTTTAGATTTTTCCTTTGACAACTCAACAACAAAAAAAATGATTTCTGATGCTGAGTCATTGCTTGTAATTGACCATCATAAATCTGCAATGGTTGAGTTGCATGATATTACTAATACTCGTTTTGATATGACTAAGAGCGGAGCAATGCTAGCTTGGGAATTTTTTCATCCCGGGAAAGAACCTCCAAAGTTCATCCAGTATATTCAAGATAGAGATCTTTGGAAGTGGGAACTCCCATACTCAAGAGAGTTTGCAGCAGCGTTTGACATGGTACCATTTGAGTTTGAAGAATTTGAGAAGTTTGAAGATGATTCTGTATTTGATGATGCTAGAAAGAGAGGGTCCTTTATCCTAGCTTATTCTAAGACAGTTGTTAAGAAAGTGTGTGAAAAAGCATCACCTCGAAAAATGATGGGAAAGGATGTAATGGTGGTAAATGCTTCACACTGGATGTCAGAGATTGGAGCTAGACTAGCTCCTGACTGTGATCTTGCTATGATATGGTACTGGGATCATGATGCAAAGCATACAAAAGTTAGCCTAAGAGCGTTTCATGATACCGTAGACGTTTCAGAGATAGCTAAGAAATTTGGCGGAGGCGGGCATAGAAAAGCAGCGGGATTTCAACTTCCAAAAAATAAGCATGTAGAAGATTTATTTGATAAGCCAAAGCCTGCAAAGAAGAAGAGGGTGACAAGGCCAAAAACTAAAGCAAAGCAAGATCAGCAAAAAAAAGATGATGAAAAATAAGGTTATAGCCAATGTCAACTATATTTGAAAAAGATGGAAGAAGAATTCTATTTGTTCATATTCCTAAGTGCTCCGGTACATCTGTTAGAATGATGCTCCAGGAGGAAGGGTGGAAACCTCAACCTCAGCATATAATAAGGCCAACATTCTTTATCACAGGAGAGTTTGCTGGTCCCGTTACGTCTAATCATCAGCACGCAGAGATGAGAAATGACTGGATTTCAAAATGGGATTATGAGTTTGCACTTGTAAGAAATCCATATGATAGATTAGTATCTCGTGGAAAACAGTCAGCAAGAAGGCTAAAGCTTACTTATATCAAAGAAGTTAATTTTTTTGCTTGGGCAGATGATGTTCTAGGAAGAGTTATGAGAAAAGAGGGTCCCGGCGCAGAAGATAATCACTACAGACCACAAGTAGAATTTATTTCAGATAAAACTCAATGGTTTAGAATGGAAGACCAGAAAGAGCTTTTTTTAGAAACCCTTAGAAAGGAGAATATAATATCAAACACTGCAAAGCTTGGCGTTTTTAACAAATCTCTTTCTGAGAATAATGAGTATAGCTTTAATTGGGGTATGTTTCCCGATATCCACAAAAGATTTTTAGATAAATACAAAAAAGATTTTGACGTATTTGGATATAAAATATGAAAAGGCCGACGTGGAATAAAATATGGCTAGAGTTTGCAAACTCTATATCAAAAAGATCATATGATCCAAGGTACAGAGTTGGAGCAGTAATAGTAACAGAAGATAACACACAGGTTTTATCAGTAGGGTATAATGGTAACTATGCAGGAGGGCCAAATCAAGTTGAATCTACAGTTCCAGGAGAGTCTGGAATGATACATGCTGAAATTAATGCTTTGCTTAAAATGGATTATAATAATCCAAAGTCTAAAAAGTTATACCTTACTTTATCACCGTGCAGAATGTGTGCAAAGGCAATAATAAATGCAGGAATATCAGAAGTTTTTTATTCCGAGATCTATAGAGATGATTCATCTCTTAAAATTCTAGATGAGTCGGGAATAAAACATAAGCTAATTCAATTAGAGTAAATAATTATTAATGTATCATGAAAGAATTGAACTCTAAATCCATCAACAAATTAGTCTCTTATATAAGAGAGAACCTATCAGTATCTGCAGGCACAGGTGATAACAAAAGAATTCTTATCAAGCCCGGGTTGAAAATAACGCATGTGGGCAATAAAGAAAATCAGGGTTCTGGGCTCAATTATACAGTTGATGCAGTTTTAGATTCAGAAGATGGATTACTTATAAGATGTGTAAGACCCCCAGACGTCTTTATCACACTCACAGGCACTGACCTAAAACAGTTTGAGAGAACATAATGACAATAACAAAAAAAGATTTATTATCTAAAATTAGAGATGATCTAAATTTATCAGATACCCTAGAAGAATCTATAATTGCCCAGCCAAAGAAGTTTAGATTAAAAACTGATTTATTGAGCGAGGCAAACAAGGTAAATCATGTTGAGCTATATGATCAGTACGTAAAAGACTTTAATAAGATAAGCATTGAGTTAGACTCAGCTAATAGAAAAGACTCTAGCTCTAACGGATCACTCTATAGATCTTTAAAAATAGATGAGACATACAATCTAAACTCAGTATATCTTCATGAGCTTTACTTTAATAATATTAGCGATCTTCATAGTAATATTCCAATGGACTCTTTGGTGTATATGAGGCTGTCTAGAGATTTTGGAACATTCGATGCCTGGCAGCAAGATTTTATAGCCAGCTGCATGGCCTCAAGATGCGGATGGGCTATCACATATTATAATATGTTCACACAGACTTATATGAATTGTCCTATTGATCTACACTCGATTAATGTGCCTGTTGGTGCATACCCAGTAATTGTTATGGATGTTTGGCAGCATGCATATTATCGTGATTATCTAAAGGATAAGAAATCTTATGTTTTTGGAATGATGAAACAGCTCAATTGGAGCGTGATTGAAAAGAGGGTTGAAAAAGCAGAAGAGATATCAAGAGTGGTAAAAGGTGGATAGGTAAATGTCAAGTTTAAAAGATATTAGTCTTTTCTTAGAAGAGACAGCAAAAGAATTATATGCAGAGCCTTTAAGCTCTACTGATGCTGTAAGGCAGACAGGTGACTCCGTTGATGATCAAATAGATTCATTTCTTATAGCATTTGAAAGAGACTCGGTAATTTCAAAAGATGAACAGGTAATGGAGTCTTTAAAAGATATGAGCCTAAGGGTTTTATTTGAACAGCCAAGCGCTGCAGAAGAAGCTGAGGATGCTGAGGGTGAAGATGTTGCTGTAGATCCAGAAGAAGAAGAGGCAAAAGATCCTGAAACTGAAGACCCTGTGGGAAGCGAGAGGATAAAAGTAGATGAACCAGTAGATACTCCCATGCTTCCCCTTGATATTGATTCATTTGCAAAGAGGGTTGCAAGGCTTGCTGAAAATGGACCTACACTTCTTGATCTTGAGACTGTTATAGTAAATCGAGCATTAAACTACCTAAGAGAAAATTATAACGAGCAACATGCTAAATCTCTTCTTGAGGTTCTTGATGATCAATTTGATTTCAATATTGACGATGCCGGTGCGCCTCTAGAGACACCGTTTGCTGTAGGAGCATATGCCGGCGGAACAGGCGGCCTCGGTGGAGGCGGGTGATATTTGACCAAGTCTATATTAAAAGAGTTAGAAAGAAGAAAATCACTACATTTTAATATTCCATCCTCAGCTCACTCTTCATTGAGAATAAACTGTTTTAAGCTTGGGATAACAATGCAAGATTTTTTTGAAGAGATTTCAAATCTTGTTGAGTCAGAATCACCTATTGTACTTTCAATTATGGAAACTGTCGCAGAGAATAAGAAAAACAAACAAATTAAAAAGCTTGCCGAAACAGATGTAGAATCGTTGTATAATATGATAGAGAAAGAAATCGGTGAAGGTAAAAGTTGACAAGTAGAGTAGCTAAATTTTTTAAAAATATAAGAAATAGATTTCATTTATTCTTTGTTGGAAAAGTCTTTGAAAAAAGGTGCAAAGATCTAGAAGCACAAGTAGAGTTTATGTCTTCAATAATCACACAACAGTCTCAGCTGATAGCATCCCTTGCTGTTGTTCAAAGTGATCTGGCAAAGTCCATAAGGGAGAATGGACTATTGGACTCTAGCGGAGAATATCTTACACTTAGGATACCCATCTCAGATGACGGTCCTGCTAATTAAGACTAATTAATCTCTATATCGTAATATTTATTATAAAGAGGAATTAATTATGGGTGACAATGAAATAGACATTCAGGAAGTAAATGCGCATAAAGCTGGAGAAAAGATTGGCCTTGTTGATAGGATTGTAGGTAGAATAATATCAAGAAAGTTTTTTGTATTTTTAACTGCAACTGGCCTTATGGCATTCTACGGTCTAGACAGTGAGACATGGGGCATGATAGCAATGATTTATATCGGCGGTCAGTCAGTTATAGATGCAGCAATTGCATGGAGACACGGTGCTTGAATCAATTACGATTTTGATTATTAAGGAAAAGCTTTCAGATATCTGGAGAGTAATAAAAAAGTATTGGCAATTTTTTCTAGGAATGAGTGTTGCAGTGATCTTCTTTATTCTTACAAGAGATACTAGTAAAGCAAGCAAAGCTCTTGAGCAATTTAGAAAATCTTCAAAAGACGAAAGAGAGCGATCACTAGAAATTCAAGAAGACAAGCAGAGTGATATTGAAAAAGCAGTAGACGAGTTTAGTGAAGATATCAATAGTGCAGCAGAGGATCTCTCTGAGAGAAGTCGACAGCTAGAAGAAGAAAAGGAAAGAATCAAAAATGAACTTCTTGAAAAAGAGGAAAAAGAAAGAGGTTCAATAGCAGAAGAGATATCAGAAACTTTAGATAAAATTTAACTTTTAGAACGAGATTTATAAAATTTAATCATGCAATTTTTTTCAAAAAATTTTTTAATTCTAGCTTTTTCTCTCTTTCTTACTGGATTTTCACCAGTATCACATGCAGATGATCTTGATGCAGTTCCTATTTCTGAAGGTGACCCAGCCCCGTTTTCAGGAACCCTTCTAACAAATGAAGCTGCTGCTTCTTTACTTGCAGAGATACATACATGCGCTGAAAGATCAACATCACAACTTCAGTTTGAACTTGACAGTACAAGAGCACGATGTGAACTAGACCTTTCTCTATCGCAGATAAATCTTGATAGCAGTGTACAGAGATATCAGTCTGTAATACTTGCGCAAGATGAGCAGCTTGAATATTTATTAAAATCAAATACAAATCAGGGAATGTCTAAAGAGGTTACATTTATAGTTGGCGTTGTTGCTGGTGTACTTGTTATGACAGGATCAGCATATGCATTACAAGCGATATCAAATTCCAACTAAATAACTTCAATTCTACTGAATAATTAATGATAGGAGAGTTGCATGATGAATGTTATTGTTAATAAGAAATCTCTCGTGAGCGCACTTGTTGAAGCGATCATGTCAGAAGAAGAGCCGCCAGAATTCGAAAGAGTAAACGTTCATGAAGATGAGCCAATTGTACCAAACGAGATGATGGCAACACAGCTTGCTGAGTTTGTGCCTCCTGTCGGAGATCCTGAGTTTGTGCCAGTATCAATTGAAGAATTGGGAAGCTCAGCACAAGCAATATCTCGTGAAGTTCCGCCTACTGAGATAGAATATTTTTATAGAAAGCTTCATCAATTGCTTGATGTATGTCTTGACAGAGAGGCAGAAAAATCAATGAAAATAGAAACTATTGTTCATAGGATTTTATCAGAAGCTGATAATATGAAAGATGCTTTTCTTAAAAAAGCAGTTGAGAGAGTAACTGCAGGTGAGGATGCGTATAGTGTAGCCGTTGAACTCATTGACTCATATGTAGAATTTGAAGAAGAAGATCCCGAGGAGTTATCATCAAATATTCAAATGCTATCTTACGGAATTGAAGATGATCGCAGTGAAGATGTCGAGATTGAAGATAGCAAAGAAGAAATCGAAACGACAGCTGAGCCTATAGATCAAGATACGAAAGGCAGTGAGAGTGAAAAAAGTGAAGATGACTTCTCATATACAGATGAAGATTACGATGCAGACCTTGCAAAAGAACAGATGGATGAATCAGAAGAATCAATTGCTAGTGATATTGTAGATCTAATTATGAAAAAAGGTCTTCATACAACAGTTCTAAAAGATCCTGAAACTGGTGAGAAAGAAATGGTACCAGTTGTAATAATTGACCCGGCCACAGGCGACTTTAAGATGTCTGAAAAAGAAATGAGAGTTCTTGCATCTGAATCTTACGGGTTTGAAATTATAAAAACAGCACTAGAGATGTCTGATATTGCAGGGCTTTTTTCAAAGCTTAGTGATAAGGCGGGAAGTGACAAAGCAGCATATCTATGGCTGTATTCAAATCTAAGTGAGATTTTAGGCAAAGAGGGCAATCCTGTTTCATCTGAGCTTGGTGCAGAGATGTATGCAAATCAAATTGCAGATACGATTGGAAAATACGGTGAAGCAGTTAAGGATCAACTTCTGGCAATGGCTGATCAGGTCGAGACAAAGACAGAAGACATAGCAACAGAAATTGGTCGAGGAAGCGACTCGCTGTCAATAGTTGTTCCACCCGATGAAATGGCAGCAGCTCTTAGGCTAGTCGCTGATCAAAGATTAGAGGTGCCAAGGAGAGGTCGACCTAGACTTTATGATGAAGATGAACCTCGTGAAGCAATGACACCCGAGATGAGAAAACAAATCAGGGCAGAAAGAAGAAGAGCAGAGCTTGAATTAGAGTATGAGCCTGGTAAAATGCACCTCTCACCTAAAGCTCTTAGGGCTATGATGGATGGCATTGCAACAAGTCTCGGAGTCTCACTTGGGAATGTTAGAAATGTCATATATGATGATCTCAAAGTCTATGGCCTTCCCGCTGAAGATCTAAGAAAGATGATACAGGTTGATAAGATGCCAGGCGGAAGAGAGAAAATACCATTCACATATGATCCGCTTAGAGTTCAGGCAAAAGAGAAGATTGTAGAGAAACTGTACGACATGTATAGAAATGCAATGATGTCGTATGTTGATGAAGTTGCAAGCTCTGATGATGAAGAAGATAGAGATATCGGTGAGGCTTATAGGGATCTATTCTTTGGAGACGGAGGCTTCTACCAGCCCGGCCTTGACGGGTATGTTGCACTTCAGGCGCAAGTTGGAGGCCCTACGCTCGAAGATCCAGACTCTGTTGACATTGATGATATAGCCTTTAGAACGAAGAGAAAAGCTTACGACTTTATTCAGGAATTTATTGATCAGGTTGCAAAAGAATGGCTTGACCCTGAGTCTCCTGAATACAAGCAGGCAAAAGAAGGGGGAATGAGAGCGTTCTTAAACTCCCTGGTTAATGATGAAACGTTTAGTGATGTAAGTTCTCGAGCTGATATTGATAATATTATTGATAAAGAAGTTGGTGATATATCTAACTCTCTAGACGAAGACAGGCTTAAAGAGATTATTGATATAGTATTTGACAAAGCACCAAAAAGAACTAAGAAATATATTGCTAGAGTTAAGAAAGAGCTAGGGAAGCAGGTATAAAAAATGAGATTGACAGACTTAATCGTTGAAAGTGCAGAAAGAGAGTTTTCCGGAGTAGGATCTGTTGACGATATGATACAACAGGTATCAGTAAAATCTACTATTGATGCAGGATTACCCATAATTGCTAGAGAATCAGACTGGGAGACACTTCAAAGTCCTACACGCCTTGCAAGATCTTTTTCATTTGAATCTCTAGATAAAATTAGATATTTTATTAATGAAATGCTTGCATATCAATCTATATCAAATCATCACTGCACAATGATAGTTCAAGAAAATATTATCCATATAGAGACATATACACATGATGTAAATAATATAACTGCTCAAGATTTAAGCTTAGCAAAATTTGCAGATGAGATATATGAAGACACTAGGTTCTTTTTAACATGAGTGAGCGTTTCATTATAAGCAGAGAGCTTGAAGGTATAATTGATAAAGAAAACGTTTTTGGAGACGAAGGTCTAAATAGCATTTCTATAGAAATTTTATTAAAAACGTTTAAAATAAATAGTAATATAAAGAATATAAAAATTAAAAAAAGATCAGTATCTTTCATGTTTTCAATAGCTGAAAGTGATATCTACAATCTTATATCACATAATGGGCCGATAGATCTAATATCTGTAGGGAGGCAACAAGATAAATTTGTTCAGTTTGCAGATTGTAATATTAGATCGCTAGACATAACAGCAAATGAAGATATGTATATTTGTAAAATTATTATAGATAGAATTGAATAATTAATCACGAGGAGTTATAATATGAAACGTAAATCTCAAAGCTTTTCTTTTGATAAGTTTGTAACAGATATAGAAAAAAGAGAAGAAGATGCTAGAAAAAAGGTTGAAGATCACCAAAGCCAGCAAGAATCTCACCCAGGAAGAAAATATAATAAGCTCTACAGAGAACACTGGCAAAATAGAGTAAAGTTTCGGAGAAAATAATGTCATCAATAAGATTAAAGACAAAGCAAGATATTAAAGATTTTTTTAAAATTCTTGCTGAAGAAAGTGTAAAAAGCGCAAAAAAGCAAGTTCTAGATACTGGTGCCAGCTATTTGAACAGTCAATCAAAGCTAGATAAAAAAGCTTATTCAGATATTAGAGAAGAGGAGGAAGAAGAAGTAGTCGAAGACGACTTGGACGTATCCGCAGCGACTCCTGAAGAACCTGTTGCAGCAGAAGAGGATATTGATACCTCAGTGGCTGTTGAGACTCAAGACATAGAAGATGTATCGCTAGATTCAATTGCAAAGAAAATAAAAATAATGAGAAGCGGTCTGTCAGTTGATGATTCTTCAGTTCAACAACCATTAAGAACATATTTTGATTTATTGAGCGATGCAGAAAGGAAAGCTTTGTATGCATTTCTAAATGCAATAGCTGGAATGATGACTGGCGAGACAACGGCAGAAAACGCTGATGACCCGAGTGATCCTCCTTATAATGTTACAATGAGTTCAGGTGAAATTGAAACTGAAGATGAAGAAAGTATAGAGACAGAAGATTTTCTAGATGATACATCAGATATAGATGTTGAAGTAGAAGAAGAGGAAGAAGTTGAATCAGACGGAAGTGTTCCAATTAGAGTTGGAGGCGTTCAGTCAAGGAAATCAATATCTGAAATTAGAAAAAAAGTAATTTCACTTCTTGGAAAGTCATGAAAATAAAGGGAAAATCAGAGTCTAGAACTATTAGCATTGGCAAAGATTCAACAATGGAAATTGAAGTAAGCGAAATAATTATTGAGCAGATAAAAAAAGAGTATGGAATTGAAAGTGTTGATGACTACCATCTTCAAATTTTCTTTAGGGATGTTTTGAAAGATGCATCTTTAAATATTTTAAACGACAGATAGAGGGTAAAGATAGAATGAGAATAAGTCGTCAAAAAATTGAAAGTCTGATTCTATCTGAGATAAGTTTAAAACATGAAATAGACTCAGATGAGTATATAAATGAACTTGATGACCTGATACTATCCATCAAGAATCTTAAAAGCTCTTTAAGAAAAGGGCCTAGTAGAAAGTCAAATAGAAAGGAAATGCATCGATTGCAAAGTGCAATAGAGGCTGTTAGATTTATTAAAAAAAAATCTAAGAGAAAAAGAGAAAAAATGCTTTCTGAGGGTGGAAGGAAAATTTCTCACCTGCCAGAAGATAAAATAGCAAAGCTATCTCCTGAAGTTGTTACAAGTGCAATCTCAATCTATAGAGACCTTATTGCCCAGTTTAATGATTATCTAGGGCAGAAAGGGCTAGATCCAGTTTCACCAGATAGAGCAGTTGGATCAACTGCTTATTATCAGGAAGATCTTGAGGAAGATTCAGATGTTATCTACGGAGATATAGACTATCTTGTTGTATTTCCACACGTTAAAAATAGTGAAAATTTTAAAAACTTAAGAGATTTACAGTCCAGAACTAAAAGAGAGTACTCTGGTTACTTTCTTGATTTTATAAAATCTTCTAGTCCCGACAATGTAGACGTAGAGCTAACAGGTGAGGTATCTCCAACCATGGTTGTCTTGTCACTTCCAGATGATAAAAAAGTCCAAGTTGATCTTATAGCAACGTTTCCAAGATATCAGGAATGGATGAATACAAGATGGGTTCCTGAAAGAGGTGTCAAAGGATATATTGGTGGAAATCTATACAAAGCATTTGGAGATTCACTTGTTCTAACAGTTGGAGATCAGGGTGTTATTGCAAGAACTATTGATGGAAAAAGAGTTTCGTCAAACAAGCGAGGAAAAGAAGTAAACGTTGAGCAAATATCATCAAGCCCACAGACTTTTTTTAAAGATATAGTTTCCTATCTATCCGGAGACAGTTTACAAATTTCAAAAGATCTGGAAGACTTCCAGGGAATGGATCCTAAAAATATTTCTGTATCTGATATAGCAAAAGGTATAAGACTTGTTTCAGAAAATCTTTATGAAAATGACTCCCTTCCGTCGAGATTTAAAAATCCAAGAGAGATGCTAGAGGAGGTTCTTGCTCGTTTTAAGATAGCTATAGACAACTCTCTTTCTAAGAAGTCAAAGCCAAGCTCTCAAGGTGGTATGTTAAGTGATGAAAAGCTATCAAAGCTAGTAAAAATGAATGCAGAGCAGTATAATAATGTTAAAAGTGAATTTAACTTATAGAACGGCTTCGAATGGATTTCTTTATATCTGACTGTCATTTCGGTCACAAAAATATAATACGTTACATGGATAGACCATTTATGTCTGTCGATGATATGAATTTAAAAATGATCAATCTTTGGAATGATACAGTTACTAATGATGATAGAGTCTTCTTAGTAGGAGACGCATTTCTTTGTAATGATGAAAAATCATCTGATATACTTAGTCAGCTTAACGGTTATAAAGTTTTAATTGCTGGCAATCATGACAAATCTGAAAGAACAATGCTTGACATAGGTTTCGATGAGTATCATAGAGAGCTTCAGTACAGCCTTGGTGATCTCGGAATTGCACTTATGAAACATTACCCACTTCCAGATATAGTGATCAAGGAAAAGGGGTATGACTATCTAATACACGGGCATCTTCATCGACCGCCTCACACACAGGGTCTTAAAATTAATGTTGCTGCAGATCTTATTGACTTTATTCCAAAGGACTCTAATTATATAAGAACAATGCTCACGAGATCAGTTTCAAATGAAGAAAATGAAAAACTAGATTTTAAAATTAAAGACGATAAGATTAGTTTAAATTTAGAAATTAGAATTGAAGATTTTTCTGGAAGTGTAGACCATATTTATAGTATATTAAGAAAGCATTGGGCTGAGGAAGAAAAATGAAATTAGGACTTTATGGCGGCGGATTTAAACCGTTTCACACAGGACATTTTGCAAAATTACTTCTTGCACTAGACGAGAGCGATAGAGTTCTTTCGTTTTTCGGAATAAAGAAGCAGAAGATAAGCAAGAAAACGGGAAAGCCTTTAAAGACACATTTTAGAAAATTCGGTGATGGCCCTGATGCAAGAGATTTTAATCAAGAAATGCAAGAGAAAATTGTTGCCATCTACGAGAAAGCTTTACAAGATGCATATCCTGGAACACTAGATGTTATACCATCAGCTGATATTACACCGATAACAAATGTCCATAGCATGCTAGATAGGTTTGCATATTCTCAGATGACAGACGAAGAGAAGCAAGAAGTGGGAACAGGGGAAAGCATACCAGAACTAACCTATCAAAGCTCTGGTGAAGATGGTGGTTCAATAAAAATAGATTTTAACGATATTGATGAAGTTATAGTTGTTGCAGGATCAGAAGAGATTAACGGTCCCGTTTACATGGGAGCAATCAATAGGCGCGCAGAAAGAGGTGATTCTCGCATTGGAGAAAAGGTGAAGGAGCTTGTTGATTTGGGAAAAATAAAGCTAACTTCTGGTACAGCAGATGAAGGAAGGCTTGTTAATCTTTTAAATCAATATCATGACAATGCAACAGAAGATATGGTAACTGTAAGAGGGACAGGTGTCCGTGGCCTAGCTGGAAGTAGAGATGTAGAGAATCTAATTAAATACCTGCCTAATATTCTTCCTCAGGATCAAAAAGAAGAAATAATAAAAATACTAATAGGTGAAGAACAGCTAGAACCATCAGCGAAGACGGAGTCATTTTTTATGCCAATTATTACAGATAGCACAGTCTTAAGAGCTGCAGCACGATTTACAGCAAGAAAAAAAATTAAAGAATCTGTAGCAAGAAAAAAGGGAGAGGATCATATACCCGGGTTGACAGAAGATATGTCTCTTACATTTGATAATCTTAGAAGTCTTATTGACGATGTTCTTAGCGGAAGAGTTGAGCATGTTGAGGAAAAGATGGATGGTCAAAATTTTACATTCACCGTCCTTGATAATGGTGAAATAAGACTGTTTGGAAAAGGTGTTAGTGCAACTACATTAGAAAAAGGCGGAGCTGGAAGAGATGATATTAGAGATCATCAAAGGTGGAATGAAAATGTTAAAGATGCTTTTGGATCTGGATATGATGTTGTAGATAAATACCTTGATGGTAAGGATGCTGATCTCATAAAAAGATTCTTTCAAAATGGAAAAGTTGTAGTTGAAGGACAGGTTATGACTCCGGCAAATCCTAATACGATACCATATACAGAAAATCATGTACGGTTTATTAGACCGTTCACGCCTTATGATACTGAGATAGATCAGGATTCTTACAGAGATCTATTTTCAGATGCAGATGTAGAAATTCAAGATGAAAAAGGCCGTGAGTGGTCACTAGGTCATGTTCCAAAGCTTAAACAAGTTCAAGTTGATGCAAGCGAGATGCATGGAAAAATACAGGAATTACAAAGTGACATAGACAATCTTTTGTCAGGTATGGATCCCACCCCTCAGACTGTTGGTGAATATGCATCCCATGTATTAGAAAAATACATTGAAAGAGTTTCACCCCAGCTTGATCTAAGTGGTCTCAGCAGTGATCAAAAGAGAAGAGCACTTCAAAGACTTGCAACGGGCGATAAAAAAGTAATTGGAAAACCTGAAATGGGAAGTGCCTGGGCTGAGTTCCAGCAATTTGAAAAAATGAGAACTGCTCATGTATCTGCTGCAATAGCAGATCTAGAAAAAATTGTTCAAAAATTAGGGTCTTACTTTTTCGATACTCTTGAGTTTGCCTTGGCAACAAATGAGGGTGTGGTTGCAGAGCTAGCAAATGAAGTTGAGAAAATAAAACGTGCAAGAGAATCAGACCAGATAGTAGTTAAAAATATTGAAACTGGCGATGTGTCTGATATGATTGATTCTAAATGGGCTACAAAGTTAGATACTTCTCTGGCACGAGTCGAACAGATGGATCTATTTAAAAAAGCTGTAGAGGGTGTCGTCCTTAGGTTCTCTGGCGATGATGGTAGAGACATTGTCACAAAATTAACAGGAATGTTTACACCGGTTCATAGGCTCGTAGGTCTTTTCAGATATCCAGATAGAAGCTCAAAAAGCCTTCTTTCAATTCAAATTCCAGATATTGAAGATGATATAGAAAGTGAAGATCTTACAGATGAAGAGGTTGATGCAATTAACGAAGTCCTTAGAGAGTTTGCTTTTAAACTGGGCTGGGAGAATATATTAATTGAAGGAGGTGCAGCATTTAAAAATATAGATGGTGATAGTTTAACTACTAATATTGAATTAAAAAATGTCAATGATACTCTTGAAGATTTCTTCTCTAGCCACTTAAAACCTGCTGGTGTTGATATCTATAGACCTATAGGAAGCACAGGTAAGAAATCGAAATCTGGTGATCTTGATATAGTGATTGGATCACCTCAAGGTATTGACAATCGTACTTTTAAAAATAAACTACTTGGTGCAATTCAATCTTCAATAGTAGACGGAGATGCAAAGCTTGTTGGACAAAATATAGCAGTAATGTATCCGATTAAAGGTTCACAACATGATGATTATGTTCAGATAGATATTATGATTGATAAATGTCCAGATGATGCATGCTGGCTTATGGCTGGAACAGGAGACGGTGAGATCAAAGGTGTGTATAGAAATTTACTACTTAGCCATATTGCAAAAAGGCTAAGCCAGGATTCAGAAAACACACTATTCCCAGATGAAAAGATAGTAATATCAAACCCCGGCGGTCTTCAGTATAAGAGAATTAAAGACAATATAGACGGTCACCCTCATGATAAAAAGAATAATAAGAAGTGGACTAATATAGGGGAAAAAATTACTTCACCAGAAGAGATATTAAAAATATTGGGAATTAACATTTCACCAGAAGAGGCATTGACATTTCGTGGTGTTGCAAATGCAATAAATTCTGATCCGTCTCTTCAAAAGTACTTTGTTTCCGGTGATGCTAGTGATGGATTTGAAAGACTTTCATTTGAGGAATACATCTCTAGACACTTGACAGATGACAAGACATCACAAGAAGCTAGAAAAGCAGTAGAATATATTAATAATCTTAGCCTAGATGGAAATATTTCAACCCTGGCACTAGACGAACAAATAATCATACAGCAAATAGTCAGTAAAATTCTATCAGAGGGTAATTCAAATTCTTCGTCATTCCCATTTTCAAAAATTAGATGGTCTGACAAACTAAAGATGTTTTCATCCGGAAAGTGGAATCTTTGGCAAGAAAGGGTTTCAGCAACAGCAGACGGTGGAAAAGATCCAGAAGGTGCAGAGAAAGCTGTTGCTGCTATGGAGAACTTAATATACATTAGTCAAAATGGATATTCCGTAGTGGGCCAAGAAGGCGGAGGAATTCTTATACAGGGAAAGGGGATTAATGCAAAACTTGATGCTGATGAGGCTGTGGAGTATATTATTGGAATCAGAACAAGCGAGGATGAAGGAGAGCCAGCTCTTCCAAAAGTTAGAATAAGACACGTTGCAGGAACAAAACCATATGATCTAGAGCTTGCAGAGAATGGTGAGGCACTCGAGGTTAAAAAGATGGGCGGTAAAGATAGGCTTTCAAAGCTTGGATCTGCAACAGGCCGTGTCTTCGATAGACAGGTTAAGATTATAAGGCCCATTAGAGATGCTGGACAAATTTCACAAAAGTTTATTGAAACTGGTTCAATTATTGATGAAAACGGCGCAGCTCTGATTAGAAGGATAGATTCTCCCCCTGAGGGATTTGAAATAGAAAATGTTGCAAAAGCAGTTGAAATGGTAGATTACTTTTTCAATAAGATTAGATTTGGAAACTCTAAAAAAGAACTTCCGGGAATAATGATAAAAGTAGAGGGTGGCCAGCTAGGCGCAGGAATGGTAAGAAAAATAAAGAGAAATGATCTTTTGAATATTCCAGATATGGGCAATCTCTTTGACATATGTAAAAAAGTATTAAATAATACACTTGGTGACTACTCTCCTGGAAAAGCAAGAGGGGATGACAGGGAGGGTGACAGTGTAGACGTTAAAGCTCAAACAGGAAATACTGAATTTGAAGGCAAGGTATCGCTTGATTATTTTTACGATGAACTTATTTATAAACTATTTGACACAGATGAAGACAGTGTCGAGATAGATCCAGAATTAATAGAATCATATGCGCAGTCGATAGAGATGCTCTCTGAAATCTATTCAGCTCTTGTCAAGATTAAAAATAATCAAGGAGAAGATGTATTCGATAATTTTATTTCAGATCTTCACTACGGGGGATTTTATGGCGTAGATTCGGAAGCCTATTATTCAATACCATGTGACTCAGATCATCTCGAAGTATATGGGACAACTCAGGGATTCAGAGCTGTTCTTTCAATGAAGTCAATCCCACCTGAGGGCAGGGGTATATCTAGTGTAAAAATTAAAAAACCTGTTCCAGAAGAAGAGGTAGACCTTGAAGTCGATTTAAACTCTATAGATCCAAAGAAAGAGAATCCTGATGAGACACAAGATCATGATGTAGAAGAGATCGATATAGAAAAGATAGAGAATGAAGAATCAGAAGATACCAGAGAAGATAGTTGATCAGCTAATTGAAGTTTCACAGTATGCAGGTGACTGCGATGACTGGATGATAATTAAAAAAGAAGTGATGAAAAGTATACCTTCTAGCCTTAGGATGCTATTTTCTAGAAGAGATCCTATAACAAAAGAGCAAGTTCCAAATGATTTTGATAATCTTGTAATAGAATATTATTTTAATATCACGGGAACCCGGCTTAAGATACGGACACTTGAAGAAAGAAGAAAACTAAAAAATTAACATTTTAAAATATTGTCTTATAGTTTTTTTATCAGGAGATTCTTATGAGTGAAAACTGGATTCCAGAAATGTTATATGAAGAGGGCGAGGACGGTGAGTCATCTGCAATTCCCTTTATTATGGTTCCTCCGGGAGAGGAAATGCCCAAGCTTTTATATGTCTTTGAAAGTAGAGATACACAACAGTTTGAACCAGGAGCAGAAGGAGAAGAAATACCAATTATTGAATGGGATCTTCATCAGTATGCAGACATGGTTGTTTTAAAAGATGGTCTCGATCTAGAGACTTATGATGCAGTTAGAGAGTGTCTTGGATTAGAACCGTTGAATGTTGCAGTTGAAAAGGGTATAAAGATTACAAATACTGTTCGTGAAAATCTAGTTTAGTAAAAACAAATTTTGCGTAATAATTAAATAGTGATTGGAGGCATTTAAAAATGAACCTAGACGTTGATAGACTTGCACAACTAGCCGGGTTACCGGTTTCTACAAAGAGAAATCTTAACGAAGCTTCAAATAGAAGCATGCATGATGACCCATCTGTTTCTGATGAGAAAGATCATCGCTTTGGAAAGAACCAATTGTCTGAAAGAGGCTCAAAGAAAGGTGACCAGTCTGCTACTCACTCAGACTATGAAAAAAATGAGGGTGGTGCCAAGAAAGGTGACCAGTCTGCTACTCACTCAGACTTTGAAGAGGCACTCAGTCTTCCCGATGAAAAGATTATGGGTGAGGAAGATGAAGTCGTTGATATTAATGAAGCAATGCTTGCCAAAGAGATTAAGAGAATGAGAAGGGAAAGACTTCAAGAGAATGAGCTTAGAGGAATTATTAGAGCTGAGATTGGATCTATTATAAAAGATCTTAAGAAAGAGTCGTCAAGAGGCAGCTCTCGTTCTAGGTCGCGTGCCAACAAAATGAGACAGGTTACAATGGGAATTCCAGGTCCTGGATTTAGATAAATCTAAATTAATTCTAATTAGTAAAAAAAGCCGGATTTTTTAATCCGGCTTTTTTATTTTTCTTTTTTTATGTGTATAATCTCTAAGAGGTTATAATGAATTTTTCCGTTGGACAGGTAGTCTACCTATTAACTAAAAAAGATCCAAATGTCTATCCAGCACTTGTTTGTGAAGAAATTCACAAAAGATCTCTTACTGGAAAAACAACGAGCTATGTTGTCAGACTTCCAACAAAAGATTCACAAGAAGTTGAGCTTGATAAGCTAGATGCAGAGGTATTCACTGGTATTGATGAGGCTAGGTCTGAGATGATATCAAGAGCAACAGACCAGATTAACTTTATATTAGGAAAAGCAGAGGAAATAAGCTCAGTGTTTTCTGAGTTTGTAATTAATGAAAGTGAAAATCTTTCTGAAAATAGCAGCCCAGACATCCTAATTCCAGAAGAATATGCAACAGTTGACCTGGGTGATGGCCAGGTTGCAAGAATTAATGTTGGTGAAATTGACAAGATGAAGGGAGAAAGAGATGGATAGTGATGGGAGTGAAGTTTCTCACAGGATGCTAGCAGAGCTAAGATCATCTGGAGTTATTTCAAATGAAGAAATAGCTTTTAGATCAGGAGATCTTCTTGTTGCTGAAAATGTTATAACTAAGCAAAGAAGAATTATAAATCCTGGAATAAATGAATCAAATAGAAACAAGAGAGTATTAAAGGGTTAAAATGGCTGAAGGTTCAAAAATTATAGAATTTGATGAAAGTGCAAGAGATAATCTCTTACAAGGTGTAAATATATTAGCAGATGCAGTTTGTGTGACAATGGGACCGCTTGGCATGAATGTAGTTATTGAATCACCTGGTCGGCATCCAATTGTAACCAAGGATGGTGTTACAGTTGCAAAGGCTGTAAGAGTAAATGACTCTTTTAAAAATCTAGGAATTGATATTGTAAAAGAGGCTGCATCAAGAACTGCAGACACAGCAGGCGATGGAACTACGACAGCAACAGTCCTAGCAAGATCTCTATTTTCTGAAGGCTTGAAAATGATTGCAGCAGGATATAAATCAAGGGATATTGTGAGAGGGATAAGAGAATCCTCTGAAGATATTATCAAAAATATATCTGATGCATCCAGGCCTGTGGAAAATTCAGAAGAAATTATGAATGTTGCAACAATATCAGCAAATGGTGAAAAAGAAATAGGAGAGCTTATAACTAATGCAGTTGAGAGACTCGGGCCAGATGGTGTAATAACTGTTGAAACTGCAAAAGGATTTAAGAGTGATTTAATAGTAGTTGAAGGTATGCAAATAAACAGAGGATATTTATCACCATATTTTGTAAACAATACAGAGAAAATGTGTGTTGAATTTGAAAATCCAAGAATTCTTATTTGTAATCAAAAAATATCGAGCATACACAAAATATCACATCTCCTCGAAGAGTCTCTTAGGGCCGGAGTTCCAATATTGATAATTGCCACTGATATAGACGGTGATGCAATGCAAGGGCTAGTTGTAAATTCTACTAGGGGAAACTTAAAAGCATGTGCAATTAAGTCCCCAGGTTTTGGAAATGCAAGAGTAGGAATGATTGACGATCTTTCTCTAACACTTGGGACAAGTTCGTACGACGTTATAGATGATGAACTATCAGAATTATCACTTGACGATCTGGGAACATGTGCAAGGGTGATAATAACTAGATCATCAACTACATTTATCGATTGCCCAACACCAGAGGCAGAAATAGAAGAGAGGTCATCGCAGATTCGTGAAGCACTTGAAGATCCCATGATATCAGAAGATGAGCAGATGGTTTTAAGGGTAAGACTTGCACGCTTAGCAGGCGGAGTAGGAATTATTAGAGTCGGCGGTGCTACTGAAGGTGAGCTAATAGAGCGAAAAGATAGAGTTGATGATGCACTTAGTGCAACACAGGCTGCAATTGGTGAAGGAATTGTTGCCGGCGGTGGTGTATGTTTGCTCTCTGCTTTGAATAAATTTTCAATTGATAACTATGATGAAAAACTAAGACCCGGTGCAACAGTTGTAAAAAACGCGTGCTTATCACCCATTAAGCAAATATTGAATAATGCTGGTGAATCAGCAGATCTAATAGTGTCAAAGATACAGGAGTCTCAAAGTGACTCATTTGGATTTAATGTTGCAGAGGGAAATTTTTGCGATATGATAAAAGAAGGGATTATTGATCCGTCTAAGGTAACTAGGTGTGCAATTGAAAATGCAGTATCTGCTGCATGCACCCTGCTCTCAGCTGGATGCGCAATGATAGTTAATTCTAATGAATAACTAAGAGAAATCTCGAATACTTATGTATTGAGGATCATGGTCAATGATTGATATAGAGTCATTAGAAAGATTAATAGAAGCTATTATTTTAAATGAGTACGAAGAGACTAGGCTGGATAAAGCACTAGTAAATGTTAATTGCCTCCTTAAGCTTGATAAAGATTCTCACGTTCCTGATACACTTACGAGAATACGAGTCCTGCCAACTGTTTCTGTTGTAGGACAAAAATCTCCTGTTAATAGAGGCGGTGACGGTGCCTCTGTAGAAGTATATGTCAAGTTTTTGCCAAACGGTTCTGACACCTACAAGAATCTAATTAATATAGCAAAATTAATAAAAGCATTGCCAGGAATAAATATTGTAAAAGTTACAGAGCTTGACGGCAAAAAAGTTTCCTATAAGGGCAAGCCAATAATTGTCTAAAACGTGTAAAGTTAGAAATTTTATGCTATAATAATAACATGCTGTCAAGGAGGAACTATGCAGCTAAATTTGATTAACGGAGATAGACTTCCGTCTACTTCAGACTATGATATTAATCGATCAATTGAAGATTTAACAAGGCGTCTTAGGGATTCTGGTGCAAACTGGAGAGTTTCCGGGGGCAAGAGAAAGAAAGAAATGGGACTATTTCTTGAAACTGAGATTTGTTATCTTCAACGTGAGATCATGTGGAGAAGGTGTAGAGAAGTTCATCACCAAAACTATCTCAAAGGTTTACAAAAAAGATAGTTTTCAATTCAATATTGGTGTCTATATTATACTGTACAAAAAACGTGCAAGTTTAAAAATTAAAAATTAAAATATAAAAGTTAAAACATAAAAGTTAAAACAGGAGAAAAACATGGGTAATTTACTTGATGTATATATGAAAGATGTTGGGAAATCTTCACTGCTCTCTCGAGAGCAAGAGGTTGAACTTTGCAAAAGAATTGAAATGGGCGATAGCTCTGCAAGAGATAAGATGATACAAAGCAATCTTAGACTTGCAATTAGCATTGCAAAGAGGTACTACAGAAGTGGATGCCCAATGGAAGACCTAATCCAGGAATCTAATATTGGTCTCATGAAAGCAGTTGAGAGATTTGACTGGAGAAGGGGATTTAAGTTTAGTACATACGCAAGCTGGTGGATTAAGCAATCTGTATCGCGGTACGTAGCATCACATAAAAATACAGTTAGAGTTCCCTCTCATGCAATTTCACTTGCATATAAAGTAAAGAATCTAATTAAAGAATATGAAGAGGATCTCGGGAGCGTTCCGTCTGTTAAGGAAATAGCATCTCTTCTTGGTGTTACTGAGTCCATGGTTGAGCTGAGTGTTGAATCTCTTAAGCTTAATAATATTCTATCTATTGATACACCGGTTGGTGATGCAGATTCATCTAGAACTATCGGTGACATGATTGAAGATAAAGATGCAAACTCTGTTGAAGATATACTAGATAACCAAAAAATAAGATCAGTAATTGTAGCTTCGCTTTCTAGACTAAGCAAAAGAGAAGAACAGGTTTTAAGATTGAGATTTGGAATCTCTGAAATTGAAAACGCAGAAGACTTTGAAATTTAAAGGAGAAAGTTATGCCAATGCCTAAAGGACACAAATCAGAAAATGGATACGCAACAGTTCAAGGACAAGGAGGACTTGGATACAGAGAGATTGCAGAACATATGACAGAGTGTGGAGATTCAATGAATCACTCTACTGCTCGAAATATATTTCTTCGTGCTGTTAAGAAAGTTGCAAGAGATGCATGCACAATGACAGGCTCTACTGCTACAGAAAATGAAATCGAAAAGATCGCATCTGATCCCAGGTTTCAAGCAGGCCTAATTGAAATAATTAGCGATGAATCCTCTAGAATTCTTATTTAAGTCTCTTCAGTCACTAAATACTGAGACTGCGCTTCTGGAAGCTTGTGAGTGGGATGAGGATAGAGTTTTGTATGTCAAGGATTGTCTTGAAACATCACTAGCAGAAATACTTAAAAGTAATGATACATTTTCACTTATTGATATTTCAAAAGAAATTAGAAAAAAAATGTTGAATACTATTAGTGAAAAAGAGGCTAACGTCTGCCTACATATTGTTGATGGGCTATTACATAGCACTGCAATTATAAAAGGAGATAGTTATGAAAATTAAGCTTTCTTATTTTTTAGGAAAAAGAAAAACAAACATTAAAGATCTTTGTAGAAATTACAGGATAAAGAGTTACAATTCTTTGTGTGATTTTCTTCAAGAGAATAGAGTTGAGGAGCCTTCCGAAAAAGATGTATCTTATATTTTCCGTAGTGAAGATAAAAAAAAATCTGAAAAACCTGCTTCGCAAAAGGGAAAATCATCAAGCTTGAAAAAGAATTCAGGAAACTATAGACCAGGCCCGAAGAAATAAACATCATAAAATGATTGAAACAGACGGAATTGCTATTGTAAATGATAGGTGCTATATAGATCTTGAATCTCATATAGTTGCAATTCAATTTGACAGAGTTACGTTTACAGTTCATGTTGAAGAGTTTTTAGATTTTTTTAATTCAATAGACAGTGTAAGAGAATATCTTATTAACTCTGACAGCTATGTAGTTGGAACTACTATGCAGGGAGAGAGAGAAGAGATAATTGTTCCAAAGCCCACAGATGAAGAGTGCTCATAGAGATGAACTTAACATTTTCAAATGACAGGTCTAGTGTAACATCTTATGCTCATGATCCGCTATTAGTATCTAAATTGAATAGTACACTTATAAACTTTCCAAAGATTTTAGATGGAATGGGAGAGAAAGTCGTTATTTGCGATTGTAAAAAATGCAAGCCATCTGGATTTGCAAAGTTCGCTGAGGTAATAATCTTTGAATGGACCGCGAATGGAAACAAGTATGAAAAAGCTTTTTCAGGATACAATAGTTACTTTATACAAAATATAATTCATAAGTTAGAATCAATGAATCAAGGTTAGAGGTATTTTTTGAAATTCGATCATATAGCACTTAAGTCTTCAGATATTGATGCATCAATTGAGTGGTACAAGACGTGTCTGTCTTGCACTGTAGATTATGTAGATTCAACATGGGCAATGCTAGACTGCAATGGTACAAAAATTGCGCTTGTGAAAGAAGGAACACATCCACCCCACTTAGCGTTTCAAGTAATGTCAGAAGTAAAATTTCCATGTGATGAGTCACTAATTAAAAAACATAGGGACGGATCTTCATATTACTATGGTACTGATCCTGATGGAAATATTATAGAATGGGTAGCATATCCAGAAAAACAAGAATAGTTATATATTAATAATGGAGAAAGATTATGTCATCAAGTAGATTCCCTGGGCAGGGTCCCAACTTTGTTCCAGCATACCAAGTGTCTGGAATTCCATATGTTACAAGCTCAGCTGGGCCTAAGGCAAATGCTGATCCAGTCTTAAGAGTAGCATTTCCAACTGTTACAAAAAGTGTAATGATTAAAAATACGGGAAACTATGGTCTAAGGGTAGCATTTACAAAGTCAGGATCATACAAGGCATCTGAGTCACATGAAGATGGAACGCCTCCAGCGTCATTTATAAGTCAATACTTCATGATACCTCCGTGTGACGCATCTGCGGGAGTTGCTGATGCCCCTCCTACAGTATTTGATGTCAGATGTAAGGAAATATTCCTTAGGTCAAACGATACAGGCAACGTTGCACCTTTCAGTCTGTATGCTGCATTGACAGGTGTTGAACAATTTCCTATTATCTCTGGAAGCACTGGATTCAAGGGAGTTGGCTAGTGGCTACTAGGGAAACAATAAAAGAACTTGTAGAGAGATTATCGACAATAGAAAATGAAATAAAACTTCTTCAAGTTGATAAGAAAGATTTAATTTCCTCATACAGTGACAGGGTTGATATCAAGGCTTTTAGAGCGGCATGGGCAGTAATGAAAGCGAAGAAGAGAGTTGATGAATCTGAGTTTGAACAGATTCTAGATGAGATTGAAAAGAGCGTTTCATTGACGTGATCAGCCCAGGCGATATTGTTATCGTTGATAAGAATGCATTCGAATACGCTGGAATAAGCTACGCTTGTGATACAGTAGGAGTTGTGATTTCAATACTATCAGGAAGAAGAGAGCTAAATCTCGATACTGATGAAATGTTTTGTGAAGTAATGATGCCCAGTGGAATGTTATCAATATTTTATAATAGAGACCTTGATGTTGCATAAAATGTAAATTAACTTTCATAAATTATATGAATGTTCTAGTTATCGAATATGTAATTAATGTAGGGTTCATTTTTTTATAGAGAGGGATTATGAAACTATTGAAAAGTAGATCATTTTGGGTTTTTCTCTCATCAATAAATGTAACTTCTGCAATGATCTGTGCATTTTGCGGATCACTTGAAGGAACAATAACTTGTATTCTTTCTTTGGGGGCATGTATGATATCATATAGCCTCTCAGAGAATCCCTAGATGAAATACTTAAAACCGATTAGCAAATATAAGTGGAATTCAGGTTGCGGTGACATTGTTTTTTTTGATGACATTATAGAAGATATAAGATTTCACACTAAAAATGGTGGAAATATTTATATAGGCGCTGATAGTCAAATACATGGAACGACATGCACGTTTGTTACTGCAATATGCCTTCACGGCGGAGATAAAAAAGCAAGCAGGTATTACTTTAAAAGAGAACCGCAGATAAAATATCCCAATAGAAATTTAAGAAATAGAATAAACGAAGAAGTTACAAGGGCAATTGATGTTTTTTTGTATTTGTCTGATACAGTGCCTGATATTAAAGTAGAGATACATATTGATATTGGCAGTACTGAGAAATCTAGGACAAGGACACTTGTTGATTCTATTACCGGGTGGGTAAAAGGGTTCGGAGTTCCCTATAAAATCAAACCAGATGCATGGGCATCAGCAGCAGTTGCAGACAGGCATACAAAATAACTCTAGGACTTCAACTAGGGTACCCAGATCAGCTCCAGATTTATTTCAAGTGATCCACTGATTGGTTTATTGGATAGGAACCAGGATGCTTCTTATGTTTAATTTAAGCTACTCTTTACGTGTAAATATTGCAAATAAATTATAAAATATATTTGGATATAAATATGATTAAAGTTCTTGGAAGAATTCCCAATAGGGTTGTTTTGGCGTGTAGCGGTGGGCCGGATTCAATGGCAGCTGCAAGTTTTATACTTAATAGTAGAAGAGACATGTCTATTTTGCATTTTGATCATCACACAGATCATTCAAAAGATGCAAGAGCTCTTGTTGAAAGATTTTGTGAAAATTATAAAATACCTCTTAGAGTTGTTGACATCGAAGGTTCTCCTGAAAAAGGCGAATCTTGTGAAAAGTGGTGGAGGGATAAAAGATACAATGTGTTTCACGAGTATAGTGCTCCAGTAATAACAGCTCATAACCTAGATGATGTTGCAGAGTGGTGGCTATTTACATCTCTTAGGGGAAACCCACGAGTAATGCCGTATAGAAATAAAAATGTATTTAGGCCTTTTCTAATTACAAAAAAACTAGATCTAGAAAACTGGTGTGAAAAAAACAATGTTCCGTTTGTAATAGATCCTACAAACTCAGGTGACAGGTTTGCCAGATCACTAATTAGAAAAAATATTATTCCAGAAGCACTAAGGGTGGCACCGGGATTTTTAAAGACAATGTCCAATAAAGTTAAAAAAGATTACTCGGAGAATCAAAATGAAAATTAAAAAATGTCTATCATTTGATGATATACTTCTCGTTCCAAGAATGTCAGATATTGTGTCACGAAGTGAAATTGACATTAACACTAATATTGGGGGAGGGATATCACTGAATCTACCAGTTATTTCTTCTCCTATGGATACTGTAACAGAATCTGACATGGCTGTTGGAATGGATCAGAACGGCGGCTTGGGAATTATTCACAGATATAACACAGTTGAAAATCAATGTGAAATAGTAAAGACAGCAATTAGTAGAAATGCATATCATGTAGGTGCAGCAATCGGTGTTTCTGGAGACTATATTGAAAGAGCAAGATCGCTTATTAGTGCAGGAGCAACTATTCTTTGCGTTGATATTGCCCATGGTCATCATACTTTAATGAGGCACGCACTCTCTACACTTAGAAATACTTTGGGTCATGATGTACATATTATGGCTGGAAATGTTGCAACAAGAGAGGGGTACGAATCTCTTGCTGATTGGGGTGCTACATCTGTAAGAGTTGGAATTGGCGGTGGGTCAATATGCTCAACTAGAATTCAAACAGGACATGGTGTTCCCACATTTCAATCAATACTTGATTGCTCGGAGTCAAGCTATACTTTTGATGTTCCTATAGTTGCAGATGGCGGGATTAAAAATAGTGGTGATATTGTAAAAGCTCTTGCTGCAGGAGCTTCATCTGTCATGCTTGGATCATTAATCTCTGGGACAGAGGAATCTCCAGGCGTTAAAATTTCTAGAGATGGACTTGTCTATAAGGAGTACAGGGGAATGGCTTCATCTCGTGCACAGATAAACTGGAGAGGAAAAATTGCATCTAGGGAAGGTGTTGCAGCTCTTGTACCATATAAGGGGCCTGTTTGTGAAATTCTAAAGAGCCTTGAGGCAGGAATAAGAAGCGGACTAAGCTATACCGGAAGTAAGAATATTGAACATTTTCAGGCAACATCTGAGATGATTATTCAGACATCGGCAGGAATCGCGGAAAGCAATACACATGTTTTTTCTCGAGGTTTAAAGTTTTGAAAATAACAGATAATTGTGTTAATATTATTATGGAAGAGGTAGAATATTTTGAATAATTTTTTTCTAGAAAAAGGTAGGCATGTCTATCTAAGTGAAGTGGGGCATAGAGGATTTCTCTATCCCGAGTCTTCAGAGACTGTGGTCCTATATTCATCAAATTGTGAAATGCTTCCATGGGTAGGGAGTAATACAAAGAAAGCAATTTTGGTACCGGAGAATTCAGTCTCAGTAGCAGGAAGTCCTAATAAAAAAATTCCTGTCTGGGTGAAAAATGGATAATGGATATGAATCATATCTAGAAAAGTTTCCGTATGAATCTATAAGAGATCAGCAGAAGACTGCGATAGACTTTGCACTGAAAACACTTCTAGCAGAAAATAAAAAGTTTTGCGTTATTGAAGCAGGCACAGGTGTAGGAAAATCAGCAGTAGGACTCACTGTTGCAAGAATTGTAGCAGAAAACTCTTCTTTTAGTGAAAAAACTTCAAAAGGATCATATTTTCTCACAACACAAAAAATACTCCAAGACCAGTACGAAAATGATTTTAACTCTATGGTGTCTCTAAAATCATCAACAAATTACAAGTGTAATTATCACAAGAAAAATACATGCTCTGAAAGCCAGGCGCTTCTAAGAACTGAAGAGAAAGGGACAAGATTTTTTAATTCATGTGCATTTGACTGTGTCTATAAAAAGAAAAAGAAGAAATTTCTTGAATCTCCCGAGAGTGTTACAAATTTTCCATACTTTCTTACAGAGGCTGGCTATAGTGGAAAGATAACCAAGAGACAAGTTCTCATAGTAGACGAAGCCCATAATGTTGAATCAGAACTATCTCGCTTTGTGGAAGTAAGTGTCTCAGCACATTTTGCAAAAACACTTTTAAATCTAAAATTTCCCGAAAAGCCTACACAGTATAGAGTTTTTAAGTGGATAGTAGATGTATATTTACCTGCAGTTACAAGAAAAATATCACACATAGAAAGGATGATTGAACAATTTGGTGGAGAAAAATTTAGAGAAAAGCTCAGCCAGTTTAAAAAAATTACACGACAGCTAGACCTATTAAGCAGTCACCTTTCAAAAATAGAGAATTTTGTAAACATGTATGATTCTGATAACTGGATATTTGATATCTCGAAAACAGACTATAGGGGAAGTCTTAGAGCGACTTTTAAACCTATCGATGTTTCCCCTTACGCAGAAGAGAGTTTATTTTCCCTAGGCGAAAAAGTTGTTATGATGAGTGCTACTATAATGGACAAGAAAACATTCTGTCAAACACTTGGGATAAATGAGGATGATTGCGGATTTATTAGTATACCGTCACCTTTTGATCCCAAGAGCAGACCTGTTATATTCTCCCCTGTTGGCAGTATGAGTGCTAGAAATATTGAGAAGACTCTTCCCAATCTTGCAAAGGCTGTTAAGGAAGTTTTAGATCATCATAAAGGTGAAAAAGGTATTATTCATTGTAAAACTTTTAAGATAGCAAACTACATTAAAAGAAATGTTAAATCAAGTAGATTTATTATACACGACTCTACAAATAGAGATGAGATGTTAGCAAAGCATATATCTTCTAATCGTGATACAATTCTTCTTTCACCCTCTATGACAGAGGGCGTTGATTTAAAAGATGACTCTAGCAGATTTCAAATAATCTGCAAAGTTCCTTTTCCATATCTCGGAGATAAGCTTGTAAAGAAGCGGATGCATAAGTTTCCCGGATGGTATAATTTACAAACAGCAAAAACAATAGTCCAGTCAGCCGGTAGAAGTGTCAGAAATGAAGATGATCATGCAGCCACTTATATTCTCGACTCTGACTTTAGCAGATTTTTACAGAATAATCGAGGGCTATTTTCAAAAGATTTCCTTCAGTGCTTAGTTGGATAAAAGCGTTAAGTTATTTTGTGGTTACAGCTAGCGATAAGTACTTTTTTATTTACTATTCTTCACACACTAGTCTGGTTTAGTACAAATTTACAGTTTGTAAAAGGATTTGACAATAGTAAGTCTCTATTTATTTCATTGTTGCTTTCTATACCGATTACTTTATGCGCATTTTATGCAACAAAGATTGCGTATAGCGCAATGAGTGACTCTCTTTGGTCTGTAAGATTTATAGGATTTGGAATGTCCTATCTTGTATTTCCAATACTAACATGGACTATTCTTGGTGAGTCTATGTTTACGATAAAGACTATTTCGTGCATATGTCTTTCAATTATAATTGTGTGTATACAAGTTTTCTTTTAGTAGAAACGAATAATTATAAAATAGAGAGGGCTTGATGAAAAATCATGTAGTTACCATTAGAGATATTCCCTTGTCTGTTGAGGTTGCAGATACTGAGGAACTAAGGCAGAAAGGTCTTATGAATAGGATGAACCTGGCTCATGATTCAGGCATGCTTTTTATATTTGAAGAACCTAGAGAATTAGGGTTCTGGATGAAAAATACAAGAATACCTCTTTCTATTGCATTTCTATCATCGACAGGAGACATTTTGAACATAGAGGACATGAATCCGTACGATTCTACTACACAAAAATCTATTTCAGATGCCAGATGTGCAATAGAGGTAAACCAGGGGTGGTTTAAGAGAAATGGTATAAACCCAGGAGATACAGTAAGCGGGATTCCCATAGAGGATACAGTTACAATAACAGAAGATAAACTTAGAGAAATAGTACGGAATGTACTTTTAGGATAAATATTATGAAACTAATTTCACTTTTTGCTCTTTTACTATCTGGCTGCGCAGCAACCCTTGACTCAGATGTTGGAGTTGAAGATTCTACGCAAGTAGACAATAGACAATGGCACACATGGGAGGAATGTGGCGCATTGCCCGGAGAGAACCCATGTAATTTTACGCTTCTTGATCAGAATAATAAAGAAGTAGAGCTTTATGATTTCTATGGAAAGGTAATCATACTAGATCTTTCTGCAATGTGGTGTGGCATATGTGTAAACATAGCAGGAACTAGTGAAACTCTTGTAGATGATCTTGGTAGTGATAAAGTTGTATGGATAACCGTTCTAATAGAAGATGAATCTGGTCTCCCGCCTGATCAGAGTGATTTACAAAGATGGGAATCTCAACACGGAGGATCAGGTCCAATACTTGCGGGAGATAGATCACTTGTAGATCCAACAGGAGAAACTGGATACCCAGTAACGGGTTGGCCAACAGTCGTAGTCATAGACCAAAAAATGACAGTATTCAATGGAATAACAGGCTGGAGTGAAGATATGGTTAGGGGATGGGTAACCTCACTGCTATAGTTGTAAAATTGTAAATAATTCTGTATTATTAGTTTGATAAAGAAGAATTTATTATGATAGCTAAAGAAAAAAAATGGTACGTTTATCTTCTTGTCTGTTCAGACATGACTCTTTATTGTGGTATAACTACTGACATAGGAAGACGACTTGTTGAGCATAACCAGTCAAAGAAAGGTGCAAAATATACAAGATCGAGGAGGCCAGTAGAGCTTGTGGGCTATGTTGAAAAGAATAGCAGATCAGAAGCGCTATCATACGAAATAAAGATAAAAAAGCTTAAGAGGAAAGAAAAAATACTAATGTTTATTCAATAGAATAATTACTTATTAGACATGACAGATAGTAAAAACATATTTAAAAAGTGGTTTTCACTTTTAGAATCAGAAGTAATAGACAGGTCAAGCCCTAGGTCACTACGTGTTCTTGATTTTGATCACACGGTTGCTTTTACTGGTGAGCTAGTATACGTTTTAAGCCCAGAAGGTGACGTAGTTGAAACACTTGATTCAGAAGAATATTCTCACCATAGCTTTTCTAGAGACGAAGTACTGGCTGGATTCTCTTACGATTTTAAAGAGTTTGATGACGTAAATCCAAGTAGGGCAAAAGAGAATAGTCATGTAACTACTATTTTGAGAAATTTTATTAATGCAAAACCAGAGAGAATTATTCTTATTCTCACTGCTCGAAATCAAGAGGCAGAAAAAGGAATTAGAAATTATTTAGAAACTATTGGAATAGATCACAGTAATATACATGTTGTAGGTGTTGGTAGTTCATCGCCGCAGAAGAAAGTAGATGAAGTGAAAAATATTTTAGATAAAAATATTTCTATTGATGAGGTAAGTTTTTTTGATGATTCAATGGCAAATACTGAGGAAATGATGAGATTTTTAAGCGGATATGAGAGAGACAATGGAGATACTGTCTTCTTTGATGTTGCAAAAGTCGAAGAAGATGGAAAATTAACTAGAATGCCCGGCTATAGGGTAAGGAGAAAATAAATGCTTAGAGTAGGTGATAGGGTTTTTCCCATAATGAATATGGGAGCAACTGGAACAATTGTAGATGTAAAGCTTGTTGAGTCTGGCGCATGGATGATCGGTGGTGCTTCTTCAAAAATAAGAAAGCTAATTGTCAAACATGACGATAACCAAATTTTAGAATACACTTCAAACGATCTTATGAGGCTAGATGACTAATGAAGAAAGATAATACTATAGATTCAAACACACCAATAGAAGATAGACTTGAAGCTCTTGAGGCTGAGCTAGCAAAATATAGCGAAAAATCTAATACAGGTGCAAACCCGCTAGGCTTTGTAAAAAAAATAGTTAAAAGAGTTTTCTGTAGGCAAAACTTAGAACTGTTCCTTTCAGTTGCAGCAATTGCAATTTCTCTAGCAACTGCATTTTATACATTGGGATCATAAGATATACAATTTAATGATTTATAAAATAAATTGTGATAGTCTTTTCACCTTGTGTATTATGTAACTATAGGAGTAATGAATATGGATATGTTTCAAGAAATTCTTAGTTCTGGATTTGAAATTCCAGTAGATGAAGCATTTCATCCCGAATGTATCTTAAGCGGATCGGGTTTTGGATGGTTCTATAGCGAAACAAAGAGAACAATGGTTAGAGTTATAAGGGGATCTGAATGTCTTATTTTTGACAAAGACCCTACAAATGATTCAAAAGTTATTGTTCAAATTGGAAATGAAGTTCTCTCAATTCCTGAAAGTGAACTTCTTGAAGTTGGGTGGAATTAAACAAGATATTGAAAAAAAATAGTGCTTGCTATAAACCCAGAGATAAAACAAGATATTGAAATTAATTTTATTTTTCTAATTTTGTTTTTTACCTCTTTATCTCTTGCTTCGATAAGGGCGAGAGAAATATCTACATGATACTCTCTAAGGTTTAAAGAGCACTCTTTATCTATAAGCTCTCTCTCTTTTTTCTGCAATAGAAATGGATGTGGAATTATTTTCATTTTTTATATAAGTCTCTATTGTATGTTTTTATTTTTGATCCATATTTTAGATATTTAATATTTGATACCTTTATACGTATATAGCATATAGACACGAGGTTAATATGAAAAACGCTGTACTTATAGGAATGATAGGAATATTGCTTGGATCACCGTTAGATTCTCATGCAGATCCTCCAGAAATAGAAGAAGTTCATGCAGGACCAGAGAGAAGCTTTGAATCAATAATGAGATCTGTAGTGGAAGTTAGAAGCTTTTACGGATATGGAACAGGAACAGTTTTTGAAAAATCTGGTAAAACATATGTTCTTACTGCTGCACACGTAGTAACAGGTGTTGACAATGAGCCGATTGCAGTTTTTGTAGTCCACGGTGAAGAGCAAAAGCCGGCAACAATAGCGTATATTGATTCAGGTTCAGATATTGCCATTTTAGCAATCGATGAAATGGAGACACGAGATCCGTATAGACTAAAATTTAGAAGATCTGAAATTGGAGTAGGTGATAGGGCTGGATACTGTGGGTTTCCTAATAGAAGAGATCTTGCTTGCTTTTCTGGCGGAATTTCACATACTTCTGACGGAGTAATAAATTTACACTCTTACGCATTCGGAGGTGCATCAGGCTCTCTTGTCGTAGACTCAAGAGGTAAAGCAATTGGAATACTTAGTGCAATTGAAGTAGCGAGGTTCTATGGTATGCCTACACCCCTTGAAAGCATAGTATGGATAAGACCATTATCTAGGGATATTCTTGAAAACCTATAGGATTGTAAACTACAGCATTGCTAAGTTATAATTTAATGAGGTAAAACATGTACTTACAAAAAGATTCAGTCACCCCTACACTAGCTAGATTAGTAAATTTTGAAAATAAGCTTGAGAGTCTCTTCTGTGATTTTAATTTAGATCTTAGAGAGAATACTGGCAGGAGAAATATGCTACTATCTCAGGCACAAGAGGTATTTTTTGCAGAAGCTATTTCTTCAAATGGGTACAATGTATCATGTTCAGGAAAGACTGGTGAACCAGATATTGTTATAGAATGTATTGGAAAGGAGCTTGAGTGCAAGCTAACATCTAGCGGAAATAGATCGTGGCCGTTACAATGTGATTATACTACAATATCAAAAAAAGGAAGCCTTGATTTTTTATATGTGCTTTCAAATAAAGATTTTTCAGAGTTCGCTGTTTTACTATTTGAAAATCTTACAGCAAAAGATTTTCACTTACCAGCACCCGGATCACGTCAGAAATCTAGAATGAACAAGGCGAACGCTATGAAAAAGTGCATAGTTCTTCATGGAGATGTTAATAATAAAAGCCAGCGACATATTTCAAAATATATCGATGATCTTTCTGAAGAAACAATGGGAAATAAGTCGAGAATTTCCGAACTTACAAGAAGGCTTGAAAATACTAAATCAGAAAAAAAGAGATTATCAATATTAAAAATGATAAAAAATGAAAAATTTAGATTTGAAAAGAAGAAAAGCAAGCTTTGTGAAAAAATTAAATACTGGACAGATTCAGGACCTCATTTTGAAATTTCGCTGGATGCAATTGCGTGAAAGAAAAGGAAACAAGGAAAATTTGCAGGATTTTTGATGATATTATGACACTAACTGGAAGTCTTGCATTAAGTGTCTATATAGTTTACTATAGTATCTTTAGATACAAAGGTAATTCCGCTACAGACAGGAAAGAATACCGTAAGTAATATCTATAGAGCTTCCATCTGCTGGCGATGTTGTAAATATAACTGTGTTAGATGATTGCTCATATGTCCAATCTGATGAAATAACACCGTCAACAGTAACTGCTATCGTATCTTCAATTGGAATGTCTGATAAAGCAAATGCCATCTGTGCAAGAGATTCTCTTGCTAGCGTATCCATTGTTGTACTCCAGTCAGATGCACATATTGACATAAATGTTCCACCCAGATCACTCACTACATCGTAGTATCCATCACCAAATTGTGCGCCGCCGTTTGTGCTACACCCGGAAGGGTAATCTCCCGAGATTGCGTGTGCAACAATTAAATCTGATGAGCTCTTTAGCGAAAGCAGAGATGAAGAATAGTCTGACGGAACCATCGTGCTTCTGTAAGTAGACCAGTCGGGTTCGTCGGAAACATATACAACAACTAGCCTAGAATGCGATCTAAAGAATCCTGTTGAAGACCCAGAAGAAGCATCACCAGTAGTAGTAGATTCATATGCATGCCATAAACCAGCTTCCATTGCGCTACCTCGTGTCCCTATAGAGTCAACTTGAATATTAAATTCTCCAACGGGATCAGCTGTTGCATTTGTAATAACGTCTCCGACAAAATCGGCACTGTCTGTTGTTATAAGTGCAACCTGGTATGAAACACCAGCAGCATTGAAAGCATTCATAAAAGCATCAAAGTTATTCTGTAAGTTGGTTTGATTTCCACCCATGGACCCAGAGTTGTCTATAACAAAAAGAATATCAACATCTACTGTTCCATCTTGTGTAAATGAATCTAAGATCCAAGCTTCTATGTCTCCCAAACCATCTTGATCTGCGTAGGCAAGTGGTGTTGCAGGATCGTTAGAGACTATCTCTAGGTACCCAGCATCATCATGAGTATCTAAAGGTAGGTAATCTATATTAAGATCTATAGTGTCTCCAGGAGCTACCGTGATAGGCAGAACACCCCATCCTGGCTCATAGTCTTGCATAGAGAAGTCTACAGGAAGACTAGCGAAAAACTCTATATCAGAAATTATAAGATTTGAATTTCCAATATTCCCGACTTCTACTGAGAGTGTATCATCACAACCCAGGTAAACATTTCCAAAATCATGATAGTCAGGTGTTATTGTAATTACCGGTGCATCACCAGATCCATCAAGTAAAACATTGACAATTGGCTCGTCATCATCATTAGAGACGATACTGATTGTATCATAATTAGTTTCATATGTTCCAGGAGCATAAGTGACAATAAGCTCAACTGAGCTTAAAGAATCTACAATCCCAAGCGGTATCGCTGTAAGGGAAAAGTTTGAATCTCCTGCATGTAGATAGATGTTAGAAATGTTAAGATCACCATTTCCTATATTTTTAATGTTGACAATAACATCTTGAGATTCTGATCCAGCACTAAGAGCACCGTAGTCATGATATGTAGGATCGACTTCTATTTCAGGAACAGTTATGCCCGGGTCTGATTCTTCTACATGTTTAGCAACTCCATAGTCACTTGTGCATCCAGATAGAAAAAATAGGAAAGTAAAGACTCCGACTTTAGATTTCATAAACATTATAACCAACCTCGACAACTGAGCTGTAGTTGGGGACAAAACCGAGCTGAACTGTATTTGTCTCTTCTACGTAAGTCCAATCATGTATTGCAACCTGGTCTACATATACGATAATTGACTCAAGAATAGGATCTTTCTCGCTTAGAATGATATAATCTCTTAACTGTGTAAGGTAAGATGAACTCGACAGCCAGACAGACCAGTCTTCTTCGCATATATCAATTGGATCTTTTCCGTACAGAATTGCTAATTCTTCATACTTGTATCCAATATCATATGTATAGCCACATTCGCTATCTTCGAGCTGCGTTATTGTAACTACGTCATGACTGACATCTTTAAACTCATCATTTAGCCAATCGTAGAATAGATCAGCTGAGATAGCACTTTGCTCATCTTCGTCAGAAATTAAGAATAATAGAAAATCCGCCTCTGGACGCCTGAAGGTTAATCCTTCCTCTGAGTCCAAAAAAGTGTATGTGGCTCCGAACCCCTCCTCTAAATAAGTGCTAGGAAGAAGACTGGGTGCCATTAGCATATCTATGGCTGTAGATGATGAATCATAGGGCCCAGTGTAAGATAGCTCGCTAGGGTCCATTGTTATATATCCAAACTTATAGTCAAGCGTGAGAGATTCAATATCAATTCTTAGTATGTCCATTCCGTCTGCAACATCTTCATAGTTATCTGACATCGATCCAGAGGTGTCTAATACAACCAAGACATCTAATTCTTTTAGCTGCTCTGATTGAACATATGAATCAATAACAACTCTCACCTCTTTAGTGTCTGTCACCTGATAGTCAGGTGTACATCCACAAAAAAATAACAAAACCAGGAGTGATACAAGCTTTTTCATAATTTGTCCTATAGAATTACGTATCACGAACTTCAATTCACTAAAAAAATATTTTACATTTAATTTGTGCTGTACCCTTGTATCACTATAATTAAAGAGCGCTATGGTAAGTGTAAGGGCAAAGGTTTCGATAGGAGATCTTGCAAGACATAAATGTGGAATTAACAAAGAAACAGCAGGCATTTCTGAAAGGATCGGACTAGTCATAGCAATAAATCCCGTTTTAGGATCGGGATTTCAGTCAGCAGAAATTATGTGGTGTACTAACGGAAATATTGAAACTGTTATGCTTAACTACCTAAGACCTATAAATAAACTTTAAAAGTTACGTGTAAACAACCATGGCTTTTATTATAATAAAGGTGTAATGGAAAACAAGCTAATTACATATAGGCCTATAGCTCAATCAGGTTAGAGCATCGCTCTCATAAAGCGAGGGTTCTCGGTTCGAGTCCGAGTAGGCCTACCATTTTTGATATTTTATAATTTAAAAAGACCCCCGGGCACAGTGCCTAGAAACTCGAAAGGAGAGAAAATGAAAATAAAAACAAATGAAAATAAGATCGCCGATCATCACTATACATCAGCAGATGCTGGTGTGATGATTAGTGGTACTTTGAGTAATATTCCGTATGAATCCTATGTGACGATGGCAACAGATGCCGGCGTCAAGATTATTAAAGAGACAGTTTATACTATGAATAGAATCAAACTCCATGATCGACTGAACAAGGTTGCTTCAGGTACTATTACAGTAGAGGAGTTTATGAATGTTGTCCAGGGTGAAGTTCTGAGAACAGCAACGGGAATGTAAAGAAAATTTTGTAAACCTATCCTAGCAGAGGATATAATAGATTCATCGGATCCTAGCTCAATCGGTTAGAGCAGCGGTCTCATAAACCGCCGGTTCTGGGTTCAAGTCCCAGGGATCCGACCACTGCTTAGGGTCAATAGCTCAATTGGTAGAGCACCGGCCTTTTAAGCCGTAGGTTCTGGGTTCAAGTCCCAGTTGACCCACCATCACAAGAGAGAGAAATGATAAAA